AAAAAAAAAAAAACAACAGGACAAAACCGCAAGCATCAACCACGGAACAAACAACAAAAGACACTCGAACACGCCAGCAAGCCACCTGCGCCTAGAGCGCGAAGGCCGGCGCCCCCCAGCTGGACGACAGACTCAGTATGTAGATTACAGATACTCAAAAGAAGAAGGTAAACAGATGGTTTATATAACCGGAGATACACACAAACCTATATAAAAACGTCATTTCAATTTGTCAAGAGGCGTAAATACGGCAAACGGTATGTTAAGGTTCTGAATATGCTGATGGGTATGTCTCGTGAGCATAGTCTTGCCATATATAAAACTTAATGAAAAGGGTGGTGCAAATGGTTCAGAGGGCCCCTCCTCAATAACACGTTTTGGTGGCAAAAGTTTCCACCAACTTTTACAGAAATGTCGGATTAAAGGAGATAAGAAATGTCTGAAATTCTTAATAAGGTTATGCCCTTAATGGGAAGACTGTTCGAGATGGGTTTGGTTTTTCCCCTGTTTTTAAATAGAAACAGTGCGTTAAGACGATGATTACCGTCTTAACAGGTAGTGTTGCAGTATTTCTATTGTACATATAAAACACTAATTTCATAAATGTTTTATGCTGAAATAGCTCAATTGGTAGAGTGACACATTCGTACTGTGTAGACATTGGTTCAAATCCAGTTTTCAGCTCCAGACTTCCCAAATTTATGTGTAAATCAAGCGTATCCATCAATTAAAGCTCTTTGTTTTCTCTATTGTCTGACAGTGCTTCTCTTTACTTCTTTTTCCATTGCAGTAACCTTTCTTAAGATATAAAACCTGATTTGGATACACCGTGACAGCCGGTCTAATACGCGGATATAGCTCAATTGGTTAGAGTATCGGCCTTCCAAGCCGAGGGTTACGGGTTCGAGTCCCGCTATCCGCTCCATGCGTATGCTTCCACGCTCTTGAAATGATATATAGCCATTAAAGACATAGGCGTAGAGAAAGGGGCTTCTGTTGCAGGTGGTGCAACACGGCAACGGCGAAAAATTATAGTTGGCTGGCTTCGGCCGATTGATTAAACGGATGCGACTGATTGCACCAGCGCAGAGCTGAAAAGTTCCGTGACACCCTCAGATCTTGACTGGTCGTCTTCTGGCGAGGCTGAATAAAGCGTGGATGTGGTGTGGTACTGGCAGTGATACGTCACTCGGCCAGTGTGTAACCGAAGAGAGATCATCAAGATCGAGGGCGTTGTAAAAAGCAAGTCTAATCGGATTTTATATAAGGGGAAACTGACCCAGATACTATAGGTATTTTGTTCAGATGAAATAAGGGATATGGAGGAATATAACGTGGAAAACAACACAACAAACAAATGTGAACACGATTATTTTCTTGCAAGCAAAAGCGATGAATTATGTAGATCGCTTGATCACTATTGTGAATGGGAGTATTACAAAATCGGAACACTGATTTGTAGAAAGTGCGGAGAAACAAAGCAAATTACGTTGGATGTGTACACACTGAGACGTTAAGTGCTAGTGCTGTGTAGTGCGATAAATGGAAATTTTGTGAGGTGATAGCTATGAAAATGTGGATTGATGATGTCCGCTCAAAGCCCGAAGGATATGATTATTGGTGTAAAAGTGTTAATGAAGCAAAATATAAAATTACCTCAATTGAAAAAGTTCGTATTTTCGGCAGTCTCACATTAATTGATATTGATCACGATGCAGGCGATTATGCAAATGATGGTGGCGACTATGCTAAACTCCTTGATTGGTTCGAAGAGACTGGTCGTAACTATCCTATCAGAATCCATTCTATGAATCCTGTAGGCGTGGAAAAGATGCGCAGGATTATTCAGAGAAATGGTTGGACAGAAATAAGATGAAATGACGATTTCATAGGAGGGAAATATTATGACTAACGAACAGAAGAGATGGGAAGCGTTGCCTAATATTGATAATGAAACCGTATTGACTTGGCTTGACCAACTTCTTGAAAGCAAAAACAAAATGTTTGTCGAAGAACTTACTGTTGAAGAAATCAAGGCAGAAATCGAAGAAACAAAGGGTTCGATTGATAATTTCAGAGCATGGGGAGATAGACATGCAATTATCGATTGCGAAGAATATATTGAGGTACTTCAGGAAATGTTGGAGAAATTGAAATGAAGTAGTATATCATTAAAATTACTGATAGATGAGCTAAAAAAGCAATCTTGTTACAAATGTTAAGGAGAGTAACTATGGGAATTATTTTGATAGTTTCTGGAGTATTTTGGGTTATTTCAGCACTTACGCTTAACACAAAGAATGTTGGGTCGGCAATCTTTTTTAAGGTTATCCCGTTCTTCACCGGACTTGCAAACATCGTATGTGCAATGGATCTGTTTGGTTGGGTGAATATTTTTTAATCTCGTATAGGTGAATGTATATGACAGTGCGTGAGTTCATGGCAATGTGGGTTGATAATGATGTAAGCATGAAGATATATCAAAGACCTATTAAAAAGATAGATAAATGCGATGGTCTTGTACATCGTCAAACAGGAAGCGTCGATGTGCTAATCAACAGCAATCAGAACTATCTGGATTTTGAAATCGAGTATTTAATGGATGACGATGGTTTGATTATCGTTGTTTGTAAAGCAAACGAAGAACAAGAACAAAGAACGATAGAAGCCTATAAGAGTTGACCGCAATAAAAGAGTGATTTGGTGATGTATTATGACACGACTAGATAGAATCATCGAAGTATTTAGACAATACGATAAAATGGTTGATGAAATTATATGGTGTAAAGAACAAGATCGTGAATTAACAAAGTTGCGCGACAAAACAAACGTGCTTATTGATGAATTAAAAAAGCATGGATGCAGAAGAGAAAAATGACCACATAAAAGTGAATTTATACGGTGACAAACATATGACAGACAGAGAAAAATTATTGAGGCTTCTTAATGAGTGTCGAATAGAATCAATTGAAGAAATCCTAAATTGTTTCTTGGTGCTATATGGCGACGATATCGATATTAGAGACATATATGGATTAGTGAAAATAGTAGGCAGTCACCTTGAGGATAAAGTAGACAAGTTGGGACGAGCACGATTTGTGGCCAATGAAAGGGCAGGATATATTAAGAAATATCTTGAAGGTAAGATGTGGCCTAACGAAGAACTGGCAAAACAATATTTACAGCCACAGATTGATAATGCACAAGCCATTATTGACGCCTGCAATTGAGGTGGGTTGTATGATTGATTTATATACCGCATTGAAACTATGCAAAAATGAAACATATATTATGCTGTTCGGCGACGAATACACACATGAACAGATTGTCAAAAAATTTGACTTGCGGAAAATCAAAGTAAGAAAGATATATTTTGATAGATGGCATGGAGTGATGAGGTTTGAAACAGAGTAATAAGAACCGTCCGTTGGAGGTGAGATGTATGTTTCATAATGTTGTAATCGGAGAACCAATGGTTAGAGCAAGTTGTTTACTTGCAATCGATGAGGACGACTGGGAAAACAACGAAAAACAAAACACTCTTTTTACAAAGACGAGATTTCTTCCAGCAATTATGAAGGAAGCAGGTATCGTGCAGTCAACCGGCGAAGTCAAACGGAACAAGCCAGAATTCTGCGTAATGCTCAATAAGCCGGATTTCATCAGACTTAAATGGGGGAAGAAGTTTCTGTTCATTGTCGTTGGAGAATAGAGAAACCCTAAAGTGAGGAGAAGCAATCAATGAGTTATTGGACACATATCGTTGGCGTGATGCACATCGATACATACGAAGAAGTTGATGACATTAAGGCGTATGTTGAAGAAAAGCTTAAAGATGCGCCTAAGATTACAGGGTCTGAGAATGACGCTGCGGTTTTCGTCAATCCTGAACCGGATCATAATATCTTTATTAGCATGGACTGCAATCGGTGCGAGTATAATGATACAATTCAGGTTCTTGATGATGGTTTTTGTTGCGGATCTCCGAATGGGTATATCTGCCCAAGTGGTCGTTACCAGTCAAGAGCTATTATCACAGTTTGTGGAGATCTCAGAGATAGAATGAGGGCGCAAACCAAGAGAGAGTGGAACGCATTTCACAGATATGTTGCAAAGCAATTGGATTTTGGTATAAGAATTGCTACATGCAAGATTGATGGATGGTAATCTGAAGTATATTGGGGTGTAGCCAAGTGGTAAGGCAACGGACTTTGACTCCGTTATGCGTAGGTTCGAATCCTGCCACCCCAGCCAAAAAAGGAGAAGTATGTTTTGGATTAGTGCAGATAAAGCAATCCCTGCCTTTAACAAGCAAATTGTAAAAGTGAAGGTTGCAGATGTAAGCAAGAACTATATTACTTACGCATACTACAATCATGGACTCCAAGAATGGTGGTCACATGATGGGCATTGTTTAAATGACAATGTGTATGCGTGGAAACATGTGAAAAGACATATAAATGCATGGTAAGGGAGATAACATGAAGAATATTTTGAATAGAGCTGCGTTGTTGTTTTGTTGTATCGCAGTATTGACGGCAGTGTGTGTTGCCGTCTTTTTTATGGAAGACACAAAGGCATCCGGTACTTTTGACGCTATGACATACGAAAGTGAAATGTCAACTGAAGCCCCAATGGGATGTGCTCGTTTTACCGACGAAGAAATTGATTTTCTTCGCGAAATTATAAATCGTGAAGCGGGGGCACAAGATGAGTATGAAGTCGATGTTCCCCCAGTTCAAAATAATATTGAGGCAAATTGCACAGAGCTCGCGGTAAGCGATGACAACAGCTCTGGCTCAAAAGAATTTAACGACTGTGTCGATGAACAGCCTGCAGAGATTTTGTATTCGGCAGAAGATCTAAATATACTTGCTCTTGTTATTTATACAGAGGCCGGTGGAGATATTTATTTGGACGAGACCAGAATGATGGTTGGAAATGTATTTTTAAACCGAGTTGTAAGTAATGGATTTCCAAATACTTTCTATGAAGTTGCAACAGCATATGGGCAATATAGCACCTTGTATTGGACTGGTATCGTGTGGCCGGAAAGGTCTACATATGAATGTGAAAAAGCAGCTGTTGAGAGAGCCTTTAATTGCGCAAAAAGACTGCTTGATGGTGAACGCATCTTTGAGACAAACGACGTTGTATGGCAGGCTGAGTTTCCACAAGGAACAGAAACGGTTAAAATTCAAGATGGAATCTTCTTTTGTAGATAAAAATGCTGGCGTAACTCAGTTGGTAGAGTCCCGGTTTTGTACTCCGGTTGTCGCGGGTTCGACTCCTGTCGCCAGCTCCACCGTTATTATATAACGGCTCATTATCCTTTCTAACCTGCTCTGATAAGCGTTGTTGGGTGGTTCCCAACTGATGTGTGGGTGTGATCGGAACCACACAAAGAATGACAATGCCCATTTAGATGGGAACCGATCAATTCGTGACATTGGTGTTTAATGGTTAGCACATTGGCTTCCCAAGCCAAGAGTGCCGGTTCGAATCCGGTATGTCACTCCACCACTGCCTGAATGCATCTTCTGGCAGTAAAAACCTCCCTTAAAGGCACCGGGTTTATGACGAGATGCAACAACGTCATAATCGAGAAACCGCAAGATAAGAACCGACTTATGCAGTACGCCCTGCACACAGAAATGTGGCGGAAGTGAGGGAGACATCCGGGTTTAGCGAAGTTTGGTATCGCGCTTGGTTTGGGACCAAGAGGCCGTGGGTTCGAATCCCGCAACCCGGACCAAAATTCTTAACACTACGTATCAATAGAAAGGGGAACAAATAGTGACAAGACAGGAATTTATTGATAATGTCAGATCTTTTTATGATCTAATTAGTTTTTGCAACGAAGAAGATCTTGATGTTTGTTGCGACATTCTTGACGAAGAGGATGCTAATCAAGAAATCATGGCGAGGCTTAGAGATTTTGACACATGGCTAGATGTTCGCAGATTTATTGACGAAATTCCAGATTGTGACTACTATCGAGAAGACGACTGGGGAGATTTTGAAGCGGCAGAAGATTATTTCGAGGACTACAAAGAAGAAGCCCTTCGAATTATGGATGAGGATGATCGTTGGGACGAAGACGAAGAAGTTTACTTCATCGAAGAAGATGTGGAGCAAAAGCAAACAGTCACGACGGTCGGAGATTATTTTGACCCGGATGATGAAGAAGATGAAATATCCACAGATGCACTTTTTGAAGTGCTAAGCAAAGCGGGATAAAAAAATAAAAATTGTTTGCAACGGATTACCCTTATCTCAGAAGCAATACATAAAGGGTGCTTCGTATTGTAAATCGAAGTTTTGAGCATACGATATAATTTCAAGGCGAGTGAAGCGCCTAAGCGACCCAGGTCTCGAATCTACGATCTCAAAGAGATCGCAAATTCAAGACCTTAGTCGCCCAAGCACTCCACTTGCAGGTTGCAAACCATATAGGAATTTATAATGTATATAGGTCTGCTCATCTACAATATACATAACGGCAGCCACTTCATATTGTAAATTGAAGTAAAGTTTTGAACGTTTTCACACAAGCTCTTCAGCTCCGATCCTAAAGGATCTTCGCGATCAGCTTGTGTGTTCCATCAGCATAATCTTCTCTTACATGAAAGGAAAGAGAAGATAATGGATTATAGATTCTATGTCATAATAACAACAGGAGGAATAAAAATGTATTTAAAAGAAGCGTTTCGTTATCAGAATTTTCTGAACGGTATGATTGACAAGACTCTTGGTTATCTGTCTTTAAACCGCTTCACGACTATGACGGTACAGCATCATTTACGCAGCAAAGTTAACCCGGAAGCAGAAGATGAAACCATTGACCTGTCCTCAGAACGTGAAATCGAGTATACCGCCGATCAGATGATTGCATTCTTGGAATACATCCTGTGCAGAAAGCAGGTACTGACAGAAGCCATCAGCAAAGCAAAGAAAGACTGTGAAATCGATATCGATGCAGAAATTGCGAACAATCGTGTACGTCAACGTGTTTCGGCTACTCTGTCCAGAATTGGGAACATAAGACCAAGCGAACGAATTTCACGTGGCTATGCATACAAATTTAACGCAGAGGGCAATCAAGTCCAGTACACATATGACGTGAAAGAAGTTACAACCATTGACTTCAATCGCAATGCTGTCAAGCGCCTCAGTAAGAGTTTGATCGGTCTTGCTGACGACACATCGACAGCCATCGACAAAGCAATGGTTGAGTTGATGGTGGAATACGAACCCGAATTCAGCGTCAACGATTCCTTTAACGATGTTATGGAACTGTTTTTGGCACACGCAGAGACAAACGACAAGTAAAAAACGAGACAGCTTTTTAGTTGTCTCGTTCAGGACTAAAGTAGAGTTTTATTTGTGGTCGCTTCAGACGCAGATGAAGTATGATGCTGCGAGGCCGAGTTGCCAGAAACTCATCTTTTTACAAATAGTAATGCATTGCCCAAGCATAATCAAATGGGCGCTCTTGCTTTTTCAAAAAAATAGTTATTCGACACACAAACTGTTTGCTACTCACAATGCCACAACTGCTTAATTTGTTAATTCGTTATGACCTAGGTATATCCTCGGTCTTGCCAATAAAAGCGCAGCACAAGCAACGTTTCATCAACCGTCTATTAATAGAAAAGAATTCTTGAAGATTTAGGATCTTCAATATCCTTTCTGCTCAAGGTATTTTTGAGTAGTAGCAATTGATAGTCTGATTTAGGTCGGACCAAACTATGTGGATTTCCACATTAAAATTGACTTCAAAGAAAATGAAGCTTTAGTTCTGAACAAGGCAACTAAATAACAATCGAATGTAGCAACAAGACCCAAACATCTCTTGAATTTTTTATCAGGCGAGTTTGGGTCTTTTTTATTTCCGGAAATGTCGTGGAGGTAATATGAAGAAATATAAAGAAATGTTTCAGCCCATTGGTGTTTTTGAAATAAAATCTAGACTTCGAGTAAGTGACCCGTGTTACGACCCAAATGTATGGTGCTCTGGTACGCTATTTGCTAAAAAAGGAAATTGGATCGCCGCAGCAATGAAATTTGACAATCGCAGAACAAATGGGTGGGGAGATCGCATTGCGATACTTGCAGCAAAACATGAAAGTTGCCCTATTCCCATTGATGCAACAACTATAAACAACACCGCCGCCAACTTAAAAGCGGGCGACTGGTACGAAACGGGATTTGAAGTTGGTGTAGACAGCGGCCAAGCAGGATTTTACGACAACGATGCGTTTATTGCCAGAGACGGTGGGAGAAACAGGGATTGGTACAACGAAGTGTGCGATATGACAATTCTTAATAACATGGGTGTCTTAGAAGATTGTGTTGTTGTTAGTTCTGGATACGGAGATGGTGGATATCCGTGTTATTATCATGCAGATAAAAAAGGACAAGCAGATTACGTCTATGTAATTTTTATCGATCCTGATGATTGAGGAGGTGTAAAAATGGGTCTTGATATGAATATCCTGAGAATCAAAAAGCCGCACTTGGATGCTTACAGAATTTATAGTCGAGACGATCTTGACTGCATAATTCTGGAAGAAGATTGTTTAAAACAGCCGAAGTATCAAGAACTTACTCCATATTTGCAGCGAGTTCGTGTTCGGAGTTCGTATGTAGATATGGAAAGAATTAGAAAAGATTACGGTTTGTCTGAAAAATCCTATCTCGGACATATGAATGCAGATGTTGTTGGGATAAGAGATATTGATAGATCTGTTGAAATCTCGGCTAAAACAATTGAAGAAAAATACTCCTTCAATAGAGTGGAGGATTGCTACGTTTGCAATGCCGAAGAAGTTCGGTATTGGCGTAAGGCATATGATGTTCAAGACTGGTTTTATGAAAACATTGAGTCTGAAGTGGAAAATACCGGATATTATCTTTTGTCAAAAGATTTGCTTGAAGAGTTTAACGAGGCGTGGCCGGAAGACAGTGTTTTAGTCGAAGATCCTGATGAAGAGTCTGCCCTTTATTATTGGGAGTGGTATTAATAATGATTAGACTTACACTAACTGATGAACAAGCAAAGATTGTTTCTATTGCAACCGAGTTTTATTCTCGTGTTAGAATTGGGCAGTTTGATGAAATTATTTGGCATACTCTTGATCTATCAATCAACACAGAAGAATTCTGTCAACGTAGAGATAAGGCAGAGCGCCTACTCTTCGCTGCAAGAAAGCAACTGTACCCAGAACTGAATGGTATCGGACATTCTTTTGGTATGGGGAAATTTAAAGATGCAGATATGAGCTTTGATGTTTATCAAGTAATCCGACACGCAATGGGAGATGATAGAACTCCCTTTAGTTATTATGAATTGCCAAAGTGTGAAGTAGTGAGAGGTGCGGATGAATAATCTGGAAGCAGCTAATGTTCTCGTAGCTATGAAGTCCGACATGGTTGATGCAACTTGCAATATGACTAATAGAAATCCGATGCAAGGGGTGTTGACACAGAGAGTTGAAGCGATAAATGTTGCTATTTCTGAGTTGGATAAACATAGAAATGTCAAAAAAATTGATTTCTGCAGATGTCCATGGTGCGAAAGCGACGCTAAAGTTCATACATTTATATCTAAAATTGTTGAGCTCCCCACCCCAAAGAGACTCTTTGGAAAATGGTCACTGCTAAAAATGCGATATAAAGACATTCCGATACAATACTGCGTCGAATGTTCTGCGTTTTGCGAAGGATTTGCAAAATTCTCAGATGTCTGTTGTGGGAACACAATAGAAGAAGCAACGATTGCTTGGAATGAGATGGTAAATAGGATTGGATGGGAGATCAAAATGGATAACTAAAAATCGCATGGGTCTATAGCACAATCGGTTAGTGCATCCGGCTCATAACCGGACGGTTCTGGGTTCGAGTCCCAGTGGACCCACCAATATGCCCCTGTAGCTCAACGGTAGAGCAGCGGGTTTATACCCCGTAGCGCCAGATAAGCGGCAGGTTTAGGGTTCGAATCCCTACAGGGGCACCAGACTTTTGGAGGTAATTATTATGAAGAGTTATGAAGAACCTGTAGTAAAAGCTGGTTGTAAATACACTTTCGAAATACCTGGTGTTGGCAGTTGCTGCAATGCATACAGCGAAAGTAAGCACCCAAGAGGATATCATTGGGCTCATTACCCTAATTGTTGTAACAAAGATTGTCCTCTGGTACATCCGGAACTGCTTGAAGGTGCAATCCTGGAGGAGAAGTGATATGTGGACCGAAAGCTGTGCAGTGCTTAATCCATATGAAGCAATGAGAGGAAGAGAAACATGTATCAAATCAACTTGGTTTATGGGTATCAAGAGGGTGAGTGCGGCATTTATCATGCTTTTGAGGCGTTTGACCCGAATGAGAAAATAGACTTTGAAAAGGTATCTGAACATATAGCAGAAACGCTTGACACAACAACCGACGATGTCAACTATAACTGCAACATGATGTATATAAATGTTCCGGAAGAAACAGTAGACAGGATCATAAAAGACTATATTGCTAACAGAGGAGTCGAAACATGAATATTGAGTTCAAAATTAAAGGCGTGACGTTAGATGCAAGCGACCTCTGTATCATTAATCAATACTACGAAGCGGCTTGTACAGCGGAGTATTTGCTTGACAACTATGAGCAGGTAGCAAATGAACAGAAAGCTCTTGATCTTGGGTACCAAGTGAGACGCGAAATGGACAAGTACGGATATTTAGAAGAAGATGCTATTGATATAGTGTTGCGGAGGAATTTTAATGTTTGACGAAGCCTGTAACGAACTAAGAGACATCATTCGCTATGCAGTCATGAAAAGCGACAAGTTTGTCGGAGAATGCGTTGGCATTAGCTGCACAGACGAGGGTCTTGCTATCACTATTGGTGATAAGCTGTATGGTGTCACTATTTTTTCTGTATAAAACTGTAGTTTGATAAATAAAAAAGGCGGATTTATAAATGAATGTAAGTGATCAGCTTATCAGTGTGTTAAATACACTGTGTGAAAAGTTTGGTATTGTGATTGATTGGTCACAGAAAAACATTCTGCCGTATGCACAAGAATTGGCAGAAAAGTGTATCAGGTTTGAAATTATAACAAGCATTGCTACATGTGTAATGTTGTATATTGCCGTAGCAATTTCTTGGATGTTGGCAGCACATTTTCACAAAATAGTTAAAGCAACCGATTATGGATATAATCCAGATTATTTTTTGCCATGGATGGCAGTAATCTTCTGGATTTTACTTGCGGGATTTTCGATTGCTGCCGTTATAGTAACGGCTTTTCAAACAATGGATGTAATTACGTGCTTTGTCCTGCCAGAAAAACAAATTGTGGAGCTTGTCTCAAGCTTGACAACAACTTAGACCATAGAATTGGAGGACATTCATGCAAAAACAAAATACAATTGGAGAATTTGCAGGTAAATATTATTTCCTGAGCAACTTTTATCCTGCACCGGTAACATGTTTTGGACATACATTTCAGAACAACGAAGCTGCCTTTCAAGCTGCAAAGTGCCCTGCACGTATGCAGGAGTTTTGTGGACTAAACCCGTCGGAGGCCAAACGCCTTGGTAGGCGCGTTTATCTCCGTACTGACTGGGAAGACATCAAGGATGATGTTATGTACGAAGTTTGTAAAGCAAAATTCTCCCAGAATTCTAGTCTTGCGGTTCTCCTGTTAATGACCGGTAACGCGGAACTCATTGAGGGAAATACGTGGGGAGATCGAGTTTGGGGGATGTGTGACGGAGTGGGAGAGAATCGGCTCGGCAAGATCCTGATGAAGATCAGGGATGAGTTTAACATTGAACACACACAGACAAAGGAAGTGGGTGTTGACAGTGGTTGCCCGGTGTAAAATGAATGGAAAAGAAACGCGGTTGCCCTGCTCTGCAGTTGCCCGCCCTTTGTTTGGAGATTGTCTAGTTGAGTATGAAAAGCATTATAACGCCAATGCAAAACAAACCAAGGCAGATTGTATCAGGGTGATGCCAGATGAAAAGATGGCAAAATACCTTGTTGAAATAGGGTGGGATTGTCACTTGTGTTCTGAGCATAGACGACTTGACAACGAGCCGTTGTTTCGAGAAGAAAAGTGCGACGAGCAATGTGAGAAGCATTGTCTTGAATGGCTCAAGAGTACAGTCTAAGAGGTGTATATATGGAAGAATGTGTAAACTGCGGAGCTCCTACACACACCATACTTTCAGGTGTTGGACCGCTGTGTAAGGAATGCCGACAGAAACGAAAAGAAGACGAAGTAATTGCCAAGTCGAAGACGCTCCAGAAATGCTCAGATTTTAAGTCGTGGGATAGCGGCGATATGTCAGAGCTGTTCTGGCTGCATCTTGGTAGATACATAAAAGAGCCAAATCAAGAAAGCTTGCGATATATGAGCATGGCACTGGCCTGGGCTTGTCATGATAATCATGGGATTTCAAATTCATTTTATCATGCGTTGAAATGGGCTGGCATTGATTTGTGGTCCGAAGAACGAAAATGGGCAAAAGACTGAGGAGGGTATGACACTTGAGTAGGAAGAGGTTTGTGAAAAAGATGATGGCATTAGGACAATCTCGCAATATGGCAAACAAACAGGCTAACATCATCAAACTTACCGGCAGTTATGATGGTGCTTATAAACTCTGCTCTAATATTCTTCTTAGCGCATTAGAACGGATGAAAGGCTGATTTGGTATGGACACAAGACGAACTGTCGTTACATATTGGGAAGATAGTATAAGTTGCGTCGATACAATTGAAATTGAGTCTTCTGACCGTGTAGATTTTTTGCGACAGATGCTCGAACACGCAGAAAATCTTGAAAAAGAAGGATATGAAATTGCCGGGATGCGGCATGATTACGAAGGTGCTTTATAAGCTTGTATGATGATTTTTAGCTCTTGGTTACACAAAAAACGAGGCAAAACTGCTTACAAAGGAGATAATTCAAATATGGTAGATATTAAATTAGAGCATGGACAGAACGGATACGATGTCGTGGGTGAATACATCAGAAAGTATTGGAAACACAACGTAGAAGATACTGTCATTGTCTCTATCGGTATTTCTTACGATGGAGATACATACGAGCTAACAAAGCAAGTTGCGTCACCAATGGGATTTGACGATGTTGAATTCCTGTATGATTGGTGGGAAGGCGAGAAGTTCATTAAGATTTTCGGTATTAAGAGTGTTGGTGAACTCGACATTTCTGGAGGCTTATATGAAGAATGATCGGAAGTCGAACGCCGCGCAAGATATCAATGAAAAGCTTATCAACCACATAAGAGGTGCACTTTTGGGGACAAATTCAGAGCAAGACAATAGGGAATTTACCAGACTACTCATAGATATAGCTAATGGTGCCACAGCATATAAGCAAAAGGTAGATCCTGTTTGGGAAGCTATAGAAACAATTGAACTTTTTCTTGATGAGCTCGATGAGAATTGTGGCCTGTTGTTATTGCAATACGGCCCAGAAGCAGGTGATGCTATCGAAACCATACGCTCTTGGTATATTGAGCAACTCGATAAGTTCGATGATGATGAGAGAAACTGCCCGGACGCCATTGAGTGATACAGATATATAAAGAATTGGAGTGAAATGTTTGACCTGTATTATAGGATTTGCGGATCGAAAAAATGGAGTTTCATGGATTGGCGGAGACAGCCTTGGTAGCAATGGATACACAAAAGCTGTCGAGATGCCATCTAAAGTATTTAGAAACAACACGTTCGACAACGTTCTGATTGGCGGAACGACGACGTTCAGACATTTGGATTTGCTAAAGTACTCAGACAGTTTATTCGATGAGGTTGATTTACTTAAAAAGACGGAAATTGACCATAGATTTATGGTTACTAAATTTATTCCCAGAGTAATAGCTTTGTTCAAAGATGGTGTGGTACATGAGGGCGAAAAAGACCGTGGCGGAAATTTTATTGTGGCAACCCCCGGCAAGGTATTTGAAGTACAGGGCGACTATTCAGTACTTGAGCCGGAGCTTGGAATTTGCGCAGTAGGGTGTGGCGAAAAAGTTGCAATGGGAAGTCTTCTCACTACAAAGGATTTGGACATGCCGCCGGAGGAAAAGATCCTCAAAGCATTAGAGGCAGCTGAACAATATTGTTGCGGTGTCCAGCGTCCATTCCGTATCCTGTGTACAGATGGCAGAGACGAGATTATTATCAAATAGGAGTGAACGGTTTGCATTTCATTGGCGGTTGTAAAAAGGTAATCATTACTCAGAATGATGATTGTACATCTAAAATAGAGTTTACTGGATGCAAACTCATATATGACGGTAGAGAAGTAGAGGCCAATATTGTTTTTCCAAAAGTTTCAGGGATTGATGCGAGTGCAGTGAGCGAGATAAAAGACTTCCACCAAATATATGAGTTCTCTACGGGAAGCATAGATGAAGATCAGACCATATATACGATATGCATACCAGAGTAATGTAGAAATTGGAGGTCTGCCCTAATGAATATCACAGATGCTTTGGCACCGTACTTTTGGGGAGATATTACGCTTGAAGAAGCGACGGAAAATGCGGCACAACTGTTTGTTGAAACCTATGTTAAAGGGTCGTTTGTTTGTGAGTGGTGTGGAAAAATTATTTATCCAAAGGTAACCACAAATGAACACGGGATATTTGTGGAGAGCAACAGCGCAGAACTGCGCGGCGGTGTTGGTAACGCTTGCATTGCAAAGAATATTTGTGAAGCGTGCTACCAAAAAGTGAATATGAAAGGTTAGTTTGATGAGCAAATTAGGGGGATGTTATGAGAAGTGAATGGTACGAAATTCCGGTACTTGTAGAGCGCAATAAAAAGGAACTTGTGGTTCCTGCTAATCAGGTACAAAAGGGCGATAAAGTATGGTTCGCATGGTCTGGTGTTTCTCATATCGCTGCAGGACATATTGTTGATGACGAAGAAGAAATTGTGTACATAGAAATCAACAACGGGGCCGATTGTTGGCCGGCGGAAATGTTTTTGAGCGAAATCAAAAATGCAAGGAAGAAGGAAGCATCATAGTGAAATGGAATGTGTTCTACCATGATCCCAATAAAGATTCAATAGAGGTTTTTAACATCTTTGAGCACAGTGGATTTTTTAAGGATATTGAGGATGCGCACAAGAAGTGCAAGAACAAATATGACTTTGCCATAAAATTAGAGTCGTCCTTGCTATATTACTTCTGGAGTAAGTGCGAATGGGAAACTATTATTGCACCATGGTGCGGAAGCCAGATTAACAAGCCAAAGAAGGTAGATGTGTACTGGCAAGTAATGAATTGTTGGGATGCATTTGTAGATTATGTGTGGACTCATTACAACTCAAAATAAATATTTAATTAAGGTGGTATGTACATATGAAAATCCTTGTTGTTGTTGATATGCAAAACGACTTTGTGGATGGAGCATTGGGCACAGCGGATGCCGTTGCAATCGTTCCCAAGGTTGTCGAGAAGATCAATACTTTTGATGGAATTTTTGCAGTAACGCATGACACACATCATTCAAACTATATCGATACGCAGGAGGGGGAGAACCTGCCTGTGATTCATTGTATCGAAGACACCGAGGGATGGATGTTGGCGGCGCCTGTATTCGAAGCGTTGGATAAAAGAGTCCAGGGCGGAGTAAGATCCGAGGTTTTTCTTAAACCTACATTCGGCTCTGTTGAATTGGCTGACTGGCTGACTCAGATCGATAGAAAGGAAAAAGTTGACGAGGTAGTCCTTGTTGGTCTGTGTACCGATATCTGTGTTATCTCCAACGCTATGCTTATCAAGGCGTTCATGCCCGAAGTGAAGATCACTGTTGATGCATCTTGCTGTGCCGGTGTTACTCCGGAAAGCCATAAGAATGCATTAGAGGCAATGAAAATGTGCCAAATCAATATCGAAGGAGCATAAGGTATGATTACAGTCAATGGTTGTATTGTCAATTGTACGCAGTTCCCTGATGGCACTTCGTCTATGAGATGCGAAAACTATGGAAGTGGTAAAAACATTATTGAATGGAAGTTTGACGGGGATCACGAATGTATCATTATTTGGCATTTGGTTCATCATATTCGTGCCAATGATCCCGAAACTTGTATCTTTTTATTCTTGCCCTACATTCCAAATGCAAGAATGGACAGAGTCAAGGCGTGCGACGAGGTGTTTACACTGAAGTGGTTTGCAGAGTTTATTAATGCCCTCAACTTCACAAAAGTCTTTGTCGAAGACCCTCATTCTAATGTAAGCGCTGCACTAATCGACAGAGTTGACATTAAGGGTGTTGGGGCGAATGTAAGAGCTACCATTAATCTCATTGGGGCGAACAAGGACGAAGTCTTGTTCTGCTACCCAGATGAAGGGGCAACAAAGAAGTATTCTGACCAGATCAAGGGAGAATATGTGTTTGGCATTAAACACCGAGACTGGCGCACCGGCAATATCCAGAAGTTTGAATTGGTTGGAGCAGATAAGGTTCGTGGAAGAACTGTTCTTATCGTCGATGACATTTGTTCTCGTGGCGGTACATTTATGCATACTGCTAAGGCTTTGAAAGAAGCGGGCGCAGGAAAAGTGTTCCTGTACATTACTCACTGTGAGAATACAATCTTCAACGGAGAGCTGCTTAGCAGTGACCTTATCGAGCATATTTATACTACAGACAGCATTTATCGTGGTTGCCACAAAAAGATAACTGTGCTGTAATTGGAGGAATAAAAGAATGATAGATTATAACCCATTGTTGTGTCTTGATTTTTACAAGACGGCACACGCTGATCAGTACCCAAAAGGTTTGACCAAAATGGTTTCTTACTACACCCCTCGTATGTCTCGTCTGCAGGACACTCAGAAGATCACAATGTTTGGGCTTCAGGCATTCATTGGAGAATATTTAATTAAGGCTTTTGGTCGATGGTTTTTCGATAAAAGTTTGGAAAATGTTCTTAATGATTATAAGCGCGTTCTCAGATCCACTATTGGTACAGACGGTGTCGGCGAACAACGCATCGAAGAGCTCTATAATCTTGGGTATTTACCCCTGAAGATTAGAGCACTTCCCGAGGGGACAAGGTCTGACATCAAGGTGCCACAGATTGAAATTTCAAATACACATCCAGACTTTGTGTGGCTGGTAAATTCCATCGAAACAATGCTTTCTTGTACAATGTGGCATACCCAGGTGTCTGCAGAAGTCGGATACCGCTACCGCCAGATCGTCAATGAGTTTGCAGAGAGAACGTGCGACGACAATGTCTCTCGTGCAAGACTTCTTGGCGATTTTTCTATGCGAGGACAAGAGAGCGTTGAGAGCGCAACTAAGAGTTCTGCTGCATTCTGCCTCAGCTTTTTGAATACAGCAACTGTTCCGGCAATTCTTTGGTTGGAAAGAAATTATGATTGCGACTGTGAAAAAGAGCCCGTCGCATTTGGCGCACTTTCTACTGAACACAGCGTAATGTGTTCCAACTTTGCGATTGATGGCGATGAAATCACACATGTCCGTCGGCTCCTTACCGAGATTTATCCGCACCAGAGTTTTTCCATGGTCAGCGACAGTTATGATTACTGGAATCTGGTAGACAATATCTTGCCACAGCTTAAGGAAGAAGTTTTGGCACATGATGGCTTTATCTCTATCCGTGGTGACAGCGGCGATCCTGTGGAGGTTGTTACACAGACGGTGTTTAAGCTGTGGGACACTTTCGGCGGAACAGTAAATGCCAAGGGATTTAAGGTTCTCAATCCACATGTAAAGGCGATTTATGGCGACAGCATCACGCCTCAGCGTTGCCGTCGTATCTATGAGATTCTGGAAGAAAACGGTTTTGCAATCAATAATGTTTCCTTGGGAGTAGGCTCGTTCTCCATGCAGTGTCTGGAGACTATTTGGAAGGATGATGTAGTCTACAATCCGTTCACCAGAGATACGTTTGGTATTGCGGTTAAGGCAACATATGCGGAAGACGAGTGCGGCAATCCTATTATGATTTTCAAAAACCCAAAGACCGATTCTGGTCGTTTCAAAAAGTCTCAGCGAGGTTGTTGTCGTGTGTATAAGACCGGAGATGGTTATGCATATGAAGACGGTCTTACTTGGGCGGAGGCACAGGAAAACAATGAACTGGGTACAGTTTTTGAAAATGGTGTCTTTACCAAACGGTTTACGCTGAGTGAGGTCCGCCAGAATTTGCACGAGGGGAATTTCTGATGGACTATTTTTTAGATACTCAAAATGCATATAAGCGTTTAATTGATGAGTTTGCCGCACATGGTAAGCTCATCATTGCTTATGACTTTGATGATACTGTCTTTGATTATCATAATCGCGGAGAAAGCTATGAAGATGTTATTAACTTGCTAAGAAGGTTGAGACCGTATGCAAGCTTTATCGTATTTACATCGTGTTCCAAAGAAAAAGAGGCCGGGATCGCCTCCTATCTTGAGGAAAATGATATTCCATACGACAGTATTAACGAGGACATTATCACCCAGTTTGGTGGCAGGAAAGTGTACTACAACCTCTTTCTTGACGACCGAGCTGGTTTGAGAGAGGTTTATGATTTGCTCATTCGATTTTTGAATGAAGTCGAATCTCAAACCGATTTGAAAGAGAGGGTTGTACATGCTCGCTGATCCAAAGAGAACAAAGGACGAAATCGTCCAGTGGATTCGTAACTATTTTGAAGAAAACGGGAAAGGCTGCTATGCGGTCGTCGGGATTTCCGGCGGTAAAGATAGCAGTATCGTAGCCGCTCTGTGTGTTGAAGCGCTCGGTGCAGATAGGGTTTTTGGAGTCCTGATGCCAAATGGTGAGCAGCGCGACATTACTGACTCCGCTCGTCTGGTGGAGGCTCTTGGCATTAACGATGTTATAATCAACATCTACGGAGCTTACCGTGATATGATTGATAGAATTGATCGCGCTTTGCCAGATGGAATCAGTGAGCAGAGCAAGGTCAACCTTCCACCGCGTCTTAGGATGGCTGCATTGTATGCGGTGGCACAATCTCTACCGGGTGGTGGACGCGTTGCTAACACATGCAACAGATCTGAGGATTTCGTTGGCTACTCTACGAAGTTTGGCGACAGCGTTGGTGACTTTAGTCCGCTGGCCAACCTGATGGTACACGAGGTTATCCAAATTGGTCACGAGCTGCCAATCCCAAGGGATCTTGTTGATAAGACTCCATCTGATGGACTGTGCGGGAAAACAGATGAAGATAATCTTGGCGTAAGTTATCAAGAAATTGACCGCTATATCGAAAGTGGTGTTTGCGCCATTGAGAAAAATGAACGCATTATAGAGAACCTACATCAAAAAAATCTACATAAACTTAGACCGATGCCCGCCTTTGGAGATGTCGCATGGGAGAAGTAATTTCTGTCGGGTTTATCATGGCCGCCAGCATAGCGGTATTTATCGCCTACAATTCTGGCGGATATGGTGGAGGTGGAGCATTTGGATAAAGCTATCTTGGCTCTGATCGAATTGCAACAAACCACAGGAATGAAAAGAAAGCTTGCTATTGTTGAAGAAAATCGCGACAATGAGCATTTCACAAGATTGCTGTATTATGCTTGTAATCCAAGGCTTTCGTATAAAGTGTCGGAGGCAACTCTGAGACGACTGATACCTGCGGCATGGCATACCCACCAGTATAGAGATATTTTTGATGTGTGCAATGAGCTGTCAAAAAGAAAAGCGCTTGACGACGAAACAACGTTTAGAGTTTGCTCGTTTTTGCGAACTCAGAATGCTGGTACGCAAGAACTATATATCAAACTGTTGGCTAAAACGCTTCGGCTCGGCATCACCGCTAAAAGTATCAATAAAGTTATCCCTGGGCTGATCCCGGAATGGGAAGTCCAGCAAGCTTATCCAATCGAGAAGTATCCACTAAAAGATGGATGTTGGTTTTCTGTTTCGCAAAAGCTAAACGGTGTCCGCGCCACCTTTTATCGTGGGGAGCTGATCGGCAGAAGCGGTATTGCGTTCGATGGTCTTGAACACATTACAGATGAGCTTAGCCACTTCCCACATCTGGTTTTTGATGGAGAGCTGACCTTGGCCAACAAGGGCACTCTTTCTGACAATGAGGCTTTTCGCTTAACCACGGGAATTGTGAACTCTGAAAATGATGATAAAACGGTGATTTGCTTCACAATTTTTGACATGCTTCCTGCGGACGAGTTTGATACAGGTGAAAGCGTAGCTACATACAAAGAGCGCCGACAACAGCTTGATGATTTACAAGAGTGGTTTACTGGAAATGACCATATACACATTCTTAATTCCTTATATAGCGGTGACGACCAAAGCATTGTTCCGAAATTGTTGGAGAAAATGGTGTCTGAAGATAAAGAGGGATTAATGATAAATCTAGATGTCCCCTACCAGTGCAAAAGACATCGCGGTATTCTTAAAGTCAAACAATTCTACACAATGGATCTACCGATATTAAGATGTGAGTCTGGGAGTGGAAAGCTTGCCAATACACTTGGGGCAATTATAGTTGACTACAAGGGAAATGAGGTTGGAGTTGGGTCTGGCTTCACAGACGAGCAGAGGTCTTGGATTTGGACACACCAAGATGAATTGGTTGGTAGCCTTGTGGAAATTAAATATAAAGAACAGTCTTATGACAAATCGACGGGGTGCTGTAGTTTACAGTTCCCTGTTTTTGTGTCGCTAAGAACGGATAAACAGGATGTTAGTTTTGGGTAAATAATGATTTATGAAAGGGGTGAGCAATATGACAATTGCAGAATGTCAGGTGGAAACTCAGAAGCATATTGAACGCGTGAGGCACTATATTCGTTTCTTTACAGACAAACTGACAACAAGAGGTGTCAATCATGATCGCGTAAAGCTGGAAACTCCAGAAGTTGAGATTTTTGCAGAGCACACACCGGCACTTGCATCCTGTGTGTATGACTCTCCAGAATATAAGGAACATCTTGATGCAATGAAGCCGGCACTTAGTCATCATTATGCTCAGAGTCGTCACCATCCTGAACATTTCGATAATGGCGTGCTTGATATGAACTTGATCGATATTGTCGAAATGTTTTGTGATTGGAAGGCGGCAACCGAACGGCAGCACGATGGCAATTTACTGAAGTCAATTGCGGTCAATGCTTCAAGATTTGGCTACGACGATCAGATTAAGAGAATTCTTCTCAATACGGCAAAGCTGTTTGATGAAATACAGTGAGGTAAGAATATGAAGAAATACATATCAGTACTGTTGACGATAATGATGTTGTTTGCACTTGTTGGATGTGGCAACCAACAGCTATTTGACACAACTTACACATTCGACTATGCAATTATCGGATTACCGAATGGTGAGGTCGTTGAGGGTGAAGTCGAAAGCTGGAATGACTATGATGGCGAGCAACTACAAATTGTTATTGATGGTGCAACATACCTGACACATTCTGAAAACATTGTATTAATTGCGGAGAAATAATATGAGGTTTTGGCTTTTAGTTGTGGTGCGTGTAGCACTGGCCATAGGTCTTCTAATGATAACAGTATTGGCGAGTCGTATGCACGCGTTTCTATCCGCCCCTGTTTTAGGTATTTCTTTGTTTTTGTATGCAATATTAAATGTGTTTTTAGAAGAATGGTTTTAGCAAGTGAAATTATGCGGTGGCGGAATAGGTAGACGCAGACAATCCCCATCAGATGGAGGAATAAGGCGCGCATGTTGTGGGAGTAGGACAACCACATGCGAGGTGCAAATCCTCGCCCGCATAACAATAAAATGGCGGTTTGGTGGAATTGGCAGACACGCTGGATTTAGGTTCCAGTGGAGAAATCCATACGAGTTCAAGTCTCGTAACCGCCACCATATGCCGGTGTGATGGAATGGTAGACAAAAGGGACTTAAAATCCCTTGCTGACAACAGCGTACCGGTTCGAGTCCGGTCACCGGCACCACAAGGGATTAAGGTTTATTCTTGTACCTCCCTTGAAACAAGAAAGAGGGGGCTCAATTGTCTTGCCCCCTCACCTAAATGATCCATTAGCACAGTTGGCAGTTGCACAAGATTTTTAATCTTGGTGTCCTGAGTTCGAATCTCAGATGGATCACCATATAAGGGTGAAGGGATATGCGAGTATGAGCTAAATAAATCATACTACCTGTGCACAAGGTGAGTGAAGCCCGGAAAGTCGTTAGCGGTCTGGAAGTGCCGCTCCCTTAAAAGTCTGAGGGGTTTGTCCGTCCTCTTGACCGGCGCAAGAACGCAAAGGACATTATAAATATGGGAGGGTGCCTGAGTGGTTTAAGGGGCCGGTCTTGAAAACCGGTGATGGGTAACACCACCGTGGGTTCGAATCCCACTCCTCCCGCCAGGAAAGTGAGTCGCCAGTCAGCTAGGTACAATGCTTGCTGCAGTGCTTTTTAAATGTTGCGAACAAGGATAAGCCTTATAGGGATCAGTACCTGTACTGGTACCGAATAGCGGTGACGATGCCGAGCGCAGGTGCAACAGCCGCCTTAAAAGAGAGGTAGAGATATGAGCAACAATGTTGTGATCAATAACGGAACGGTAGTTTCAAACGGCGAAGTGATAGTAAACGGTGTTAAGCTGCCACCTTGTCCGTCAGGTGGTTATAGTTGCACGGTTATTAACAATAAGGTGTACATTGACGGATTTGAATTTGTCAATGGAAAATGGAAGAAAACACTTAGGGCTTTGTGGCACAAGTTGTTCTAAAATATGAAAAGCGTATTTTATTTGGAGGATTATTATGAGCACGACGAGAATTTTTAAATATCCTGTAAATGGAAATGGAGAAGTTACTAGGATTACTTGCCGTAGACACAGATTGCTTGATGTTCAACTTCAAGGGCACGACCTAATGTGTTGGATTGAGACAAGAGATGATTGCCCTGAAACGACGACAGAGTTGATATCTGTTGGTACCGGATGGGAAGTTCCATCAGAAGTTATGGATGGATCGTTCTATTTTAAAACTGCACAAGACGCACTTGGTTATGTTTGGCATTTTTATGAGTTAGACAGTATCCATTGATGAAATACGAATTTTATGAGGTAAGACATGAGTGTTTGGATTAAGTTGTACGAAAAAACTCCACCAGTTAATGAGGATGTTGAGTTAAAGGTTATTTATAACGGTGAAGAAAGAATCTATATCAACAAGCTGGTACCTATGTGGAATGGTGTATATAAGTGGTGCTATTGTGATTATGACGATTGTGATGAAGTAGTTGCTTGGAAAAGCATAGTCAAGCATTAAAAACAAACTTTTAAAAGGTGAAAAATATGTATAATCCGTGTTTTGAGTGCTTAAATAGATATGGACATTCGTATACAGAAGAGTGCGACAACACTTGCGATTATGCACACGCATTAAGCAAGCTTAAACCATATGGCGGCATAGATGAAGCGGTCAAGGTTATGAAGGGCGATGCCATACCGTTGGTATTTGTAGATGATGATCATATTGATTTTACATATAGATTCGTATGTGCTGCTAAAGATGGTGTTATTTAACAATATAAAAATAGAGTTTGGCGAGGTTGAGCGACATGGAAGACGAACTGATTATCACATATGATAATTGCTCAACGGATATTCCTACATTGATAGCATCCAGAGCAGACAAGCATGATATGACTATGTTGAAGAAAATTCAAGGAGATGAAGCTCTTGGCATTTATTACTACCTTGTCGGCGGAACAAACATGATTATCACACCGCCGTGCAAAGTTGGTGACACAGTCTGGAGAGTCGATGATGTTTGGCACTTGGATGATAAGGAAACTTGGACATATCATTATGAAAAAGAGATCGTAGAATATGCCGTTCGCAGCATATCAATTTCTTGCAATTCCAAAGGTAAATGGACAAAGAAATTCAGGATCTGCGAAGTAAGAAACGGTAAAATAATAGATCGACAGCGTGATATCGAATTTGATGATTTCGGTAAAATAGTATTTCCTATCAGAGAAGAGGCAGAAATAGCATTGATGGAAGCGCTGAAGAACAACGGCAAAGAAGAGGTGAATACATGAAGCTTAGGAATATCAGTGATGTTAATGACTTTTTAGCGACTGTAGAAAGTTGCACCGGAGAAGTATATCTGACCAGCCAGTATGGCGATAAATTCTGCTTGAAAAGCCATATCAGTAGATACATAGCACTTGGAGCATTGTTGGGAGAACACGGCGACGAACTTGAAATTTACTGCGAGCATAAGGAAGATGAGGGTAAATTCCTGAACTTCTTTGATGAACACAGCCATGTGTTGGGGTGAATCGCATGGAACTTAAGTTTGGATACTGTCCTATTTGCGACATAGATATAGAGGTCTACAGTGATGACAATATGTGCAGCTGTCATCACTGTGGTCACTATGTAGTTTTGCATGAAAAATTGAGCTTGGTTACTAATTCGTCAGAGAGCTCGTCACAACTATGCACGCGTAGTTCAATCGGCTAGAGCATCTGCCTTCCAAGCAGAGGGTTGCGGGTTCGATCCCCGTCGCGTGCTCCAATGCCAAAGCTTTTGGCGTTTCATAGAATCCTTTTCCAACTGCTCGTATCTATAGATACGGAGACCATGAAAACAGGTCTTGACAGCCGGGAAGAGACCGGCAACGAGGGGGAGTGCCGTAATTGGTAGCGGAATGGATTGCTAATCCATCCAAGAGAGATCTTGTGCGCGTTCGAGTCGCGTCTCTCCCGCCATAGAAGAAGTGAGTTGAATAATCCTCAAAAATATAGTGAGTCATCTGGTTGCGACAGACGGCTCACTTCTTCTTTTAAATTAGATAATTTAAGTTTCATTTTGTGAGGTTGTATATGTGTAAAAGATGTGGCAATTGCACGTATTGCTGTGAGGTAAGAAAACACCCTGATTATCAAGAAATTTTAACACATGTATGTGCTTATTTTGTTGTAACTGAACATACCGACTATATTCTTGAGGTAGCAGACAGTGATATATGCGAGTGTTGGAAACAAAAAAATTAGAGGTGGAAACTATGGCTCTTAATAACGGATTTTACGAATGGAAAAAAGGTCTTGAATCGGCTCGAAGCCACATTGGTAGAGAGAAACTCAAAAACAGAATATTGGGGATCTTGTTGCTGCTTATAATGATTTTCAGTCTTATGGGATGTACCAAGCTTATCGACACCAGATATGAGAATGTAGAAGTAACTGTTGTAGACCAATATCATCGTAGCATGTATCTCCAGCCAATGATGGTTGGTAAAACAATGACGTTAATTACACATCCCGCAATATACAGAATTATTGTTGAATACAATGGCTTTGAATATTCAATCAATGGCGAAGATACATATACAAAGTATAAGAACAGAATTGGACAAACTACAATTGGAAATCTAGAGACCAAGATTTATGATGATGGCACAGTAAAATACAGTATTGTCTCATTGGAGTAATTGGTCAAAAACATATTTGCATAAAGCGAAAAGACAGGTGGGAGTTTGTGATGGTTTTTAACTCAGAGGAATTAAGGGACGTGACACTAAAAGAAGGGGTGCTTATTCAAACACCGGCGCCAAAGAGTATTCTTTGGATCGGAGACAAATATTACAGAACATCATTGCCGGTAGATCAGCATTTTAACTGGTTGCAAAAGATAATGTGGAAATTGTGTTTTGGAATTAAAGTTGAAGACCGTTGCGAGAAAGGTGCACGATATGAAAAAAGAAGAAAAGAGATGTGGTATGACTCGACAAGAGGCTATGGATCTGGAAACAAAGTGCGATCAGCTGATGTCGGAATATCTGCGTACAAAGTGCAACGTGTCCTTGGCACTGAGCGGAAAATTTAAAGTATGCTTTGATGATAACTATATTACATTTGACAAAAAAGACATGTCTGTAGTGTATGTTAATGTCCATGGATATTACTCAGACTTAAAGGTAACTGTTAATTTTATTGTTAGATGTGTCAGTGAAAACAGAGAACTTTTTGATAAGCTGATATGGTCTTACGAACATATATCTGAACTAAATTAGATAAGATAACTACAATCGTTGGGATAGAGGTGCAGCTGCAATTGCGACAATTAAGGAGTGACAAATATGGGAGAACTAAGTATTAGTAAGGGCAACTCAAAACTCGGAAGTATACAAAGCATTTCTTTACCTTCGGGGCTCACTTGTAGAGAATGTAAATGTCAAAGTAAGTGCTATGCGAGAAAAATCGCTCGGCTGAGGCCAACAGTGGCAAAAGCCTATCAACACAACTATGAGATACTACAATCAAATCCAGAGGTTTATTGGCGGGAGGTCGAAGCGGCAATTATGCTGTCTCGATACTTCCGTTTCCATGTTTCCGGTGATATCCCAAATGTAAACTACCTTATTAAAATGGTGGAGATCGCCAAAAGAAATCCACACTGTGAGATTTTGTGCTTCACAAAGAAGTATGAGATTGTAAATGACTACATCATTGATTCATATATCGCATCTATCGATGGTACATCAATTCATCCACAGCTTTATAACATGTGGATGATTGCGGAACGGATTATACCAAAAAACTTACATATTATATTTAGTGCATGGGTTGACTTAGAAATGGTCAACCCATTTTCTTTACCCGAAGCACATGTGCGATATAGGGATGGATCTACAACAGCAAGAGATGGTGCCAAAGAATGTGGTGGAAACTGCACAGAGTGTGCTACAACAGACGATGGTTGTTGGATTCTAAAACATGGAGAACAAGTGATATTCGATGAACACTGATGCAACAGAACAAGGGGGAATTAAAAATGAGTATGTGCTATTGGATGATCGAGGGAATTGGTGTTCGGGCAGACCGAATCGAATCTCACGTTAATAAAGAAAAATTGCTCGATTTCCTTATTGAGCAGCTTCCGGACGATGGAGAACTAAGGTTACTAAAATCATCTGGCAACATTTCTTCTCTTGATCCAAGCGACTATTATTATGGAGAGCCGTTTGAAAATTTTGCAGATATGCTTTGTCATTGCGATGACACAGACAGCCTGATATTTGGAGGAGATGGTGACGGGAATGATTATTTTTACTATCCACCATCTATGCCTTGGTATCACACAAAAAATGAACCCAACAGCCTTCTTGAGGTTCATGATCGAATTGTGGACGCAGTACAAAAATTGACAGATATGACCAGAGAGGAGATTCTCGAAGTTATTCAAGACGATTTGTACGAGGTCGGCTTTGGCTAATTTATAACATATCCCCAAGGAGGTATTGCGATGATTGATGTTGGTGAATGTTACTTTGCCTGTGATGAGTGTCCGATTAGCGATGGTGTGGAGTACCGCCTTCGGATTGCTGAAGAGGGTGGGTATGAGCCACAATTGGAGTATTGCGGATGTGACAAAATTCAGGACGAATTCTTGTTTGGTGGATATTGTGAAGATGCCTTTGTTTGCAAACCACGCAAGAAGAAAACCGGGAAGCGCAGAACTGGATCAGAGTATCGAAGAGCTATGCGAATCAAGCATAGAGACGATCTGATGGCAATTCTTGATCTTGGATACAAACCGTATGTGGGATGGGCCGATTGGGAGTGGGTAGATGGGGTGTGGAAGCGCACCGGTACATATATCAAGTTCCCAAGAGATTCCAGAAAAGAAAAATATCTAAAGAAATGTGCAAATAGACATGTCCGCAGAAGCAAAGAAATATATCGAGGGAATCAGTACAAAAAGTGCTATGAATATTGGTGGCAGTTGTATTAATAGGGGGTGGAAAGTTGTTATCAACATATGACGAAAACAAGCATTTGATCGAACGCTATCCGTTTCTAATGCCACACAATCGTTTTACAGATGAAACGCCTGTAGAATTTGATTACAGGTATACTGAATTAGATTCTATGCCATGCGGATGGAGAAAAGCTTTTGGGAAGCAGATGTGTGAGGAAATTAGAGAAGAGCTGCTGCGTATCAACTGTATTGACAGATATCGAATAATGGATATTAAGGAAAAATACGGTGTGCTTAGATGGTATGGGACGCTTGTACGACGTGATTCAGAGCATGACACAAGAACACTACATAACATCATTCAAAAATACGAAGCTCTATCGGCAAAAACATGTATTAAATGTGGAGAACCTGCAACAAAAGTTTCCGTTGGGTGGATCAGTCCCTATTGTGATGTGTGCGCAGAAAAAATTGATGGGTATGAGCAGTTTATACCAATAGATGAATGGCTTGCTGAATGTGAGGAGGAATTGTAGATGTTTAAACGAATAGGGGAATTAAAGCTAAAAGAAGGTGTATTTTCCAATGGAGATCATTTGGTGGTCTGGTTTGATGATACAAGACGTATTCTAAAAGTCTCCCTGTGTAGCAAGAATTATGCACTCCCGGACGAAGCGATAATCCATCTACTGGTAGATAGTCATGGAAGGCTTATTACAGATGGAGACAAATGGAAGAAAAAATGTTTGGAGCTTGCAGCTCGCATAGACGAACTGGAGGCGGCTCATGAGGACTACGGTGATATAGATGATTTATCTTGATAATGCTGCGACAACAAAAGTCTCACAAGAGGTGATAGATGCTATGCTGCCATATATGTCGTTGAACTATGGAAATCCTGGCAGCATTCATTCTATGGGACGCTTAGCTGCCAACGCCATAGAAAAAGCGAGGAAGCAAGTTGCAAAACCAATCAATGCTGATCCGGAGTGTATTATTTTCACTTCCGGTGGGTCCGAGGCCAATACGCTGGCTATTGTTGGTTTGGCTGATTATTTGCGACGGGTAGGTAAGACGCATATCATCACATCTACGGTCGAGCACCAATCTGTCTTAGAGCCTATAAAATACCTATTTGATAATGGTTTTGATGTAACACATATTTCAGTAGATTCAAACGGGTATGTGTCGCCAGACGATGTTGATAACGCCATACATGGTGGCACTGGCCTTGTTTCTATTATGGGAATTAACAATGAAATAGGCAACAAGATGGATACGAAATCCATTGGGCAGATTTGCAGAGCGAATGATGTTTTATTTCACACTGATTGTGTGCAAGCATATTGTGATACCGAGATCGATGTAGACAAGTTCTGCATCGATTTTTTGTCTGCGTCTGGTCACAAGTTTCACGCACAAAAGGGGATTGGTTTTCTATATGCAAGAAATAAAGACTTGTTGAATCCAATTATTTTTGGCGGAAAACAGGAATTTGGGATTCGTGCAGGAACGGAAAATGTGCCGGCAATTATTGGAATGGGAGCGGCTGCAGAGGGAGTATATAGAGAATGCCATAAAACACCTGAGCACTACAAGACAATAAAAGAAGAATTTTTCAACATTTTGAGTGAGCTACAGGGCGTCTATATTAACGGCGATCCATGTAAAGATTCTAAAATTGTAAATATGCGTTTTGATGGTGTTGATGGAGAGACATTACTTTTACTTTTGGGTAGTAAGGGTGTTGTTGTATCGGCAGGCTCGGCCTGCACCGCACACTTGGCTGTTCCAAGCCATGTGTTGACCGCGATTGGACTATCAAGCGACCAAGCAAGGAGTTCTATTCGTATTTCATTTTCAAAATATACAACATTAGAAGAAGTTCGCGATGCTGCCCGTGTCGTCGTTGAATCTGTAAAAAACTTACGAAGGAGATAAACAATGGGATACTATACTGATTACAGTTTGGCGGTCTACGGTATTTCTGTCTCAGGAGATACGGTAACAACTAGCTCTGTTCCTACTATCGTCAGAAATGACTTGGTAGCAGAGATTGATAAAATGGGGGTTTTTAGTCAAAGCGATGTCGAATACGGATGGTATGCCAATGCGAAATGGTACGACTATGCTGACGATATGAAATACCTGTCCAGTAAGTTTCCGGAAGTTCTCTTTGAACTCCATGGAGCTGGTGAAGACCAGGAAGATATGTGGTATGCATACTTCCACGACGGCAGAGAACAACACTGTCCAGCAGTTATTACCTATGATGATTTTTGTTTGTCGAAATTAGGGCAAAAAGAAACATTTGCCTCAGATACAAAATATTCATACCAATCGTAAGGAGTATTCGATATGAACGATTTTGACTACGATGTTTTGCAGAAAAAAAGACTTGCTCAACAAGCAAAATATCGTAAGAACGGAAGTAAAAGCAAAAAATGTCCGTTGTCCACTGATCACATGACTCAGAAACAATGGAAAGAAAGGTGTGGAGAAACAATGACTTATCAACTTGGGAGACCTATGGTTTGGGATGATTTCCGGAAGCTCCCCATACATATTCAAAAAGAATACCTTCTTGGACTAATTCGCAAGTACTCAACAACAGCATCGGATCTTGCCACTATGTTTGGCATTGCACCTCAGACTGTTACAAAGTTTTGCGGTTGTGACGAAATCGGCATCAAATTCACAAGAGGAAAGCGCATGCCCAAAAATCTTCGTGAAGAGTTTGAAAAGTTTATGGCTTGCGATTTGTTGCAAGAGGAGAAACAAATTATTGACGATCCTCTGCCAAGAGATGAGGCAAACATAAGTGATGTAAAACACTCTGTTGATGTTAATGATATGTCCAAGTCGAAACGGATGGCAATGACGGAGTTTAGCCTGTGTTTTAATGGGAAGTTCAGCAGGGATATGATTTGTAACTCCTTGGCTTCAATGGTGCCTGCTGGGACTGAAGTGTGTATTGATGTCAAGTGCTCAATTGTATCGTAACATTTGGTTGAAAAAGTTAGCATACAGGGATATAATAATTTAACAGCAAGAAAGGTGGGAAGTATTTATGTCAGAAAACACGAAGACCATTGACGATAAGGTAAAAGAAATTTCATCCAAAACAGATGGGATTTATGTTTTGGATATCGACAATTATAAGCGACTGTGTATTGTTTACTCAGAGCTTCGTAAGTTTTCATTGCAGAACGACGGTGGCATTGCCGACATTCAAATGGAGCCTACCACTGAGTTTGCTAAAATTTCTGTTGTTGTACCAACAGTAGATTTGTATCGAGATGGGCTTGAGCAATTTATCAACCTTCTTTCGATGATTGATGCACTGGATGTGTCCACAACAGAAGATGGGTTTCTAATGATCGGTGCCGCCGTTTCCGGTGTATGGAAGGCGGTAAGAGAGAATGAACAAGAATAGAAGAAAGTCACTTAGGCGTGCATTATCATATCTTGACAGTGCAATTTGTATTATTCGCGATGCAAAAGACGAGGAACAGGATTGTTTAGACAACCTTCCAGAAAATCTCCAGAGCAGCGAGCGCTACGAACGCATGGAGAGCGCAATAGACAATTTAGAAGATGCTATAGATAAAATTGATGAAGCAAAAGATAGCATTAATGAAGCGGTAGCATAGGTGGTGTTTGTGTATGGCCTTGATCATAGCTATTGTTCTTATTTTAATAATTACAATTAAAGTTGGTAACGAAAAACAAGAGTCGTACAAAACAGATGCTCTTATTGCATCCAATTTACGGCAAGACGAAAGAATTAAAATGTTTGCAGAAGATCGGAATCTTGAACTTTTACTAAAGGAGAAACTTGACGATCCAAGTAAGTATGAAGAAGTGATGGAAGAACTGAGCGATGTTTTTTCTCAAGTTTTATTACATAATGAGCTTGAGGCGTTCTCATACTACCCTAAAAACAAATACTTGGTTGAATACGACATGGCGTTAAGAATGCTTATGGCAAAAAGGGGAAAGATACCTCGATGGGAGTGCTCTGTTTCAGGCGCTTTTCCAACGACCATGCATCTTCCGTCTCAGGTATCCGACAAGGGCAGACGATTGAGAAAATGCTTTAAGAAACTCATGGGGTGGGTGGAACAAGAGCTTGTTAATCATGATGTGCCTATTCGTCTCATTGTGGTGGTAGGTCCCGACGAGGTTAATTCATTAACTGAAAAATATGTTAGTCGAGGAATGGATTTTTATTGGGATGACTATCAGAAAATTGCAGACCCAGAGGCTTTAACGGATAATATATACGGTTTCCGGTGGAGTCTAAAATAGGGCAGAGCGACCATCGCAGTCGCTCTGTTCTTTATTTGGCTTAAGCAATATTTTATTGTTATTGATAAATTTTCAAGAAATTGTCAAATAGTTTTATGTTTCCCAAACCTTGACACATCCAATTGTTTGTGTTAGCATATGGAACATGAACACATATTCAAACGAATGTTCGAATAAGTGTTCGAAAATGAAGTGGCAACTGTAATGCTTTGCAAAAGAAAAGAGGACAAGCCGAAGCTTGCCCTCCCCGCCCGAAAGGAATACACCAAACCCCAAGGCGGCATTGCAGCAAAACACTGCAAGTGAACGACATACTGCAATATGTCTTCACGACTGTAGTGTACCACGCAAACAAACAAAAATCAACAGAAATCTGGAGGTATGCTACATGAAGTCGAATCTCTCTCTTGGGCAATTTAGAATTGAAGCAGAAGCATATAAGGATATTATTGTTACGTTTGATGATCCTCTTAGCCCACTGAAGTTTTCACTCCAATTTGATCATATTGCTGTGAATATTTCAGCCTCACCTTACATCGCCTTAAAAAGTAGTTCTGCAAGAATGTGTCTTAACCATATTTGTTCCATAAAAAGACATAGAAGATCTGACGATGAACAATCATACATATTTCTATGCAATGACTACACATTGAGCGATAGACCTACTCAGGTTAGGTACACATTGAGGTGTAGTTAAAAGATTTCGGAATACTTCATAAATTATTGTTGACATTATACGCATTATGTGATATAATCAGCCCATCAAGATAAGGAGGGACTGAACATGAGCGAGACTCGTCACGAAGTGCGTATGGCTCCGATGATCGGAGAAGTTTACCTGATGAAGTTTGAAGGTAGCGGGAATGAGCAGAACGGGTGGAGACCTGGCGTGGTGTTCCAAAACAACACCGGCAACGCGCATAGCCCGAATGTGATAGCATTGCCATTAACAAGTTCAATCAAAAAAGCAATGCAGCCAACTCACGTGGTTGTCTACGCTGCAGATACTGGTCTACGCATGGATAGCATGGTGTTATGTGAAAATCCTGAAAAGATGTCTAAGTCTAAAATCGGCAAGTTCATTACTAAGCTCTCCGATGATTACATGAGAAAGATCGCAATGGCTAATCTGATTGCAACGTCAGCGATTTCTTTTCTAAACGAAGCGGACTTGTTGGACGCATGGAGAAAGTCTATGAAGTTTAACTGTGCGGCATAGGAGGTAGTCATGTACAACGAAGAGCGCAAGATGAGGTTCCTTGAAGAGACGAGATCATCCGTCGGATTTGGTAAGTCTGTATTTAAGACTATAGCCCCTTATGAACACGAGGCAAAGATGGATCTGTGTGAGCTACCGATTGAGATTTTACAGCCAGTAGCAAACTCCAACTTTGGTTCACGAACGAGAACATCAGATTCAACCATCGCATTTCTTCGCGCATACACAACTTGGTGTAGGGAAGAAGGATTTCCAGTTGGGGATGGTGTATATCTGTTAAAAACAGAAATGGACGAAAAAGTTCGCCGTCTAATGATTGCGTCGCCTAAGCATCTTGAAGCCACACTAAACAAGGCGTTTGCACCAGTCCAGTCTGAAACAGTGGACTGTCTTTATCGTTGTTATTTATGGATGGCTTTTGCGGGGTTGAAGGATGTAGATGCACTGGATGTCAAAGTTTGCGAAATTGACTTTGATACGATGTTAATTGAACACAACGGAAGGTCTTATGAACTGTATCGTGAAGCGGTTCCCACATTTAAAATGGCATGTAGTGCTACGCAATTCCGCTATATCAACCCAAATTATGGATCAGACAAGCAGGGTGGATATCGAAATAGATATCCGGGAGAACTCCTCATGCGAGGTATTCGTTCGGAGCAAATTAAAATTGCAACTGTAAGAGCAAGCATTGGCAAGGCATTTAAAGAATGTGGTGTGGAAACTACCTATAACAAAATCCGACTGTCTGGATTGTTCTACAAGGCATATGAGATGGAACGATGTGGCGAAGAAGTTAATTTTGATGGTATTGTTGAAGAAAGACTTTCTCAGATGGATCACAAATACCACAAGAACTACACAAGAAATAAGGAAGCAAATGGAATTCGACGCGACTTGTTTGATGACTACGGTTGTTGGAAAGCAGCATTTGCAAGATAAAGAAGGAGGGGGAAGCCCTTCTTCTTTTTTAATTAGCTCAATTTTAAGGAGTGAAAAGTGTGGCACTAACATATCCAAAAGGAGAGAGTGTGTGGGTTAGTTATTACGATAAAGAACACAATCTTCGCTACATCACAACATCAAAGCCAACGAGGGATTTTTATTATCTCTATACACTGCAAGATGGGAAGTTTGTCAAGCTTGGAAAAGACAAGAACCCGGCAGCTCTTGAGGAAAAATATATAAAATTAATATGAGTTTTGCGATCTGGTCGCTTAACAACACGCTCATCAAGGTTTGGAAACTTTGATTTAGAGCGTGCTTTTTAATGCCTTGATTTAGGTATTAAGTGGAAGGTGTGCAGTGTTTCTATTATCCATATAAAACACGAGTTTGGATGAAAGGGGTGATGATATGTCAAACAACAAAGAACGATTTCTTGAACTTTGCGCAACAATCAAACGCGACGGCATCGACGATCTGATGAGGTGGCTGGAAAAAAGTGATTTTTACACAGCACCTGCAAGCACAAAATATCATGGAGACTACAGTGGTGGTCTTCTTGAGCATTCTTTGAATGTATACGATGAATTAAAGCGCATTTTACAAGCGTATCCAGAAGTCCGAGTGGATGAAGAGTCTATTGTAATCGCGTCTCTATTCCATGATTTGTGTAAGGTTGGTCTTTACACCAGCGAAAAGAGGAATCGAAAGAATGAGCTTGGGCAATGGGAAAGTTACGATGCCTACACAATCAAAGAAAAGTTCTGTTACGGAGGACACGGCAGTAAGTCAGTATTTATTCTCCAGAACTTTATAAGGCTTACACCAGAAGAAGCGATAGCCATCAACTGCCACATGGCATCCTGGGATGGCAACAAAGATGTCGGAAATGCATTTGAACGCTGCCCATTTGCTTGGCTGGTTCATGTGGCCGACGAAGCAAGTACGTTTATTAAAGAGTCAAAAGCAAACATTGAAAGCAATTAGTTAAATAAGAGGTAAAACTATGGCGTTATTTAAGAAAAAATCTACAGAAGATATTATCGAGCAAAAGAAAAAAGCGTTGGCGGGATATACTGCAGACTATGAAAATGCTGTCGGTTTAGTTACTGCAACAGTCAACCGAATGACCATGCTAGATGAAGATATTGGAAGAACAATTCAGGAGATTGATGAGTATCAATCTGAATTAGAAGAAACAAAAAATGGATTGCTTGCAGCCAAGCAAAGAAATGAGAGCGTAATGAAGAACTTTAAAGCGCTGCTTAATGAGGAGTAAGTGAGGTGTCTCAATGGCTGAAAAAATGAATATCTATCAAAAGTTGGCTAAGATCAGAAAGCCTGTCGAAGTCATCAAAAAGAATCGAAAAGGTTACGGATATACATACGTCGACGAAGAAGAAATTCTGTCTAAGATTACTGGATTAATGGGTAAGTATGGCGTTTCTCTTATTCCAAACATTACTCATGGATCTGCAGTTGTGGAACCCTATCACTACACAAAAACAAAAACTACGAAAGACGGCACTCCATATGAGGAGCATGTAAACGAAGTTTTAGTGCGTGCAGATATGGATTGGATCTGGATCAATGATGAAAATCCAGAAGACAGAGTTATTGTCCCATGGCTTTTTGTTGGAACCCAGTCAGACGCAAGTCAAGCTTTTGGTTCGGCGTTAACATATGCGTCAAGATATTTCCTATTAAAATACTTTAATGTTGCAACATCTGATGATGACCCAGACAACTGGAGAAGTCGTCAGAGAGAGGCGGAAAGCGAAGAAGATCGTTTGATTGCCGAAAAGATCGTAGATCAGATCCATGCCCTGGTAACAGAGCATCTTGCTGTTGCCCCCGAAGATAAACAGAATGTCATTGCAATTACTAAAAAGTATGTCAAGGAAAATGGCAAGGCAAGCGCAAATTACTATGCAATCGAAACTTCTGCAGTTGCATCCGAGCTTCTGAATGCGCTCAAAGCAGAGTTCGAAAATAATAAGGAGGAATAAGATATGGGATTTCGTCAGGGCGGCTATATGACCGTGTGGTCAACAGAGACAAGTAAGTCAGGCAACACCACGCGGGTTCGTCTTTCTTCTAGCCGTAAGAACAAGAAGACCGACGAGTATGAACAGGATTTTTCCGGGTTTTGTACATTCATCGGCCCCGCACATGAAGCAGCTCAACACCTAAAGGAAAAAGATCGTATTAAAATTCTTGAGTGTGATGTTGGCACCACTTTTGACAAAGAAAAGAGAACTGAGTATGTCAACTATAAGGTCTTTAGCTTTGAGATGGCGGATGGTTCTACCCCTGCAGGTGGAAAGACCACTGCTAACACAACCAAGAAAAAGGCGGCATTGGTTGACGATGGAGAAGTTGAAGTCGACGAAGATGGTTTGCCATTCTAACACTACGGTGACACCTTGTGAATTATTCAAATATCATATCTGATTTCACATGGTCTTACTCTCGTATTGGTCAATTTGAAATGTGTCCATACGCTTTTTTGCTCCATTATATTAAGCGCACCCCACATAAAAGACTGTTCTTTTCGGACTACGGGGTTTTTATGCATAAGATAATCGAGCTCTACCTGAAGGGTGAACTTGACAAAAAAGATCTTGCATCGTATTACCTCGAAAACTTTCGTAAAGAGGTGAAGGGATACGCGCCAAGTAGAGATATCTTTAAAACCTATTTTGAGCAAGGATTGAATTATCTCCTCCATATTGATCGGTTTCCATATCAATTGCCACTTTGTGTTGAAGAACAACTTGATTTCAATATTGAGGACAAGAAATTTACAGGAATTATTGACTGTATTGCAAAGGACGACGGTTTGATTATTGTTGACAATAAATCCAGAACCTTAAAACCACGTTCTAAAAGAAATAAGCCAACAAAGTCGGATGAAGAACTGGACGCTTATCTCAGACAATTGTATTTGTACAGCATACCTGTAAAATCCACATTTCATACATATCCGGCACGATTAGAGTTTAATTGTTTTAGAACGGGAGAGTTAATTTCTGAACCGTTCAGTGAAGAAAAATTTGAAGAAGCTAAACAATGGGCGCTTAAAATGATTGATACGATTACTGACAACGAAGACTGGTCGCCAAAGATGGACTATTGGAAGTGCAGATATATCTGTGATTTTAGCGATAGCTGTGAATACTTCCAAATGAACAGAAAATAGGAGGTGGCACTATGAATGTTTGTGACATCAATGATGTCGCAAGCGAAGCGGGAGTAATTGCTTCGGCGATTTTACATCCTGAGTTTGTGTTTTACTCAGAACAGCTTACCCCGCACCACTTCACAAATGATCAGAATGCTTATATGTACTACGCCATTTGTGAGTTGGCGAAAATGGGTATCGAAAAAATTGACGCATATAACATTACAAATATTTTGAATGCGAGACCATCAACGAGAGAGAAGGCGGCAAGCCTTCTCTCCATTGCTTCCATCACGGAGTTTATTGATAATGCACATAGCATTGCGCGAGATAGTGTCGAGGAATACAAGATGGTTTCTGACATGGTGTTAAATGCAGCGTTTCGTCGTGACACATATAACAAGCTTGTCGAGTGTCAGCGACTTTGCTTTAACAGCAACGAAAAAGAAATCGAGCAACAGATTTACTCTACACTTGACGATGTGATGATGGAGTATTCCACCACAACGGAAGTTCCACAATATAAAGATGTTGTTGACGGCCTTTGGGAAGAAATAAAAGCACGCCAACAAAACGGTATGTCTGGAATACCATTCAAGTTTCCAACACTCAATCAGTATGTCAGCATTGAACCCGGAGAGCTTGTCGTGTTTGCCGCAGAGGCAAAGCAGGGCAAAAGTATGATGCTGCTCAACTGTGCTGTGGATCTATTAAAAAAGGGAAAAAAGGTTCTATATATTGATAGCGAACTTAACTCCCGGTTGTTTACATGTCGAATACTTTCACATTTGGCTAAGATCGAGTTTAGTCGTGTGCGAAGTGGCAATTATTCTACAGAAGAAGAGCAACGAATAAATATGTGTCTCAAATGGCTGAAAAAGCAAAGCTTCACTCATCTCTATATGCCGATGTTCGATGCTCAGAGCATTTATACAGCAGTCAAAAAAGTGAAGCACACACAAGGAATTGATGTTCTAATTATTGATTATTTCAAGGGCAAAGGGGAGGGCGATGCCTTTGCTTCCTATCAGGAATTAGGTCGCCTCGTGGATATGGTTAAAAACCAAATATGTGGCGATATGAATATCGCAGGCATTGGAGCTGCACAAGCAACTGTTACTGGCAAGGTTGCTGACAGCGCGAAGATCGGTCGCAATGCTTCGACAATTGCTATTATTCAAGACAAGCTTCCAGAAGAGATTGAGGCGGACGGACCGGAGTGCGGCAATAAAAAACTACGTATTGTTCTAAACAGAAACGGAGCACAAATGTCGCAGGACGAATACATAGATCTAAACTTCCAAGGAAATATAATTTCGTATGAAGAAGCTGCGCAACATGTTGTGCAAACGCCATATTAAGGAAAGCGGGTGACGGCGTGGAAGTATCTGAGATCATTGAATGTGTAGATATTCTTGAGTACATATCACAGTTTTGTGAATTGGAAGAAAAACAAGACGGAGAATTTTGGGGTCTATCGCCACTGAAGGATGAGAACACGCCGTCGTTCTCCGTCAATGTGGAAAAACAGAGGTTCTATGATTTTTCAACCGGCAAGGGTGGAAACGTATTGGAGTTTATCTGTCAATATAATCACTGCGATTTTTTCAAAGCACTTCGTATTTTAAAAGAGTATGCAAATATCACTGAAGAAGAGAGAGGCGAGACGCCTAAGAGACTTCAAGCTACATCGATTGCAAAAAAATTCAAAGACAAACAAAAAAGGGTCAAAGAATCTAAAAGCGTTATTTTGCCGCAAGATTATATGAACCGCTATGAGAAAAATGAAGAAAAGCTTTCGTTGTGGATCAAAGAAGGTATAACGCAAGAATCTCTTGATAGGTTTCAAGTACGATATGACCCATTCTCAGATCGTATAGTTTATCCAATTCGCAATAACACTGGGGATATCATTAACGTATGTGGTAGAACATTAGACCAATCGTACAAAGAAAAGAGGCTTCGAAAGTATACATATTTCAAACCACTTGGTGTACTTGACTCAATCTATGGATTTGCAGAAAACAAAGAATACATTCTTCAAAAGAAAGAAATTATTTTGTTTGAAGGTGCTAAGTCAGTAATGATTGCTGATGGTTGGGGTATTAAAAATACTGGAGCTATCCTAACTTCGCACCTCAATCCCTACCAGTTTAAGCAGCTGATTAGTTTTGGCATAACAACAGTGGTATTTGCGCTTGATGCCGAGGTAGATATTCGAGATGATGTAAATATCAAAAAACTGTTACCTTATGTTCGTGTTGAATGGGTTCGGAACAGAAATGGCCTATTGGAAGACAAAGATTCTCCTGTTGACAAGGGTTTTGATGTTTTTCAGACATTGTATGAAGAAAGGGGGCGACTACACTGATTCATTTGCACACACATTCGATGTATTCGTTGCGTGACAGTATTATCAAGCCGGAAGAGTTGATAAGTCGGTTGAAAGAAATTGGACAAGATACCATTGCTGTAACAGATCACGGCGAATGTCTCGGCACAGTGGAGATTTATAAGCTATGTAAAGCAAATGATATTAAACCAATTATCGGGGTTGAGTTTTATATATGTGATGACTTGACCATCAAAGACAAAAACTCAAGGTATTACCATCTTGTTGCGCTGTGTAAAAACGAAGTGGGTCGCCTCAATTTAAATACACTCATCAGTCTATCGGAAAGACCTGAAAACAAATACTACAAGCCCCGTATTGATTTTGAGCTATTGTCACAGTATGGAGAAGGATTGATTATTCTCAGTGCTTGTCTGGCCGGTGAAATAAGTAAAAATCTATTGGCAAATGATTATGGAAAAGCAAAGGAAATTGCCTTGCGATATAAGGAGCGGTTTGGAGAGGATTATTATTTAGAAATCCAAGCTCACCGAGATCCTGAACAGATAGCGATCAATCAGCAAATTTTACGACTTTCGCAGGATATTTCGGTTCCGTGTGTAGTTACTTGTGATGCTCATTACACTTGGGAAGCAGACAAGGTTTACCAGAACAAATATGCATTTAATGGGGCGTATAAGGAAGATGGGGAATCGTACATCGATTGCTTTATTCAAAGCGAGAGCGAAGTTAAGGAGCGACTCGGTTATTTAACCCCAGAGATTGTAGATGATGTTATTAGAACTACACACATCATCGCAGATAAGTGCAATGTTGAGCTACCACTTTCTGCACCAATTATGCCAAAAATGGATGTGCCACAAGAGTTTTCAGACAGTAAAGAATGGCTTATGTCGATTTGTGAAAATGGGTTTCGTACCAAGTTGAATATTGATGTAGCCACGCGTTCTCAGGCTGACCCAAATAGAAAAATATTCCAACAGATTTTGAATGAAGATGGGGAGATTGTTGGGTACGAAGAAAAAGATCTATCACAAGAGACTATCGATGCATACATAAAGCGATATGAGTATGAATTAGACAGTCTAACACGAATGGGTTTTCTCGACTATATGCTTCTGGTTTATTCATATGCAAATGTGGCGAAGCGTCGCGGAATCGCAAGAGGCTCCGGCGGAGGAAGTCTGATCTGTTATGTCTCCAACATTACGAACATTGACCCACTTGAGCACAAGCTTTATTTTGAGCGTTTCATTGATGTTGGGGCATTGCCGTTGCTTGAGAGCGGTGAAATAACTCCAAAGGAACTAAAAATACCAGACGTTGATCTCGACTTTTCTGGAGAGTCTTGTGCAGAGGTCATGCGCTTTTTGTACGATACATATGGAGAAAAAAGAGTTGCCTCTATTGGAAAGTTTGGCACAAATAAAACAAAAGGCACAATTCGAGATATGTGCAAGGTTTTGGGAATTGATCTTCAGGCTGCAGACGAAATTGCGAAGTCTTTTGAGAGCTTTGAAATCAACGAAATTGACGCAATGATTTCCGGCGAGATGGATGTTGTACCAAGTGCAAAAGCGGCCATTGATAATGTGAAGACATATCCAGAACTGTTTGATTTTGTTAGAAAGCTAAATGGTCTGCCCAAGTCATTTGGTTTACATGCCTGTGGCAAGATTATCGCCAATAACGAATTAGATTATTATCTCCCATCAAGTTATGATGCAGAAGGAATTCGCTTCCTACAAGGGGATATGCACAGTGTGGATGATGTCGGATTGGTAAAAATTGACGTTCTTGGACTTCGAACTTTAGACCAAGAATATGACACTCTTGAAATGTCTGGAGAGTCATTGGAGTTCATCAACCCAAAACAAGACTATGGAGACCCAAAAGTTTTGGACATTTTCCGAAATGGAGACACACTGGGGATTTTCCAGTTTTCTTCAAATGGAATGAAACAAACCCTCAAGAAAATGAACGTAAGTGGCATTGATGATTTGTCTGCAGCAAATGCACTGTTCAGACCTGGATCAATGGGATATATCGATAATTACTGCAACAGAAAAAGCGGCAAGGAAAAGTTTACTTATTTGCATCCGGACTTGGAAGGCATCTTGAACACAACATATGGAATTATTGTCTTCCAGGAACAGCTGATTGAAATTGGTCGATTAGCCGGTATGCATAACCCAGACTTGTTGCGTAAGGCAACCGGCAAGAAAAACCCCAAGCTTCTGGCTCAAGTAAAACCAGAACTTGAAGAGAAGCTGAAGGCAAGGGGCTGGACTGATGAACAATTTAGTCAATTGTGGACAGATATGTTGGAATTCGCTAAATACTCGTTTAACAAGGCGCACTCAAGTGCATACGCAATTCTTGCGTATATTACAGCAAAACAAAAGGCATATTATCCAGCCGAATTCTATGCAGGGCTTTGCAATTCCTATATCGGGCAAAGTTCTTTTGTTAAAGATGATGCCGACGAAATTATTAGCGATATGTTTAAGCACAAAATCAGCATTGAGCCATTCAGCTTTAGAGATGATCATAGAAAATGTTGGGTCAAAGATAATAAAGTTGTGTATGCAATTCCTTTGATCAGAGACTGCAACCAAAATACAGCAGAGGTGTTGTATCAATTCCGAAACAGTAAACAGAAATACTTCTGGGCGCTTTGTGGAGATATGATACAGGCAGGTCTTGAAAAGTCTAAGCTTAAAATTTTGATCCTACTTGGTTTCTTTAAAGAGTATGGAAACACAAAGGAATTATTACGCATCATGGATATCTTCGAATTCTTTAAATTTGGAGAGCGAGCATCAATTAAGGTTTCTCAAATCGTTGAAGACGGTTTTATGAATGTGGTTATTCCTCAGTATAGTGTTCGCCCCAAGACAAAGAGTGGAGAACTGTCAAAAACATATAAAGAACTAAATATCCCTGCGATTATGAATGCGTATGAAGATAAGTTGTTATCTCTTGGTATTGACGAATTTAGCTACAGAGACATTATGGCTACACAGAAAGAGTACTTGGGATTTGTCAGTCTTGTTTCTGGGAAAGAGGAAGATAGAACCAAGCTCCGCATTAAGGGTGTCTACCCAGTCTGTAGAAAGTCTGACGGAAAACTGTTCGGATACAGCATCCTCACACAGTCTATAGGAAGTGGTAAAGAAAGCCGCATGACCGTTTTTAAAAAGCGGTTTGAAGAAAACCCCATCCAAGAAGGGGATATCATCGACTGTAGAAGGTGGGAGCGTGACGGTATTTATTTCCGCCTGCTCGACTATGTACATTTGGTCGATTAAACAAAGGAAAAAAGATATGTACGAACACTTTGGTGTTAATGAATTTGCAAAAAATAGATGGGCTGTAGTTGGTTTTGATTATGATACAGCACTCCAACTTATATCAGATATCGAGACATCTTCTGAGAAAGAAGTGTTAAGAAAAACGCGAACAAAGCACGAAATACGCACAGAATTTACTGATGGCACTTTGTTAAGATGGGTGCCTGCTTATATTAATGCAAGAGGACATAAGTTCGGTAAAATGTGGTGCGATAAAAGTATTAACGAAGAAGAGCTAAGATGTAGGATCATGCCGATGTATTTTGGCAAAAGAGAAGATATTACTTGGTTATAAAATTGAGATTTCATAAAGGAGGTGCGCCTCTTCGTGATAAAACAGGTTTGTAATTTTTGCGGAAAAGATTTTGATATGTGGGACAAACAAGAAGCGTTTGGCCTTCATCACCATGTTGGCTACGGAAGCGAGTTTGACGGCAGTTATATTGATGTCGATATGTGCTGTTCTTGCTTTGACAAGCTGATGAATACATATGTCATTCCAAATTGTAAGATCTCGCCGGTGGGAGAGGTTGGTGAGACATAATAAGATGATGACACTAAGAGAACTCGATAATATGCTTGCTGAATTTGAATATAAAACAGGCAAGTATGCAACGAAAATATATTGCGGGGCAAAGGCACTGGTTAGCTTACTTAAATACTGTAATAACCATGAGCTTGGATATTTTGATCGGTTCGAACCTTATGTTGACGGACGTATTAAATATATGGGAATCCCAATAGAAGTTGTTCACAACCCAAATATTGGAGAAGAGTTCATTGTAACAAACGAATCTGAGTGGACACCCCATCTACATTCTCCGCATGATTTGTATATTGACGATCTGGTTCAGAGACATCGAGAGTGGTTTGAGCCAATATATTACGGGGAATGGGATGTCAACAAAGTTAGTAGTCTTTTCGATGAAGAAATAGACGATATTGATGATGCGGACTTAATGTCGATTTTAGGATTTGAAAGTTGAGGAATACTATGGCAAAAATTGAAAACGTAGAAGTCTACGGTCTTGATAGCACCATCTACAGAAGTGGATATCCTATGATGGATGCCGCACCTACTAAAGAAGAATTTTGTGATGCGGTTTCTGAAATCGCCACTGCTCGTGTGGTTGGTGATTATAATAATCCGCATATTAAGAGAGCAATTGGTCTTGCAAATGCTAAAGGTGGCGGACACGACCAATTCCTTACTGGTATTGTAGTTAATTTCGACCTTACACTTTCCAACAAAGCGTGGGTTGAAGCAGAGCGGTACACATTCTTAAACTTCATTTCTTCTATGAGCACCATGCATCGTGTTGCGATGTTCAAAATCGGGGATTGCTGCAATGGTCATGTGAGCGATGTAGAAGTTAAAGAGGCGGAACGGCTACAGGATATCTACAACTCTATCGATGGCGAAAAAGAACCAAAAAGAAAGAAGATAGCATATCTCGATTTGTTGTACAATCTCCCATCTGGCTTTGAACTGATGGCTGGAATGACAACCAACTATCGTTGTCTAAAAAACATTTATGCACAGCGCCGTCATCATAGACTGCCTGATTGGCACGTTGTTTGCGACTGGATTGAGACTCTTCCTATGGCAGACTATCTGATCACAGGTGCTGCTACAAGAAAAGAGGTCAAATAATGAAAGTCATTTGTATTTCTGGAAAGGCACAGCACGGAAAGGATACAACAGCATCACTTCTTCGGGATGCGCTTGAGAATGACGGATACACAGTCCTGATTGCGCATTATGGAGACTTGGTTAAGTATGTGTGCAAGACATTCTTTGGTTGGAATGGAGAAAAGGACGAATATGGACGCAGTTTGTTACAACATGTTGGGACAGATGTAATTCGGAATCAACAAGAAGATTACTGGGTTGGATTCATTGGCGACATGCTTAGAATGTTCCCAGGTGAATGGGACTATGTACTGATCCCTGACTGCCGGTTCCCAAATGAGGTTGAGTACTTGAGGGGGCTGGGCTTTGATGTGACCCATGTTCGTGTCTTGAGAGAAAATTTTGTCAGTCCACTAACAGAGGAACAGCAAGCGCACTCGTCAGAAACTGCCCTGGATGATGTTGCTCCGGATTTTTGGGTCATCAATTACGGTTCATTGCAGGACTTGAAACATGCTATTAGTTCGCTGATTTCTTCAATGAACGGGTATCATCAAATGCATATTGATGAGTTTGTGGGGTGAGATATGTTCGTAGATATCTACAACACAAACAACAAGTACGATCTCATAGTAGCAGATCCGCCCTGGAAACAAAGTAAAGGCGGTAAAAAGGCGGTTAGAGCAAACTCAAGCGGAACACCGTTAGATTACCCAGTGTGTACACTTGATGAAATAAAGGAACATTTGCAAAAAGCAAACGAATGTACCGGTGAAAATGCGATATTGTTTCTGTGGACAATCGATAAATATTTGTTCGAAGCAGAACAAATAGCAAAGGAACTTGGATATAAGCTTCATGCCAGAATGGTGTGGAACAAAGTTACCGGAATTCCGGCTGCATTTACAATTCGATTTGGGCACGAATACCTATTGTATATGTACAAAGGACGATTACTACCGGTCAACAAGGAGCAACGAGGAAAGATCCACTCGGTTTTTACGGAGCGTGTAAAAAGACATAGCCAAAAGCCAGAAATTTCCTACGATATTATAAACTGCTTATACCCTCATGCAAAAAAAGTCGAGCTATATGCACGCCAAGAACGAGACGGTTTTGATAGTTGGGGAAATGAAATTGTGGGGTATATCCCGCAATAACACAGGAGGATACATATGAAGAAACGTGGATATTACGATGTTGATGTTGAAATTGAAAAGGCTCTTATGGACGGAGCGCTTGTTGGCGAGCTCCTTTACTATAAAGACCTCAAGCAACGCAAGTTATTCTTAAGCGAAGATGTCTCTCAGTATAGTATTGGAGAAATCGCCAAACACATTCTCCAATATAACAGAGAAGATGTTGGGAAGAAAATCAAGGATAGACAGCCAATTATGCTTTACATCGCATCCAACGGTGGTGAAGTTGACGCAGGGTTTGAGTTAATCGATGTTATTATAAGCAGCAAAACTCCGGTCTACACAATCAATATGGGATATCAGTATTCTATGGGCTTTCTGATTGGTTTGGCAGGACATAAGAGATACGCGTTCGCACACTCCAAATTTCTGATGCACGATGGATCAAACTTCATTTATAACTCTGGTGCTAAAGCTCAAGACCAGATGGAGTTCAACCGCCGAGTTGAAGAACGTATTAAGAAATATGTTCTGTCTATGAGTAAGGTGACCTCTGAAGAATACGATAGTAAGTTGCGTATCGAGTGGTATCTGTTTAGTGATGAAGCAAAGGAGAAAGGATTTGTCGATTATATCATCGGCGAAGACTGTGACATCGAAGATATTATTTAAGGAGGCTTTATGGAAAACTATTTGGGATTTCAGACAGTCGTGATGAACGATGAAACTCTTGCCTCTTTTTATGAAGATATGAATAGTGTCATATTGCCAGAGTGTCTGACTAATGAATACTTACTCGTGGAAAACGACCACGGAGAAATCGTCGAATATCTCAAGTTTAACGGAGAAGGCTTTATAAAGGTTCCGTATAAACAAATTGCCAGCAGATATCTTGGAAAGATTAAACCAAGAAATCCTCAACAGCAATTAGCTATAGATATGCTGTATAGCCAAGATACAACCGTGAAAGTGATTACAGGAAAATTTGGAACGGGCAAAGATCTCTTGATGACTTCAGCCGCCATTGATCTTTTGGAAAAAGGAAAGTTTTCAAAAATTGTTTGGGTCAGAAACAATATTGAGGTTAAAAATTCTAAACCTATCGGTCATTTGCCCGGCGACTATAAGGATAAATTATTGCCATTCGCCATGCCACTCGCAGACCACCTTGGTGGAGTCGACAGCCTTGAATTAATGATGAACCAAGGAAAAATAGAAATTGTACACCTTGGCTTTATACGAGGCAGAGACATTAAAGACTCCATTATTATATGTTCTGAAGCAGAAAACATGACCAAAGAACACATACAGCTGTTGCTTGGCAGAGTTGGTGATGGTTCATCTTTGTGGATCAACGGAGACTATAAACAGGTAGACGAAAAGGTGTTCCGAGAAAACAATGGCCTGATTACAGCAATAGACAAGCTAAAAGGACACCATCGATTTGGGTTTGTTAAGTTGTTAAAAACAGAACGAAGTGAAACGGCTGCAATGGCCGATTTGCTTGATTAAGTATATATGAAAAGACTAACGATTTTAATAGATATGGACGATACTATTGCAGGTCTTGTCGAAGCATGGGTTTCATATCTAAATAGCCATTATGGCACAAAAGTATCGACACAAGATATCACGGATTGGAACATTAAGGACTTTTTCCCGGATATATCGGTGGACGATGTGTACGGAGCTCTTGAAGATGAGGAATTATGGAAAATGGTAAGACCAAAGGACGAGGCAGTTTACTATGTTAAAAAGCTTATCGATGATGGTCACCGAGTTTATATTCTGACCTCTTCTTATTACAAATCAATCGTCCAGAAAATGGAGCATGTGTTATTCAAATACTTTCCATATATCACTTGGAATGATGTAATAATCGCACACGTTGACGATGGCGTACATAACCATGAGGGTGGCAACCATATCGGCATCCTAATGGATGCACCGCACAATAAATGGTTTGATGCAACCGCAAATGGCATTACCAGAATGAAGACGTGGAAAGAGATTTATCGCTATATTTGTGATATTTGTGAAGATAGAAATAGAGAGGTGGTTAAATGACAGTAAACGAATGGCTCGGAAATGAAAATGAACTTGGACTTAAAATATATGACAGCAAGTACAGACACAATGAAGAAGATTTTGAATGCTTTTTGGACAGAGTGAGTGGCGGAGACGAAGAACTTCGTAAGTATGTAAAGCAGAAAAAGATTTTGCTCGGCGGAAGAACGCTCACAAACAGAGGAACGGATAGCAGTGCGTCATATTTTAACTGTTACTCTCGTGGTTTTGTAGAAGACGACTATCGTGACATTATGCAGGCCGCTGTTGATATTGGTTTAACATTCAAGTCACAAGGTGGACAGGGTATTTCACTTAGTAAGTTAAGACCAAAGGGCACACCCATCGGAAAAGAGTACTCATCAGATGGTATCATCCCATTTATGAAGATCTACAATGAGGTCACCGCCGGAACAAGTCAGGGCGGCTCTCGAAAGGGTGCATTGATGTTGTCTATCGATGCACGACACAAAGAAGCAATCGATTTTATCCATATCAAATCCACGGAGGGTTCTATCGAAAAGGCAAACTTGTCTCTTGAGATCGACGATGAGTTTATGCGTGCAGTAGAGAAATACTACCAGACCGGCGAGATTGTTACTTTACATGAAAAGCGCAATTACAGTGGACATGTAGTAGAATATGATGTCGTTCCAATCAAAGTGTTTGAAGCACTTGTTCAGAACTCATATGACTGGGCAGACCCCGCATGTCTGTTTGTAGATGAGTTTAGAAACCACAATTTGATGCAGTACGATCCCAATTATCAGATTGAGACATGTAATCCCTGCGGGGAACAACCTTTGCCCAAGCATGGCGCCTGTTGCCTTGCGTCACTTAACCTTTCTGAATTCGTCAAAAATCCATACACAGAACAGGCTCATGTCGATGTGTCAGATTTCGTAAATGCTGTGAGAGTTGGCATCGAAACACTTGATAAGCTCATTGACGAGAATTACTCAAGACATCCTCTGGAAGAGCAACAGAAGATGTCTTACAACTACCGTAATATCGGACTCGGTATTTTTGGTTATGCTACGGCACTTATGAAGCTTGGGATGAAATATGGTTCCAACGAAGCAATTAAGTTCACCGAAGAGATTTTTGGCATGATGTTTAAAGCTGCTGTCATCAAGAGTAATGAACTTGCCAAGGAGTATGGGCCGTTCCCAAAGTACAACGATTTGTTGTTCGATGCAGACATCCTTAAAGAGCACTTTACACAAGATGAGTTGGATGCAATGAAGCCGTATGGGCTAAGAAACTGCTCACTGCTTTCCATTGCGCCTACTGGCAGTATCTCAAATCTTCTGAATGAAAGTGGTGGCTGTGAGCCGGAATTTGCTCTCAAATATACAAGACGAACTATCGGCATGACCGAGGGGCAGGATACATACTTTGATGTTTACTGTAAGGCTGCAAGGGAATATATGGCTTTCACTGGAAAGCATGAACTGCCTGACTATTTTGTGAGTTCGAGCGACATTCCGTGGGAAGCTCGTATCGCAACACAGGCTGCCATGCAACGGCATGTTGATACGGCCATCTCATCTACAGTCAATCTTCCTGAGAGTGCGACGTGTGAAGACATTGCACAGCTTTATTTGGAGAGTTGGAAGCAAAAGCTAAAAGGTGTTACGATTTTCAGAAGCGGATGTAAGAGAATGCCAATCCTTTCTACAAAAGCCAACACTTCTACAAAAGAAGAACCGTACCGTGAGCTGAGTAGGGGAGATATTATTGAATGCTCCAATGAGCTTGTCGGCAAAAAGAGAAAGCTGACAACGGGCTGTGGCAGCCTTCATGTGATGGCATACTTTGACCCCGTTACAGCAGAATTACAAGAGTGCTTCCTTGCTAAAGGTTCGACCGGTGGGTGTGCCAACTTTATGACAGGCTTGAGCAGAACTATTTCGCTTCTCGCTCGTGCAGGTGTCAGTGTGTACACCATCCAAGACCAGCTGAATAGTACGGGAACCTGTCCCTCATATGCAACACGAAGAGCCGTTTCTCACGATACATCAAAGGGATCTTGTTGCCCGATGGCAGTCGGAAATGCTCTTATCGAAATGTATGAGGAGATGTTGGATGAAGTTCTGTATGACGAAAGTGGCGATTGTGAAGAATGTGTATGTCACAACGATACCAGAGAGACAGTCAGTGACAAGTGTCCGCAGTGCGGAGAAAACGTGATTTATGAAGTCGGGTGTATGACTTGTAAATCGTGTGGATGGACAAAGTGTGAATAAGAGGAGAATAAAATGAATTTATATCAATATATCTCAGTCGGTATTCAACTGATTTTGGTAGTAGTTCTTGTTGCTCTAATGTGGGAAGACCGCAACAAGAGAAAGGTTGGAGAATTTGAAAAGGTCAGCTTTAAGCAGTTCTATTCTGCTATGAAAGACGAGTTTTATGAGCATTTAGCCCCAGAGGTAAGCGAAGTCGAGTATGTTGAACGTGTCAAAGAAATGTATGATGCGATTGAACTTCCTACCAGAGCTACAAAGGGAAGTGCTGGATACGATTTTAAGGCGCCGTTTTCATTTGAATTGATGCCCAGACACACCATTAAAATCCCGACAGGTATTCGTGTAAAGATTCGTAACGACTGGTGGCTTGGATGTCTTCCGAGAAGCAGCTTGGGATTTAAGTACAGAGCGCAGCTTGACAATACCATGGGAGTTATTGACTCAGACTATTACTACTCAGACAATGAGGGTCATATCTTTGTTAAGATGACGAATGACTCTGGAAACAAAAAGTTGATGGTTAATACCGGCGACGGCTTTGTACAGGGTATTTTTATGCCATATGGAACAACACAGTCAGACAAGACTACAGTTACCAGAAATGGTGGCATTGGTTCTACAGGACGATAAAAGAAAAGCCGCCCCTTTGTGGGGCGGCTACACTGTTGTCTGCGCGAAAATGGAGATGGAAGATGTTAAATGGTTTAGAAGTATATACAGTTAAGGAAATTCAGGAATTATTTAAGTGTGGAAAAAGACAAGCCTATGAACTTATGCGTTCTCCGTCATTTCCCTCAATCAAAGTTGGAGGAAGATACATAGTCGAAAAAAGTGCCCTGCAGCGCTGGTTTTCGACATATGAAGGATCATATTTCATCATTTGAGGAGGCGTATGTTTATGGCAAAGTCTGGAAGTATTTCAAAAAGAGCAGATGGTCGGTGGACAGTAAAATACAAGAACAGGCAAACGACCTGCAAAACAGAAGCTGAAGCAAAACGGAAGCTTAAAGAAATGAAAGCGGTAAGCATAATACAAGCTGTCCCGGTGGCAAAATTGACTGCTGAAGATGCTATAACGAAGTGGCTAAGTGTACAACAAGTTAGGCTGAAACCGAGTAGTTTTGACAGGCTTGAGCAGGTTTGGGAAAACCAAGTAAAGCTGTATTTTGCAAAACAGCAGTTCAGTACAATCAAAAAAGGCGACATAGATGATATGCTGATTGATCTATGTAATAAGGGATACTCCTATTCGACGGTCAAGAAAGCATTTGAGCTTTTAAGCGGGTGTTTCAGATATTATCTGGAACGAGAAACAATAACCAGTGATCCAACCACCTTTGTAAAAGTGCCATCTGTTAACAAGAAACCAAAAGGCGAAATCATATTCTATGAAGAAGACGAGCTACGCAAAATTTATGATGCGTCAACCAGAAAGTATTCCAATGGGGTGCCTGTGTTCAGACAGGGGTGGGCAATTGTTCTGCTCGGCAATACAGGACTACGCCTTGGTGAGCTTTGTGGGTTGACATGGGACAATGTTGACTTTAAGAAAAAACAAATTATAATCAAAGGAAATAGGGTATTGGTAAAGAACCGAGATGAGGGTGCAACAACCAGAAACAAGCTTGTTGACCAAAAGGTTACAAAGACACAGAATGGTATGCGCACAGTTCCTCTCAATGAGATGGCCGTAGAAGCACTCATAGAACTACAAAAGATAAAGAGTAGTAACTATGTGCTTGCATCGAGACACGGCAATCCGACATACCCTAAGGTGTTAGACACGACATTCCGCAGAGTGTTAAAAGCTGCGGGCATACCAGAAGATAGGATTTATGGTGTGCACTCTCTCAGACATTCGTTTGCGACTACGCTAATACGAAATGGAGTGTCGCCCAAGACAGTCTCCAAACTATTAGGGCATGGAGACATCAACATTACATTACAGACGTATGTTCATGCACTGCAAAATGACTACTCAGACGCAGTTGCGATGTTGGACAGAGCTATAAAATAGCTCAAAAAATTGGTGTCAAAATTGGTGTCAAAAATTTTTTCGATGGCTGAAAGCCAGTATTTTCAAGCGTTTGCGGAGTTTGGCGGATGGGTCTCCAAAACCGTAGGCTCAGGGTTCAAGTCCTTGTGCCCCTGCCAAACAAAGAAATCGGTAGATGCTTGGAAAGTTCAAGTTTCTTTCGGTTTCTTTGTTTTTTGCTACCATTTTGCTTCTGAATGTTTCGGATATCAAGAGTGGGATTTTGCTTTGCATTCCGCATAGATTAGCTGCACTCGCTCGAAATTGTCCTATTTTATCCTTTTGTATCCCTTTTTATCCTCCGAAAAAGGTGTCAAAAAGGTGTCAAACTATTCGGAGTATTCTAAACTATTCCATTATCTTTTCTTCGTCTCAGCTATCATGTTGGGGCGAAATACATACTATATGTTCCTTTAAAAGATCGCTAATTTCGATTAACTATGTTTTAAGAGAATATTGTTTAAGGGCAGGGTAGAACTAAGCTTCTATCTTGCCCTTTATTTTTTTGCCGATTATGGCGCAAAAAAATGAGAGCCAACTCCGATATGGAGAAAGCTCTCATAAATACTTAGATATTTACACCCACAAATATCTGAATTTCAGTTATCATTCGTATCCTCGGACATCCTCCAGGAACGTATGATTTTTCATGTGATTTTCATAGGACTCAGTTATGATCCTATAAACAATATCAATCTCACCGTTTGTAAGTCCACGCTCTTCAAGGAAGACCTCGTATCTGTCGTAAACCTTAAAAATACGATTAAACTCTTCTCTCGAAACAACTGCGTTTTCGTTACTAACTCTATTGGCAAAATCAATAATTCTATCTCTGCTGCTCTGAACAAACATTTCTTCTGTCATTTTAGTGTTGTCTCTCAGAGCCTCTGTTACATCGGCTAAATTTTTGCTGATTTCTACGATAGAATCATCATAGGTATCAGCCCTGTCATTTACCCATTGCATCCACTTATCGCGTTTGGAGATATTGTCAGCTGAGTAATGGCTGTTTACATCGCTCAACAGCTGTCTCACTTCTTTTAGTGTTTGTGCTGCCTCTTCTTTTTCTCTTTTCTTTCTGGTAAATACTTTTCTGATCTTAAGGAACTCTGGTACTACTTTGCCCTTGAATTCCAAAATTTCTCCAATGCCTTGCATACCAAAAAAGACGACTGCTACTCCAATTGCGATTTTAGTTGGTACATTTAAATAATTAAGATAGTTCAGCATCTTGGGCTACCTCTGTTTCTGCGTCGGCCTCGACAAGGACGCCCTCTTCGACTTCAAACATATCAGAGATATACTCGATAATACCCTGCAATGCTGTGCCAATGGTGGATGCGCTGGCTGCGTCGATCTTACCTTCGGTAACAATATATGTAATTGCAGAAATAAGAGCGGTAACGCAACCGGCAATAGCTTGAACATCACTTTCAGCTCCATTTCCACCAACTGCTAAAATAACGCCAAGAACAATGCCTGCGATGGCGCACCATAACTTCGTGGACTTCAGCTTTTGCCAAAATGTACGTGTTTGCATATTAGTTCCTCCCATGGATCGCCCTCCGCCGAAGCGGAGGGATCTGTTATATTGATGGACTGTCTTTTGAAATAGATTGCTTTAAGAACCCTTTGGCTTGAGCAGAAGCAAAAGTAATACCATCACCATTGCCACCCACATTTTCTGCCCTATTCTTATCGACCACACGGCTTATAGCAATGCTTACTGCTGTACCTATCGGAGTAAAGACAACTGTCCAGCACATAAGAGCGCCGGTATACCCAGTGGAAATACTCTTCAGGGCAAGATAAAAGCCGCCGACCAAACCGGCAGCAAGAAAGAGTAGTATGTAGAGGGCGAGTCGATTAGTAAAACCAAGCTTAGCAAAATGAGCCAATAGGGGACAGCCCTTCTTCTGCTTCTCTTTTTTGGGCTTTGTGTTTTTGCTAATCAAGACTATCACACCTTACCCATCATCTTTGCAAATCTGTATAGGATGGTAGCCATCTGCTCTCTTGTGAGAACGTCTTCCCACATATAGTTGGGTTCACCGGTAGCAGTTACATTACCGCCAGTGATCAAACCAGAGTTAATAGCCCAGTCACGAGCTTCCTTGCTCCACTGTGCGGAATCATTATCCTGCAGACCTTCGCGCATCTGCAGCCACAGTTCTCTAAATCTTTCAACGTTCATATCATCATCCTCCTCGAACTCCATGCCCTCGACCAAGGAATAGTCGGGGCGACCATATCTGCCATAACTAATTGGATAAGACTTGGGCGCAACACCACCGCCATTAGCGACTACGCCAGATGCTGCAGATGTATTGCCCTCGATTGTATAGACTCGTCCATCGCGTACATCAATAACAAGACCAGTGTGGTAAGATGTAGCCCATCCATCGTTGCTGAAGAAAATTTGGTCTCCGGGCTTAGGCTCGGTCTTCAGCTGACCCTTTGCTTTGTAGTACTTCATAGAGAACTCACAGCCGGCACCAAGACCGCCCATGGGTTGACACAGAAGCTTCATGCCCATTTCAAGACCAAAAGCCTTGATAAAGCACCAGTCAACAAAGACATCACACCAGTGATATCCATTCTTGTTACCGTTGTAAACTCCGAGCTGAGCAAGATCTCTGGCATACTTAGTCCAGTTGTTATAACCGGCATTGCCTGTGTGACTGTCGAGATTAGAGTTAGTTGCCTTTTCAAGATACCCAATCTCATTCTTTGCCACTTGAATTACTTTTTCAATTGCTGTCAAGAATATTCCTCCTTCCAAGCCAATCGATTTTTTAGAATGATTCCTAGAGCCATCAGATTCGTTTCTGGTGGCTTATTTTTTTACATAGAAAAAGACACGCCCACATAACCTATCTCAGAAACTGATTCATCTGAGCAGGTGAGAGCATGTCTGTGCGGATATAACAATACCGGGCCCGATTGAGCCCGGTTATGTATGAAATATTGGTTTTATCAGCGAAATGTAACCGTGATTTGTGAAGGGTCATAGTCCTCCGGAACACTTCCACTAAACAACAGATTAATAAAAATGTACTTTCCACCAATTTCTGATATTGAAAAGCTGCCAGAGGTACCGCCGCCAAATCCAATCCTGCTCCAAGTTTGAGAATCTGCATCATAGCTTACAACAAAATAACCATAGTTCGTTACAGCTAGTCCATGTCCCATGGTGTCAGATACACCTATATTCATATTAGTAGCATTATCGGGGATTTGTATGGGGTAATAGCCACTAATACTTAGGTTGTCTACATTCTTTGTAGAGGACGCAAATAAATATTTGTCATTTAGTGCAAAGCCAGCATAAACATCTACGGTAGTTATATGGTGTCCTACCCACAAATCAAAGTTCTCAACACGAACACGATTCACATTTATAGTAACGTCTTCTGTAATATTTTCAACTGTCACTAAATTGTCTGAATATGAAGATTGTGTAATATTATTTTCACCCATTGTTATATGTACATCAGACGAATTACATATAAAACCTACTGGCGGAGATAAAGTAGCGCTATAGTTATGTACTAAAGATACATTATTTAGATTACTATTTATATGTGTGCCCCCAGGACATTTTTCAATGTGATACCCGGCGATTAATGTATCTACCGCATCGGTCAAATTAATATTACTTACGCCTGTTTTTTCATTTGCACTATCTAAGAGAGTGCGAAATTGGTTTTTTACTGATTGTGCTGTAATCACAATAATCACCTCACTCACGAATAACGTATCTTGGAGTTGGTGAGTTGACTAGCGGTAGATGTAGACCAATACGGGTCGCTAAACATATTAAATACGACATTAACACCGCCATCTTCTACAACTCCCCAATCGCCCCATTTCTCTCTGCATATATCAATGGTTGTTGATAAATTGAGGTCATTTGTTGCTGTGCTTACAAACTCGTGGTTGGAAGAATATTTATTACCGGCAATAAATGCGGCTTCTACAGTGATCAACTCTGGACACATTGTATAAAGATGTATTTGCGATGCCCCAATTGGGATTGGTATCAAATAAACATTGCCATATATGGTGTAAGCACTCGTTCTTGCTGTGCCACAACCCAATAAAGCACAATCATCATAAAGCTGACTGTTCGTACCACTAATACCGTTTGTAGTCGATGACACTTTAGTATTTGTAATTGCGCGCAAAGTTGATGCATACTCCACAGAAACTACAATATCTATATCTCCGCTTATACTTTCTATGAATATTTCAGCGGTCTTATAGTCTGCGGAAATAGCACAGCAATCTGATGTAATGTCTACACCACCCATGGTAACAACGATACTTCGATCATATAGAAGCCACCAGCTTGGGAGCGATACGGTAACAGTGGTTGAAAAAGAACTGTTGCGATCTACGGTATCTGGCTGGTTGCTCAAAGTGACTCCGACAGGGGAGTATGTAACAGCATAGGAAGTAATTTCGCCACACACGGCGGTAATCTCAATGTTCCCAGTAATGTTGTTGATTGTGATTGTCCCATCAGCATAAACATCCACTGTCACATCCTGCCCTCCCATAGTAACAACAACAGATTGTAATTCATAACCATCGTCTGGAGTTAGCGTGGCCGAATATGATTGCTTTTCATATATGGTTGCAATATCGTTATTGGAAGAACAATATGTCAGACAATTGTTAATAGAATATTGCTCCAAAGCTCTTGCATTTGCTACGATCTGCAGATCTCCAGTCAGGTCCTTGATAGATACTATGCCGTCTGCATAGGCCGTGCTTGTAATATCTACGCCATCCATAATAACAGCGACAGACCCTTCGTCTAATGTATAGCCCTCGTCAACAGACAGAGTCGCTTGATACGACCCTGTTAAAGAAACCAGTCCTGTATTTATAATATGTTTTCCGCCAACACAGTCACTTGCGCCAAAACCTTCAACAAGAGTGGCTATAGCATCTGATATATTTGTATCGTTGGCGCCAGTTTCTGTATTGGAATTGAGCAACAATTCAGATAATTTTGTTTTAACGCTATTAATCATTGCTTTTACCTCATACTACAAAATTGGAGAATTATACTCAATGATAATTTCTATGTCTCCAGAGACTTCTGGGATATTTACAGACAAATTAGTCCCATCTATTGAAGACACAGTATTAGTTATATCCGTAGCCCCCATAAGAATTTGATACTTACAATCCGCATCAATCACATTCACTTCGTTAACATACGGATCGCCAGCAAAAACTGCTTTTAAAGCATTGCTCATCGTAATACCGTCGCCCTGAAGGCTATTGTACGAAAGCGATACGGAATATGTTTTTGCAACAAGAGAGGCAACCTCTGCGACATACTCATTAAACATGGCATCTATCTCTGATGCCGTATAATAATTATCTGGGTCGGCGATAGTTGGAAGCGTTACTGATGTTGTAGTTCCATCTGTTTTTTTAAATCTCCAAGCTTTGTTACTATATGATACAGAGGATATTCCAACGCCATTCGATCCGGTATCTCCTTTTAGGTTTGCAGAGCTTGTTCCAGAAGCAGATGTAACAGTTAATGTAGTTCCATTCCAGGAATGAGTGCAAGAGGTGCCATCTGCACCGTTGCTGCCATTTTTGCCAGATGATCCGTTATACACATTAAAAGCAAACGATGATCCGTCAGTTAGCGTAATAGTGATTGTGTTTACCCCGCTACTTACAAGACTTTCGGAAGTAAGTTCAATGCTCGAAATTCCGACACCATCATTGTAGTCTACGCCCTTGATAGGGGTATAGCCATCGTTTCCATTTTCGCCATTTGCACCATCTTTTCCATCAACACCATCTGTTCCAACAACCACTCCAAGATTAATAGGTTGACCCTCAGAAAGTTCTAATATCAACTCATTGTCGTCGTTGATGTAGGCATTAGTGATGCTAACACCATCGTTGCCAGGATCTCCCTTATAGGAGTAAATTTCTGTGATTTTTCCGTCTTCGCCACGGACTCTCAAAATTGGATCTGCCATAGTATCACCCCCTAATCAATAACGCGAGCAAATAGATTTGCTCCATCGTCAACACCACAACTAAATCGAATATAATGCATGTCGCTCCAAGATCCAGATACTGGAGCATTTGAACAAGTGCTGGAGTCCCAATATAAGTATGTATCGTCGGTAGTACTATAAGCTGGGCCACCATATCCTTCTTTTAGCAAATTGGAATAATTAATCGCCTGTATTAAGGAGTGTGATGCATCATATACACATACATAGGAAGCAGAGTTGTTCCAAGAACCACCAGTTACTTCAAGTTTTTGCCCATACTCGAATTCAATGAATCCGACAGCGGCAGAAGCTATTGAGGATGTGGTGACTTGACCACTGGAGTTCAATCTATATTCGTTTTTATATCCAGTACCATTGAAGATGTTGCCATTTTCATCTTCAGATGTTAAGACCACATTTGCTCCACTGCTTGTAGCAACGACTGTAATGATAATATTCCCGGTAACTTTATCAATAGATATGATACCGTCAGAATAGACAGTGTCTGATATATTGACTCCACCCATAGTGACCACCACACTCTCAAGAACATACCCACTGGACGCAGTGATGTTAGCAGTGTACCTTTCGCCGTTGGAAATGGTAGTAGCACTGTTGTCGTTAGTTGCATATGTTAAGTTGTTAACAACCGACCACACATCTTCTACTTCATCGGCATATTTGATTTCCTCGTTTACAGTCAAAATACTGTTATCTGTAATATTGGCGCAACAAACGCGAATAAATGCAGTGTTTTCTAAAGATACAGAGGCACCGCTAACTGTTGCACTAATAGAAGTATTAACTGTAAAGTCTGTGCAGTTTCCAGCATTATCTACCGTCGCATTCATTTGACCGAGATACCAAGCACTATTTGCCTGTATAAATGCTATATAATTCTTTTCAGAGTCATAGAAAACAATACGATGATTCCCGTCATTGGTAGAAAAAGACATGTCTTGCATACGGATAATATCTCCGTTTTTAACAGGAATAAATCCCGTGGTGCACACGGCAGCATTTGTACTTTCAACACCACCATTGATGTAGGTCTTTGCCTTATATCCTGTTCCGTTGTATACGTTGCCACTGGTGTCAGTAGAAATTGGGATTTGATTAGTGCAGGCAAGGGCGATTTCCGCACTTGCGGTAATAACTACATCTCCGATTACTGATCCAATGGTTATTATGCCGTCAGAATAAACAGAAGAGGTTATGTCTTCTCCGCCCATTGTTACAAAAACAGATGTAATAATACAATGTTCACTAGGTATTAGAGTTGCAGTAAAAGACTTACCTTCTTCGGCGCTCCCTGCCTCATTTGAAATCGTCAAATTCGACAAAGCGTTTGTGATACTATAATATACAGTGTCTCCATACCCAATTGTCCGATCCCTACCTGCTCCGTAGCAGAATGAATAGATAATTTCTTCTGACGGATTAATAACATTAATTACAAAAGAAGTATCTTTGGCTGAGCCGACCGTCTTTAAATAATCAAGCTTTTCGCCATTAGAATCTTTTTCCTGAAAATCAATGTCTGTATAACTGCCAACTGTTGAGTAATAATTTTCTCTATTATACTGACCGTTTGGAACACAGATACGCCAAGCATCATACGAGACAGAGCTACTGTTCTCATAGACACTAAGCTTGTCTGTCTTGAAATTATGGACATGCCCATGAAACTGTGCTATGAACTTTGCCATATTCGCGGAAGCGAAATCAATAATGTGACTTATCTCATCCTCTGAAGAAATTGTAATTGAACTGCCTTCAACATAAGCCTTAAACAGTTCGCTGAGTGGCATCGTATTACCATAATCAGCGGGGTAGTGAGATAAAACTATAAAGCCCCATTCGGACGCATCGGTTTTACTATTCAAATCTAATAAGGCATTCGCAAGCCAAATGCGCTGAGAGCCAAGCGTTCCTTTATCGGTTTGGTTAACAACCAAGGATTCGCTGGTATTAAGCAGAAATACTCGTAGCTTTTTATCAGAAAAGTCACGATAACAGTAGCCTCCATTTTCTACCCCACCAACTACGGTGTCTTCACTTTCAGAAAGAGCAGTGTATTGACCATACAGATAATCGCCAGTCTCGGTATATGTACCACTGTTTCCATCACTAATCATCTGGTTATGATAGTAAATACCGGTATCATGATTGCCGATAGCATGAAAGCAGGGAATGCCCTCGTGAGATTCCTTTAGTAGTGAAAATGTATCAGATGCTTGAGATTGTAATAACTCGGAGGTTGTCTTTGCACTACCCCAAGTAGAGTCTCCTAAATGTGCCATGAAATCAAAATCTAAAATATAAGAAAGGATCTTTGCTGCCATGGCACTATGTAGATTGCTTGTATTGGTTTGAACACCATCGGCATCTGTATATGTATCGCTGTCAGCTTGTGCACCATATTGGTGGGTATCACTCATTGTAAGGAACACGATGCTTTCATCTCTTAAAACAGACTTCACTTCATTGGCAACACGCAAAGCTTCGGCCTTGACATAGTCTGGAATATTCGCATGAGCGATTTCCTCTGTTAGACTCAAAGCAGAAACCGCTGTTATCATATCGTCTAAGCTCAACTTAGCTGTTGTTCCTGTCTTTTCTCGGATGGCATTGGCAAGGTTTGTCATTTTTTGATTTACTTCATATACAGCCATTACCATTCACCACCTAAAATAAGAGTATCCACATAGTTTTTGATTTCGTCTTTATCTGATTCGGTCCAATAATCAATTCCCTTTTGTGGAGTATATCCATCCTCTCCATCTTGACCTTTCAAATCAACAGATGTTTCTCCGGAAGCAGATTTGATAGTCAAAACAGTTCCGTTCCAAGAGTGTGTGCAAGAAGTACCAGGCACACCATCTTGGCCGTCCTCTCCATTTTTAATGACAACTGTATTAGATCCATTTTTATCTGTGATAGTTATGGTCGAGCCATCATCTGTTTTTTCTACAGTAATAGTGGGTGAAAAACCATCATCACCATCAGTTCCGCTTTCTCCAGAGGGGATCGTAATTATTTGATCTGAAACCTCGTTCATACCGTCCAAATTTGCTCTAAAAGAGATTTTGATTGTGTTTGCGTCAACTTGCGAGACTGTGGGTGTATAGTATCCACCATCTCCAACAGTTGGCGCAACGGTATTGCCACCGCTCGGCAAAATTTGAATCCTACAATCATCCGGCATGTCACCATCACCGATATAGATGTCCGCAATACCATCTGTACCATTTCTAACAGTAAAGTCAACAACCTTGCCATTCGCCAGTGTAAAAGTGATCTTATTTTCACCACCGCTGGCATCGCTCTCTTCTGTTGTGATATCAACAACGCCAGCCTCTGCAATCTCTTTTAATATTCGATCAATCTTTACAATATTAGAATCGTCGGCAGAACTATTCATTTTTGCTCTCCAATCCTTAAAGAGCGTGGAACTGTCGTCTTCGACATACAGCCCATAATTAATTGTTTCAGCCATTTTTACCTCCTTTCATACATGCTTGTATAAAATGACAGTTTGGCCTAATTAGTATTCAACGCCGTAAAGATCAAAAAGATCTTTTACGGCGTTGGTTTTTAATATTTTCTTTTGTTGCCCTTGGTTTAAGGCATCATATACTGTTTGTAAGGCCAATTTTGTATTCGTTTTTGCCTCTTGTACAGCCAAAGTCAATTCTTCTTTTGTCATAGTTTCACCCCAAATTCTGCAAGGGCCATTTCATAATCAGACGTAGTGGCCAATTCAGTATCACAAAAAGCACTATCTGGTGTTAATATCGGCACATCGGTCTCATTATATACCCTATTACTCCCGATAGGATCGATTGCCTCATCATACAAAACATCGTCACGTTCAATCATATAACCACTGTCTGAGTATTTTTGTAAAAACTCAACATCGTCAATGACTATTGTTTTTTGTACAATCATACGTTATACACCTCCGCAAATATCCTGATAATCTTCGATAGCTCTAAACCTTTTTGATAAAGTGCTCCAGTTAGTTGCAGACTTGTATTCGGACAGTAAGGCTTTTGGAACATATATATATCCGGTAGTTGTCAGAGAGCTGCTTGCAAAAGCTGTTGTAGACGCTAATGCGCATACAGTGTCGCTCCTGAGAATTAACGCATCTAACGGTGTATAATTAAACGAGTTACCCTCTATTTTTGTTGCGACATGAAAATCTGCCTTTGTTAAAAATTCACACTTCCAGAATGAGCTTGTTGTTACGGTCTGTAGTTTTGTGCATACGACGCTTGTAAGTCCAGATTGAGAAAATGTGCTACTACCAAGAAATTTCTTGATATTTGAAAAGTCAAAATTTGTTAAAGAAGAGCATTTTGAGAAAACCGCTCCGGGCAACTCTTCTATAGCAGGTGAAAGTTTAACACTTTGTAGATTGGTACACCCGTAAAACGCGCTTCCCTCCAATTCGACAACTCCTGGTAAATAGACCTCTTTTAGATCAACGCACCCATTGAATGCGCTATATCCAACTTTACTTACATTTTCAGCATGTATACTGGACAAAGACTTGCAATCCATGAATGCACACTCTCCAATATGTGTTGCGCTTGGAAGATCGGCGACTTTTAACGATGAGCATCGCGCAAAACAACGATCAGCCACCACGTTTAAAAGAGGGAAGGGGGTAGACTCAATGTTTGACCATTCAAATGCACCCTCATACCCATAATCACCTTCGCCAACATCGATAAACTCAACAAGGGGGGAGTTTATGCTGTATAGATTTTTACATCCAAAAAATGCCGCTCCACCTATTGTGCGCACGCGAGGAAAATCTACATACAATAGACTGGTATTCCTATAAAATGCATATGGAGCAATTTCGCCCAAACTGTTACTACTCATATTGAAACTTGATCGAGAAATAAGATCGTCATAAACAGATATTTCCCAATCAAGCATCGGTAAATTACCAGTATACACAAACCCGAATATTTCTGCAAAGTCCAATCCGCACATATGTTCATGTTCCACATCAATTGCAACGTCTTCATAGTGGTCATCGGCCTGAATGTTAAACGGCTTTCTGCTAACACCCCTCAAATATGCGACATTATTATAGCTTCCGACAGAGGTGCTTCTACATGTTACATATATCGCGCTACCTGCATAAAAGTCATTTTCGTCAATTATTCCATCCTCGTTTGTATCTATGTTGCGCTCAATATAATCAGCTGCACCAGCAGTGAAACAATTGTGTACATAGAAACTTTCTATTTGCGTTTCACCAAAAAGACCAGCAGAATGCCAGCGGCTTGTTCCGTCTAGCGAATGACTTCCATAGTTTCCAGTATTATAGCAATTGTTTACTATTGTCGTGCGAGTTGATGTATCAATATCGCCTACAGCAGTAGCAAACAAGTCTACAAGGTATTCGGATTTATTTCGATCATACAGTCTTATCCAGGCATTCTCAGCTCTACCAGATCTATATGTTATATTACAGTAAGTGTCGTTATCGGTGCGCATCGATACATCTATAAAATCATTATTTGATATTATATCAATGTCATCAATAGAAGAGCCTGCATTTTCTAAGATGCCTTTGGCTTCAAATTCAATAGTCTTTCCGCTGATAACCTCTATATCGTTGGCTTGAATTAATTTTATGCTGTTTAACATAATCGTTGGTCTTGAGCCATAACTGGGGTCAGAATGTTCTATGCTTATAGTGGAAATACCTTTCTTTAAATTAATTCCACGTATATAGTCTTCTTTCCTTTGGGATGATGTCCCCCTGAATATATAATCTTTATATAAAAGCTCGCCATCAACATAGATATCAGCGCATCCGCCACCGGCGTTTCCGCCAGTAATAATGTTGGAGTTACCGGTTGAACTTTCGGCGTACAAATCTATGACAAGCTGATAACGACCATCTTCTGGAACAACAACTTTTAAACACAAATCTGCACGATTTGCATTAACGGAGTTGTTCGTATAAGTCATATATGGGTAATACCCAACTCGCCATTGATACTCTGGATTGTTGTTAAAGAACAGCCTTTTACGAAATTCCTTTCTCTTAAAACCAGAAACAGTTTCGTCTATCCACCAGTTGTGATTGAGCTTCAAATATTCGTTTAAACTATCATAAGCAGCTATTTGCTCGGTAGTCATGGCCGTATTCCCATCTTTACATCCAACATACTTTACATTTTCATCAGATGTTGGTGCAAGATCATTCCACCAATCTTGGTTAGACATTCCAGAAACTGAGGCAGAAAAATCTATTTCCACAATATCTCCAGTGTCTTTGTATCTGTGTGTACAGCCGCCAAGTCGACCGATTAAACAACCGGTAATGTCATAGCCATCAATCCTTCCTTTGTTACAACTGCATGTAACTTTGGATGGCACATCAGAATCTTCCATATAACCGATTAAACCGCCAACATACATTCCGCTGATATACATATCTGCCTCATTAGAGCATTCATGTACAACAACAGACTTAGCATAGCCAATAATGCCACCGATATTGGTGTAGAAAAGATGCTGGTATGCCCCTGGATTTGTGTTCAGTGGACTGTTAATGCTAACCTTGTTACAGCATCTAACAAATGTAGAGTTTTTTGCAACAGCACAAATGCCTCCAATCTTACTATTTTCACAATGGCGACCAGTAATAGTGGCTGAGCCTGATACGGTTATATTTCTTATAGTTGCACCATTAACAGTTCCGAACAAACCAACACGGAAATCTCGGTATTTATCCTCTACTTTGTCGAAAACATTGTTAAAGGACATTTCGATTCCAGATATTGTGTGTCCTTGACCGTCGAATGTACCGCAGTATGGAGTATCTGAGGTGCCAATAGCATGGCTTGACATATCTTCAATCCATTTGGTAGCACTCATATCAATATCATCTGTCAGGACAGCACAAAGGTTTGATCTTCCGGCATTTACCTCGTTAGAAAAGTGCAATAGGTCTTCTGCGGACGATATAGAAATTGGCTTCATATCTTTTAGGGCTTGTATTGCTTCTGTTAGATTTTCATGCTTAAGCCCGGTAGCATTTTCGATGCGGTTCTTTACGGCTTCAATTCTCTGCACGCTTTCAAATTTAATACTCATTGTAAAACCCCCGTTCCGATAGAGGCAATTAATTTTTCATCCAATAAGCCGGCAGCTTGTTCGGCAATGTCGCGCTTGTCTGTTTCTGTTAAAACATAATCGTTGCCAACTGCATCTACACCAAGAGACTTCCACGTCTTTCCATTGTCATACGACACCATCCATTGTTCAGATGACTCGTCAATGTTAATAACGGGGGTGTTACCATCTTTCCCGTCTTTGCCATTGGCTCCAACAATTACGCCAAGATTGTTCTCAACCCCGTTGGAGTAAGTGAGGACTAACTCATTATTTTCGTTAATCACTGCGGAAACAACACTTACGCCATCTTTACCGTCTTCTGGCATATTAACCAAAATACCATTCCACTTATCAACATCGCCGCTTAATATTTTTGCAAGCTCGTCCATATTGGCGTGGTTATGCGAGTCGTTTTTTAGTTCCTCGATGTTGTCTTCTGCAAAAGTCACGCGATCCTGCAGGTCTGGAAAGGCCGCGTCATCATAGTCCGCAAAGTCCTTTGAGTCTTGGATGGTTAAAGTACACTCTCCGCTCTTAACTACAATTTGCTCAGAAGAATGTGGAATGAAGTGAAGCCAAGTACAGATGTCACCGGCAACATTTGTAATTTTACGATCAACAGGAACGGTGTATTGGCAATAGTTGTCATTATACATAGCTCCTGTATTTTCTAATTTGATAACATTGGGAATGCCGTCGCTGCGTATATAATTTAAATATACACGAGATGTTGTGACATCGATATCGTCGATCATTTTGGGTATCAAGTAAATTATTTTCTTGTTTAGGTTTTCTCCACGATAAATTGGTTCTTTTGCGGTTATAACCAAAGACTCGTCTTTTTCAAGTTTAATATAAAACAACGGTTTCACCTCCGTTTTTTTGTTTTCAAGTTGGGTTGTAGAGTATACTTTTGCACATACACCCTACAACCGGTATTTATTGCTCAACAAATCCAAGATCATCCAGAGAAAGAGCATCAAGGTCAAACAATGTATTTAGATCTGTCTCTCCATCTAAATCAATCAATGCACGATAACATCCGCTTGAAAGCGTGGCTTCTATCGAAAACTGCATATTAGACCCCGCCGCAATCAACTTCGCTACAAGTTCATCAACTTCCGCTTGTGATACAAGCATATTGGAGATGTCGACAAATTTGATTGTTTCAAGATTGTCCAAGTCAGCAACTCCAATAATGGTCTCAGATGTGTTGGCATCCAACAGATACTGTAAGAACAAATGTATTGGATCTACATCAATATTCAACGAGCCATCTACATCAATAGGAAACTTAGAAACAATGTTGAGATCATCAGTCGAAATATAAAAGGCATTTTCTAATGATATGCTTCTAATTGCAGCCAATTGTGCAGAAACTTCGATCTTACCAGAAAGAGTAAGGTGCTCGAAGCACCGTTTGACCATTTGGTCAATGTGTGCAACAACATCCATTCTACTCTCTTTTAATGCTAGTACTTTTTGAATGCTGTATTCTGCAAGACAACAATCCAATAAGATTTTGGCGTCAATAGAAAGAGTATCTTTAAGTGTAATGGCATGGACGATAATATCACACACAGTCAACCGATTTCTTAAATAGACATCATAAGAGCGGTCGGTTAAGTAAACATCATATCTCTTCATATACGACCACCCTCATAAATTATGGGTTACTCACACTCAGCTTTAGCGCCCCAGGCTTAAGTGTCATAATTGTGTCCGGTTCAACAGTTCGAGGGGTGGTGAGAGCACCATACATCAAAAGGTTGCCGCCAGTTTGCGCATCATAAATAACAAAGTGTGTTACAGTACCCCAATTGGTTTCGCTTGTTGGAAAATCAATTGAGGACGTGTTAGAAATGAGGCCGTCAGTCGGAGCGCCAAGCTTTCCTGAAAGAGCCTGTCTAACATAGTCGCTGCCTGCAGGTTCTTTTGCGCCAGTACCTGCAATAGTAGGTGTTGCCGTACTAAGTCCAACATAATATGCAGTTGGAAGAGCAGGACTGGTCTTTGTCTTAAATACATTTCCAGAAACACAGTTAAGGAAATAGGTTGTATTCATAGTTCCATCCTCCTTTGTGGACATAAATAAGAAAGCCGAGAGTGTTTACTCTCGACTATTATGCAAAGTAATCTTTATGGATATTGTTCGAGATATACATGATGCCTTGTTTTACCTCTGTATCTCCGTCTGTATCCTTAATAATGATTTGATATATATATTTGCCATACAGGTCAACTGACTCTGTTGGAGTCAGAACAACGGTCAGCATATTCTGAGTCTGACCATCACTTGAATCAATGGTCATTGATTTTTTTACAATTGGATCGCCGTACTTATTGGTATAGCTGACAATAGAAAAGTTGGAGGTACAACCATCCAACCCGCACGGCCTTTTACTGCCCCCATGATAAATGTTGAAGGCAAGACGCTGTGTCTCGCCCCCAACAAAATCAATTGTCGGCAGTGTGTATGGACTATGTTCGCAATTCACACATCCACCGCCTTTCTTACCAAATTATTCTTTGGTACTATTTTTTTCTTCTTCAACCACCGGTTTTGTGAACTGAATTTGATTGATAATATTTCGAACTTCTTCGATTAGAGCGATGCTACCGCTGAGATTTGTAAGGTTGCTTTTTCCATGAACGCTGACTTGCTCTAATGCATTAAGAACAGCGGTTAACCTTCCTGTAATTTCGTTCTTCATTTATCCTCCAAGACTGTTATTTAAACTTCCAAAAATGCGGTATTGTTGTTCGTCAAAATTAAACAGTATTCCGCAGGTTTGATTTTCGTTTCCGATCCAGAGCCAGCTGTCACTACTTTCATATTTTTTCATGATATAAGCTCGATTACTGTTTCCCAATTTTAATGCAACGTATTCGCGTTGGCGAGAACCCTCATAACTATATTCGCTACCATAATCCATTACCAGTTTTTCGTATCCATCTTCCCAAAATGACATGTACTGGCCACTGTATTCTGCATATGTCAGAGGATCTCCATCATCGTCCAGAGTCGCGACGAATTTTGGACTGTAAATACAGTCTCCATTTATAAAGGTTCCACCCTCATATTCTCCGTTTGCAAGTGCGTCTACGCTCTCAACAGCTGCGTCAGCGGCGTCTTCAGCGCCGTCCGCCTTATCCCATGCTTCGTCAGCTAAATCATATGCAGCACTTCCGCTTTCGTCAACATTATCCCAATCGATAGCAATACTGCCTCTCATATAGACGTTACCATATTTGTCGACTTGGAAATTTGGTGAAGAAGATGTTCCGCCGATCTTTATTTGACCACTCTCAATGCTTGCTCCATTAATTTTTGTCGTACTGTTGCCCTCTAAATTGCTAATGGTGACATATCCGCTCAAATCAATGTTCGTTGCACTCATATTAATTTTACTTGTGCCATCATTTATAGAAGCAACAATGGATGCAGCAGTAACTTTGCCGTCTGATCCAGTCACGCCTTGCACGATAGCTTTAATTTCATTCGATGTTTGGGTGAGAGTAGACGATGTGACATAATTACCTTCTATGGTTTCGACTCTGCTCTCAATTCCACTTGCTGTTTGGGTGAGCTCGGAAGATGTAATATAGTCATCTTCCACGGCTTTTAATCTTGTGCTTAATTCTTGCGCACTTGCGCTAATTGCCGCTGTGTACTCTTCTTTTATTTTGTTTGCAGAGTTCGTAATTGCTTGGGTATATTGAGCAGTAAGCCCCTTTTCAGAAGAGTCGATTGCCGCCGTATATTCCTCGGTTATTCCGTTGGACAACTCGACAGTATCGAGATATTCAAGTAAGAACTGGCCACTTGAGTTGGTCATTGGCTTGCCTGAACTTGTCTGAAATTGTGCGCCTTTTACTGTTCCTGAGAAAGTTCCAGAGCTTGCTTGTATTTCTCCTGTAAATTTGCCGCTCGTTGCGTAAACAGTGCCTCTAAAATATGCATTACCAGAATCTATATCTAGGTAGAAATTGGAATTCTTTGGCATACCATCTGCATCTTTGGTTATAGTCCCGTTTGAATAAAAAGACGGCACAACGTTTGTACCATTCAGATTATATAGGTTTTTGTTTCCTGCAACAATACCGTACTTCGGGTCAATGATTATTTCTCCGCCATTGGTTTTTGTGGACTGTAAAACAAATGTAGAGTCTCTTAACCATGCACCAGAAGAATCAACCCTAAACTGCATAACACCATCGTCGTTCATATTTTCAACAATAAGGTTATTGCCAATAAGCAGTTTGCCGCCGATAACATCGGCATTTACGCCGAAGTATTCGCCGACTTCATCAGACACAAATTTACCGATAGCTAGTTTTGCGCTGTTCCACCCATTATCACTCATGGCAATCATGCCATTTGTAAGGCGTAATTCACAATCCTTTAGTTTGTCAGCCATACTATTGCCAGCCAGTTCACGAATCGCTTCTTCGTCAACACCAATGCTGATACCAGAACCATCGATACGAACTTGCTGGTTAGATGCTCCAAGAATTGCATTCTTTGCAGCATCTAAAGAACCGTTCATAAACTCTGTGATAGCTGATACCTCGCCGAGAGATTGGTTGTAAAGATATTTGCTTGCATCAAAGCTACGACCAGACGAATAACCCTTTTCGAGCATGTCTTTCAATGAGTTAACATTATCATGACGCTTAAAACGATTGGAAAATACAAGAGAGAAACTGTCCTGCTTCTCAAATTCGAACTCCATTTCAATAAGCAGGGGAGTGATCGTTTGTTCATCGCTGAGCTTTAGGTAAATACCTCGGCCAAGCTCTAACTTATTACGGAACGGCTCAAACTCTTTTGAGAATAAGAAGTTGCCGGAGCTAACACTAAACTCATAGGTGTATACAGATAAATCATTTAGTACACCTTGCGCATATTCCAACAATTCAGACTGTACGGAATATTTTTGAAACTCACTTGCATTTGTAGTGATGTACATTGTGGTGGTATGGCTAATTGTGACAGACCAAGAATTGGCACGAGGGTCGGAGGTTGTGCCTTTACCGGCAAATGTGATCAATCCGCTGGATACCCTTGCGTCGCCGAGCTGAATATTAGAAGCATATATACTTAACACAAATTCATTGGAACCAGTCTTTCTATCAAGTACTCCCTTAACGACATCACAAGATAATTCAACCTTGTCGCAATTATAAATTCTAAAAGTGCACCCAGAGATTGTAAACATTTCTCTGTCTACGTCATCGGGCAAGTCAACCAATTCAATTTTGCCTGCCTCAACATCGTCTTCTGCCCCCTTTTTGTAAAAGTAAAGCATAGTCCCCTTAGCAGACGGTTCGATATACGCCGTCTGACCGGACGTAACCGTGTTAAGATCAGTTGCAACAAAGGTGCTCTCAGTAACATCTTGTTCTACAAAATACTCTCTAAGAATATTTAGCTCATCTTCGGAAAAATAAGTTTCGATATTCAAAGACTCTGCGATAGAATTTGTTTTTACAGCATAAGAATTTACAGTACCCTCAGCCTCCGCTATCTCGACCTCTTTTGCCTCAACAAGCGCTGTTTGCGCAGAAATCTTGTCGTTAACGGTAGCGAGATTTGTTTGCTGAGTTTCTTTTCCTTTTTCTGTAGTCTCCATTGCAATGGCTTGAATAATAACACTCTGTTGATTAGTAAGGTTAGTTAACTCTCCCTTTAAATCTGTTAACTCTGCTTTTAGTGTTAAAAGGCGAGAAGTAGCAGATGCTCTAAGAGCGCAGTAGCCAGAATAGGCAGACCTTTGACTGTCAACTGCTTTTTGCCATTTGCTCCATTTTGCCGCAATACTTTCTGGAATATCTCCATTAGAAATGAAGTGATCTATGTTATAAATCCAGTTTGAACCTGTTGGATTGACCGATCTGATATCAAGTTCATCCGCACCATATGGACGCAATGCAGTTACCAGCTCATCGCTAAGTTCTTCTACTTCGATTTCTTCCAACAGATTATCGAAATCAAGATAAATTGGGAGGGCGGTTCGTTCCTCGTCTGCGTCATAGACATTGATGGTTTTTTCATATGGATCGAACACAAACACGCACCGATACTTCTCAGGAGCTGTATTATAAATAAATGACAACAGATAATCGTCGTACTGATCGAATGTTCGATATCTATTCCAGAGGGTGGCGGAGACGTAGCCGATTTTCCAACCCTTTGCGATCTCCAAAATACGAGACAAAACTGTGTCTGCCCCAGACATCGGCGAATAGAAATTAAAGGTTCCTTCTTCTAAGAAAAAGCGTTTGTCCTCAAGCCGTTTTTCGATAGAATATCCCTTGACGGATTTGATGTCAGAAATTCCATCGGAAGACTTAGAAGGTTTCATTGTGACATAGACACCATAATTCTTAGTATAGATAAGTTTGCGCCCTTCAACTTTGTGATACAAAGGATTGGGCTTGCCTTTAACCACCGAGGGGATATCAAAGGAAATTTCACTTGGCTCGGATAATTTAATGTTAAATTTCAGATTGTTGACCCCAGACAGAAGGCCAATGGAACGCTCATTTAGAGTTTGAAGCATCAATTCTGGGACTTCTGGTCTGCCATACGCATCAAACTCCAATTTAGAATAATCAAGATACATTCCACACCTCCTTATCCTGCAACATTATGTAGGAAGCGACCTGAAATTGTAACAGAGCTCGCTCCAGATATTGTAAGCCGATTGTCACCCGGTACAAGCCGGAACAAATTCATGTTAAATCCATCATACAGATTGTATGCATCGTTTTCGTCTCGGATAATGCCGTTGAGATTATCTACATAAATTGTTGTTGCTGCAGATGGTAGTCCCGTCAGTTCAAATACACGACCTCCGTCGCTCATATTTACAATTCTCAAAGTTGTTGATCCGACTGGTGAAACCAGAGTTAAGTCTGGTCTTAAATACTCTCTTACACTGCTTTCATTGCGGAATACCACGGAAGTTCCCGAAACTGTCTTACTAAATGGATGCCCATAAGCATATGAACAGTCACAAACAACCTCGGCCTCAAATGCAACGGGTAGCCACCCGTGAGAAAGCGGTGTCAGGGAAGTGATCAGACATTTGAACTGTACATGTTCCATATCGGGCTGATCGATGGAAAGCCATTGATAATCATTGTAACCCGTAAGCCACATAGATATTTCTTCCAATGTATATCGGTCCATTGCTTCCTCTGCACCAAACACAAGTTTAAATTTTAGAGGGTCTTTATGATAGTTCACACCGTAATGGATTGGCTGAATTCTGTTGTTAACTCGGGTTTCGGATACAGTTGCTTTATTTCCAAAGCTAACGTCATCCTGACCTCGTCCGTTAAAATCATAAAGCTTCAAGCCGTACATAACGGATGATTCCCCCGCAAAAGTGAATTCATAACTATTGAACACTGTGCTGAACACCTCCTTTTTAAAGTGATAGAGAGGGGTGTAAACCCCTCTCAAAATTAACGCTTAATATTCAAATACTCAAAGATCTTGTTTACTTGAGACCGAGCAATATCCTGATGTTGTTTTATGGTGTCCTCCGGCATACCGCTAATATAAGTGTCACCAATTGAAATTTGAACTGCTCTTGAATTAGCTGCTGAAAGTATTCTCTGATTGTTGTTAGACATAATGTCTGCTACACGATTTCCAATGGTTAGACCAGATGAGTCAAGCAACTTACCGGCAAAGTTGGCGAATTTAGCCATCAAAGACATATGTCTCGTGAGATTATCAACCATATTCTCACTAAGAACCCACTCTCTCTCTTTTAATAGAGCAAATTGCTCGTTTGATTTTATGTCTCCACCGCCAACAATGCCACCAGTGTGATATACTTTGTATAGTTGCTCTCCACCCTCGTGGTCGATATACCATACACCATCACTGCCTCGCACAGCAGTAATACCATACTTCGCCAATTCGACAGTGCCAAGACGATATGTTTCCGCCGATAATTCTGCTTGCCGCTCTTTTGATGCTGAGTGCCATGTCTGAGAATTGGTTTTCATTCTGCCAACGATTGAGCGGATGTGATCTTCGTCAGAAGCTTCGTGGTCATAACTTGGGGTTTCTCCAAGGTCAAAGTTATCGTATTTGGAACCACCGGAAGAACTATTGATTTTTTCGTCAATATCGTCGATGTCGTCCTGAATATTTTGTAAAGCTTCTAAATAGCTGCCATATTCCTTAGCGGCATCAAGTGCGCTATCCCATGCAGAAACCAGTTCGTCAGTCAGTACAGAACCATACTCATAGTTCCAATTAATTAACGTATCTTTTAGATCTTCCCAATTGGATTCTATGTATTCGATAGCCATATCGTAAAGCTTTTGTTGCGAAGAAATTGATGCTTCCAATTCTTTAATTTCATCATCTTTAGCATCTTCGTATGCTTCCTGCATCTTGTCGAGCGATTCTTTTTGAGCTTCGATAGCATGATCACCTTGGAGTTCTGCAAGTTCTTCTTGTAAATCTGCCATCTCTTCCTGCAGGGCGATCCTTTGCGCCTGTGCATCACGACTGTCGTCAAGAGACAGGATGTTGATACGCTCTTGAAGCTTGGCAAGCTCTTTAACCTTATCTGCAACTTCTTCCTGATAATCAGACTCTTCTTTCGTTGCATCTAACGCTTCTTTTTTAAGTTCGATTATTTCTGCATAATCTTCTTTCTGCTGCTCTAATGCTTCAATTTGCTGCTCAACTTCATGTTCGAGCATTTCCATGGTGTACTCAAGAATATCATTAACACCGGACTGCATCTTTTCCAACTCTTCTCGTGTTTCTTTTAATGCGTCAGTAGTGTTGTCCGCAGTTTCGAAGATGCTTCGTTGTGCAGACTCGGACATTGCACGAAGAGAATCAATAACGTGGAGTGCGGCCCGATTTTGATCCTCGTCAAGACCTTCAAGTGCAAGGGTAGCATAGACCAATCCCCATTGTGCGCTTGTAACATCTTGTGTGGCATGTAGCAAACGATTGAGCTCAGTAACATTATTCTCTGCGTTTGCCGCATGGATTGCCTCAACATATGCAAGGGCTGTTTCAACCGCCATTTGCTCTGTGCGGGCAGCTATGACATTTTTAATATTCTCTTCGTTAATGGTAAGTTGTCCATTCTCGTCTTGAAGTAATGATAAGTATTCAACACCGTGAGAGATGATTTCCTGCAGGGTATCAACGGCAATATATCCAGAAGAAGCATACTCATCAGCTGCTTTGTGTAGTGTATCATACACAGACTGCATTGAGTCAATTGCTTCGCCAAAGGCATCAACAATTGCAGAGGTCATGCGATCAACCGCATCTTTAACGTCCTTTGTGGCATCTAAGTAATCGTTCGTAAGATCTTGAACCTGAGATTGCTGTTCAATAGCACCTTCGCTCATACCTTGTCCGCGATAATACTCTTTTACAGACTCAAGAGCGCTTGCTGCCTCACGCTGAATTTGCTGATAGTAAGCAACCTGTTGCATAAGAGATTTTCGCATTACTTCGGAGTCTAAGTTCTTCTTGCCATTTTCAAAGAACTCTTCTTCCTTTTGAATGCTTATCTCGATTGAGGAAGATAATGCATCAAATGCGTCTTTTATATTGTCTGCAGGCGTCTTAGAAGAACCGCCGCCACCGCTACTTGATGATGATGATGATGTTATCTTAAACTCTTGTAAGCCGTCATAGAATGACAATTCTTCCTGTAGTTTGGATCTTTGATCCATCAATCCAGAAAACGCGTCCTCATCAAAGTCAAGTCCGGCGGCTCTATCTGATAACATACTGTTGATATTGCTATTAACTTTGTTTATGCTCTGTGTCACTTTATCAATAGAAATATCCAGATTAATGCCACCCAGCCCCAATATTGCTGCTTTTGCAGCTTCTGCAGAATTGCCAATAGCATACATTCCGGTCTCTACGTTATACAGCTGTGCCACAAGGGTTGGGCAATGCATTGCAAGCTGTGCCATAGCGCTTTGAGCTTGATAGCTATCTCCACCATACTTTTCTACTGCGCTTACAACATCACTCATAGCATCAGCAATACGAGAAGCCTTTAGGGCGCGGCCTGCTTTTGTAATTGATTTTATTAATGCTTCTTGTGCCTCTAATGGATCAACACCGTTCTCCAGCGCTTCTTGGTAAGCGATGAACTCAGTACGAAGTTCAGGCATCAGCTCCAACAAATAGTCAAAGTCTTCTTCTGTTAATCTTGAAATAGCATCATACGCACTGTCAGCAGGATTGCTTAATTTTTCTAAGACAGCGTCTAATTTTTCTATGTCCGTTTTTGTTTTAGACACGGCCTGATCTAAAGCTGAAATCTGCTCTTGGGTAGAGCCAGACTCATAAAATCTTGAAAACTGCGCTTGACCTTTAAGTACACCATCAATCGCATCGGCCACGTCTTGTGATGTTCCAACAAAGGTGCCGCTTTCAATGGCTGCAGCTGATACACTTCTGCGAAACGCATCAAATTCTTCCGCTGTTTCTGGTATTCCGGAAGATATTGTCTCATTCAGAACATACTGCGATGCAAGATTTGCATTTAGCTCATCTCTTGAAGTTATAATACTTTCGGCATAATCTTTTATACCCAGATATCCTTCATACATCTCTTGGTATAAGATATTTTCTGTTCCGACCTCGTCGGCAAGAATCTTTAGAGATCGCTGATAGGTTTCATATTGATGAATGGCATTAGCAGCATTTCTACCATATGCTTCTATCATCTCTGTAGGTGGTTCACTAAAAAACGGCGTAATACCCTCTAGTACCGTTGTCTCGCCAGGAGTTTCATTTTCCAAAATCCACCAGCCAGTTGTGGAGGCTCCTTCGGTACGAACGGCCCAATCCTCATAAGATAATTTGTACTTATTTGGTAGTGCATCATTCAATACTTGTAGAGCATTTAACAACTCAGTCTCTTTGTCCGAACCTTTTGTGACCGCAAAGCCTGAAGTTGCTTCGTTGTAGCTGCCTACATGATATGCTGGCTGTGTATCGTTGAAAAAATTTACGGCTTCATTATAGCCACCACGAAGGTCTATCTCGTCATTTGCAAGTTTGGATACCGACACACTTGCAACTGCTTTATCATAACTACCATATTTATCAATCAGTTTTTGTAGCTCATCTTGTTCAATTTTTAATCCATCAATCAAATCTTCTCTAGCCTGTATACATTCGTCTAAAGTTCCAGTAAGGTCGTTTAGTTTATTACTTGCATCAAGATAGCCAAATGCCAAGTCAGATATAGTTTTTGAGCTATCTGCTGCAGAATCGGCAAGACTCTTGATTTTCTGAGAAGCTTCGTCTGTTTCTTCGGCCAAGCCCTCAACGGATTCTTCGCTTCCAGAAATCCAGTTAATAAATGTTGGAATTAAACTGATTAAAAGTATAATCCATCCCACTGGATTAGATGCTAGTAACGACTTGATACTTAGGTTTAATGCATCAGTTGCAGTTTTTGCGCCCATGGTCGCAGAAGTATAACCAAGCTTAGCGACTATATTTCTATAGTCTTCTTTGGTCAATGTCCCCTCGGAAAGTGCCAAAGTCAAATTTGTCAGAACTGCCTTTTGCTTTTCTGTATTAAGCGCCTGATATGAAATAACCATAGCGTCATTAACACCTTTTTCAGCCATAATTCTCTGTGTCAAAGATGCTACAGCAGCGTTCTCTGCAGATGTTACTAACGCAGCAGCTTTTGCTTTTTGATATGATTTAAATGCAACAACAGCAGCAATAATTGTGGGTAGGAATAAATCAATCTTTGCCATTGCTGATGCAGCACTCATCAATGCCGTGCCGAAATCCACAACAATTTTAACAGTTTCGGCTTCAATGAAGTTCAGTGAAAAGTCTTGGAATGTTGCTTTGAACTGATTTATTTTGCCTTGAATACTATCAAGCTGTTTTTCATTTTCCTTCATAGCAGAACCGGAAGCACCTGCTGCGGCGATTAGAACCTCTTCGACAGTTTCATAGTTTGAAATAAGTGCATTAATAACATTGGCATTTCTAACGCCGCCACCAATCAACTCAGTGATGTTTGTTCGAGATGTGTCTGTTAATGAGTCCCAAACTTTTGCTAATTCCCCTATAATTTCTACAGTGCTCTTAAAAGTGTTGTCATCAACCATGATGTCAACTCTATTTCCTGTCAGATCAAGAATTTCTTGTCTCAATTCAGACACGCTGTTGGCCATGCCATCTGTTGCAATGCCAGCTTCCTCAGCCTCTGTTTTTGAGGCGCGAATATACATGGACATTGTTTTCAGTGCGGTGCCGACTTTTTCAGGGTTCTGAATAACTTCGTTTGCTGCCGCAATCAAAGCAATACTTTCGTCAAGAGTATTACCAGCGGCATGCAATGACGCTGCAGAATTTAAAAGAGCATCGCCGATGCCGGCAGAGCTGATCGCAAAATTGTTGCCAATGTGGTTAAATTTATCCACAATTGTCATTACATTGCTTGCTTCAATCCCAAATGCCTGCATCGTAGAAATAATACTTTCAGATGCTTGTGAAATATCTTCTATACCATCGCCGATATTTTTATAAACAATAGCTGCATCTGCAAGAACAGCTGCATCTTCAATCCCGTGGCCCAATCTTGCAAAGTCAGCAGTTGCACTGACGGTATCAGAAATTGTTGCACCAAGCTTCTTAGCTCTATCCCCAGCATTGTCGAGAAACTTTTCATAAGCAGCATCTGTCTCATTTGTAACTTTGCGCAACTCGGTCATAGCAGTGTCTACATCTATTACAGCAGTAACCATTCGCCTTAAGGCGCGATACAACATCATTATAACTTGGGAAACAGTAAGCCAAGATGCGAATTTAGATGCTAGTCCACCAAACCTATCGGCAAACGATTTTGTGTTTTCTGAGCACTGTCTAATTGCTGACGCCGTAGTTGTAAAATTACTGTTAATTGAAGATAGCCTTGCCTTAAAGTCATCTATCGACATTCCGCCTCTTTGCAGATCGGTTATAAGCTGATTTAAACTTTGATCATACGTTGCAAGTTTTGCGTATTCAGCACTTGATTGGCCATTCTTGGCCTTTGTCCAGTCTTCCTGTGCTTTACGGACACGAACAAGTAAGTCTGTCGCCTGTTTTATTGCGTTATTGTATTCTAAAGAGCCAATAGTTAGTTCTTTTGTTTCGGCTGTACTTCTGTCTTTTTGTGCCGCTTCTTTAGTGAGCTCGATTTGTTTCTGTTGGAGCGCAGCAATCTCTGCCTGAAGCGCAACCGCTTCTTGCTGAAGTGCTTCTACATATCCAATATCTTTATGTTTAGAAGAATTAACTGCCTCAATTTTTGTTTTAAGCTCTGTATATTTTGCAGTTATAGTATTTAGTTCAGCAATAAGTGCTTCATTTGTAACGCCGTTCTTTTTGCCGGGCATAGCACTTTGATACACCGTAGCCAAAGATCGCATTGTTTCTTTTAGAACACTTATTCTGGCATTAAATTGATCAGCTTTATTTGAGCCATCCGCAATTGCATCATTTACACTTGTGAGATCTGTTTTTAGTGATCCAACACCAGATGGATCAACTAAGCCCGTAATTGTAACTCCGTTTGAAATGCTCAGGGAATTAATTATGCTTTGTAGATCTCTACGCAAACCTGCCATTGCGCCACTGCAGTCGATTTTGTTAATTCTGATCGGTGCCTTGTTAAGCATGATCTGCGCATCTTTTCTGACGCGATCCATATCTTTCTGCAGAACAGTAAACTTATTGCTGATTTTAATTTGTTTGATTAGGGTGTTGATTTGTTGGTTAAACTCCGCCTTGGCAGCAGAAGACCGATCAACAGTAAGTTTGACCTTTGCGCCAAAACCTGCCATTTTATCACCGTCCTTTAAAAAACGGGCAAGCAAAATTGCTTACCCGTACAAAATCACTTATTAAGCTCCAACCGAATCAAATCGTTAATTCTGGAGCTTGTATTAATCTCCTTTTGTGCGTTGCCAATTGCTGGCCGAGCAAAACCGCCGCGCCACAATCCCATATTTCCACTTTCCAATAGTTTTAGGAAAGCACCGGGATATCGATTATGAAAGCTCCAACCCTTTGCGATTGCAGGGGACGCGGTTACTCTGCTTGTGATTATAATTTCATCTCCGGAAATAAATTCATGATAGATGTTTCCTTTGCTGTCAAGCAAATGTCTGCGTCGATAGGTGGTGCGGCTTCCATTTTTTGTAACCCAACCATTCTCTTTTGGAGTGTATGCACCATAAATATCGCTAACAATATGTTTAAGCACGATTTCTTTAGCAATCGGTGCAATCTTCTTATCTAATATTTGGATGCATTTTTGCTGAGCAGCATTAGTTAACTGCTCCCAATTTTCACAGTTCATGCTTGACACAAAAGACCCTCCCGTTATTTACTTTTCTTCACCTGTAGGAAATGGAATTACATTAGTGTTGGTTGTGGGCGCATCTGAAGCCTGCGTAGTTTTTCCTTGCGCCTCAAACACAGCCTTAACCAACGCCTCTTCAGTCATATTTTTCATGCCACTCAATCCACGCATTACATTTCCGATTTCTTCTCCGGAAATGCCGTCAAACATATCGGTAAACTGCTTTGCCAAAACCTCAATGTTGTGAATTAGTTCGTTGGTTTTAATTGCTACGGTGCTTTCCAACATCTTTACAGTGTGGTCGATACGAGCATCAATTGCTTCTCTGATTTCATCAAGCTGAGAATGATTAATGTGCTCCATCACTTGTTCTAATGCCCGTGTTCCGTACAGTAGTGCATACTGTTTTTCAGCACTAGAAGGAAGATTAAAATTGGCATAAGTAGTTAAAATGGATGACTTAATAACAAACTCTTTAATTTCAGGGGTATATGATCCAGCCATATCAACACAGGAAGAAACAACATCTTCTACGAACTGCATCATATCCTTTAAGGGAAGCGTTTTGCGAATTACAATGTCAACTCCATCAACTCCATCCATAGGGACAACAATGATATTGTCCTGTAAGGTGCTTTCAAGCTTGTTAATAGAAATGCGAACATCTTTCTTTGCCATAATTAAATTCTCCTTTATTTCTGTTTAGCCGACTTTTCGGCCTTCGTGTTTACGATCTCGACCATATTGGTAATATAGTGACCAATACAAATTGCATCGGCCAGATTATCATTTTCTGTTTCAATACCAAACTGGTCTTTTACAAATTGAATAGATAGGACTTTAGATTCCTTCTTATTAGTTTCATTTATAGAGAGCACCTGTGATTTGACCTCTTTTGAGTTTCGACCTCGTGCTCGACAAAAGTTTTGCCACTGCGTTGGGGCGATAAAACCATACAAGTATTCGTTCTTTTCAAAAAAATTTACGAGTACGCCCTGAAGCTGTGCCAGCCTCTTGAATGCCTGGACATTTGCCCGAAGGTTGATGTCCTCAACAAATACTGCGGATATGTCATATGCTTTCAATACAGTTGAGATTAACTCTTCAATGTGCATAATTGCCTTTGCATATGTATACTTTTTATTATCGAATGAAAATGTGCCATATCCGACCAGTTCTTTTTTTTCGTAATCAAATACAGACCAAGCGCCATTTCGTGCTTGGTCTATTGCTAAAATATTCAGACTCAATCACCATCCGTAAAAAAAGAAAAGGGAGGGGAGAACTATAGTTTTTCTCCGCCTCCCCATATTAATTTGAGATGATAATCTCCTTAGATAAAACGCCTATTCAGATACCTTAGTGGTATTTTCTACAATGGCATCCTGTGCTACAGGAATATTCTTAGAAACAGTTGTCTTTGCCTTTTTCTTAGCCTTTGGTTCTTCAGATGTGCTTCTTGAAGCTATTATTCTTTCAAGATAAACGGCGCCGCATTCTGGAGAACACGCCACCTCACGCCAGTTAAAGGTGCTGCTTCCGGTTCTGACGCTATTACATGCATCGTAAGTAGTTCCACATACTCGGCAAGTTTTTGTCTGCTTCGACATCTAAATCACCTCTTAATTACGCAGCATCCGTTGCATTTTCTCCAAAGATGGTATAAGTCCACAGAGCGCCGCTGGTGCCGCAAGCACCTGCCAGAGAACGAGCCTCGAAGGCGTGAACGCTCTGACTGTCGCCCATCTGGATGTCGAAATTGCCGTTAAAATCAGCCTTGGGAATATGGAACTGCACGCGATACACATTGCCACACTTGTCTTCGGCAAAGGCGTCGATATACAGAGCGACCTTCTCGGAATAATTGTCGGAGAGGTTTTCCAGAACATCCGCCTGAATCTTGCGGAAGTAGTACACTGCAATCTCGGTACCATCTGCAATTTTACCCTCTGCAAAGGTCAGCTTCTTGCTAGTTGCGTCATATGTAAAGGTGTCATCAGCTGCAGTAGCGTCCTGGGTCAGAATTTTACCCAGAGTACCATTAGCATTGCGCACATAGACAGCTTCAATCTCATTGCCGGCAGTGCCAGTGGCCTTGTAAGTTGTGGTTGCAGAATTACCGGAAACGGTAATGTAGTCGGGATACATAACGGAAGTTGCTTTGTTTTCAAACTCCTTACCAACCTGAGTAGACAGCAGACCGCCAGAAATCAGGCCATTGTTGCCACTAACAGTAACAGCCTTATTGCGCTTCAGCGTATTCAGCAAACGACCCTGCTTACCGGTAATATCAGTGGTTTCCTGAGTGTTTGCGATAGTTGCGTTCTGCAGCTCGTCGAGAACCCACTTAAATGCGCCAGTAACAATGTCAAACGCAGAAATGGTCTCAAGACTGGTAATGGTAATATCGTTAACATTAACCATTGTTTTCATCCTCCTATTTTGATGTTAGCCAGTTCAGTTGATCCTGACTTATTTCTTTCATATTGATCGTGCCCGCATAACAGCCAATCATGATATCGTCATAGTTAACTTTCTTGATGATTTGATAAACGCTGGCATTGAACTGATATATCGTAAGACTAAGAGTTTCTTCGTATCCATACTTGTAATGCTCTGTGTTTACCATCGCAACAATTAAATCCTCTAACTGAGATACCCATGGTTTTCTTGAAGCTCTGAGTTGCTTAATTTTTGCGCGCTCAATCATGTATTTTTTGGCCTCTTCGTTGGCCGGTTTTCGATCATTTTTTTCAAGGTGGTTGATCTTTCGTATCACCCTGCAAATCTGGTCGTGAATTGCTCTGTCGATTGTAATATCATTGTCTTCATCCCTCAGAACAATTGTTCCGTTTTGAGTGTTGACGGCAACCTTAAATTTTGAGAGATCGAGGTCGCCAAACACAAGGTGAGTGTCGACAGATTTCAATCCATCAAACAACATTACAAACATGTCAAACGCAGAAATTTTAGAAAAATCGATTTTGGCTTCATCAAGTTGTACCATGAAATCAGATGGCGTTGCTGTTACGGCCATTATTAAGTTGTAATATGCGCGCTCATCTTCTAAAATTTCCCCGACAGTTGGGATAGCAATAGAGATTTTATCGTTTACAGGGTAGTCGCGAGCATAAAGATATCCTTTAGCCACGCTGCTTCCTGTTTGCCGGAGGCTTCTTGGTTGAATTTAGACGATTAAAGTCCTTGGCATAATAAGTCAGAACTCTTCCTTGATAGTCTGTAATTGGAGAAAACCTACTCACTGAGTACAGATCCAGTTCACCTAAACCAAAATATCTGCTCCCGTTTAATTCTTTATTAATCTCAACTGCAATTTGATCTGTTCGAATGCCACCTTCACTCAAACGCATCTTGCTTTTATGTGTGAAAATCCACACATACAGAACAGGGACATAATATGTCTTGTCCACAACTTCTGCGATATCAACATCAAAGCAAATAAAAGTTGTGCCGTCATCCACTGTTTCCGGCACAAATTCAAAGGGGTAAATCTGGGTGTATGCAAGATTGTAATTTGGAACAGGCGCTTTTTTGCTGTCTGTAACCAACCGAACAATTTCAGAATTACAACAAAGCATCTTCATTAGTTCGTTTTTATAATCAAAGAATTCATCGAGAAACATTATTACAACCACACCTTTCTGTTATCAATCGTTGTGGACATGTTTTCTTGACGTTCCTTTGCATCAGAAACGATTTGTTCCAATGAGGCGTTTGTCTGATTGTCTGGAATATGTTTGTCTGTTTTTGGCGCCCAATTGTAGTAGTCCGCAATACGAAGCTCCACATTGTCATCGTCAGTTACATTAACCTCATTTAAAATAAATCGGAAAACGCCTTTCCCGTTATAGACATTGTAAAGCTTGTTAGGCTTTGTAATTTGATAAGCCAGAACTTCCGCTGAATCCATATCGTCAATCAAAAAACGCCGACCACGATTGAGCTTGCAAGTGTCTTCATCTTTACCAATTGTGACAGCAATTCTGGCATCGCCGATTGCCATCATATCGCTTTGTTTTTCACCAATTAGATACTTAGTACCATCCTCTACAACAGACCAGCGACAAACCAAATTACCATTGTCATCAATCCATTTGAGATAGTAGTTACATCTACGCATTTTACCCTCGGTATATAATTCTTTATGGGCATTCACTTCTGTAATAAGCCAAGTGGAATCTGCCCACAATACCAATGCCCCGTGTGGAAGCTCCTCTCCAGGGAGCGAAAAAATCTTTTTTGTATTAAAGTCGTCTGCTACATCAGTGATTGCAACTTCTTGATCCTTGTTTGCTATCGAAACTCTTTTATATGACAATGAAGAAACGAGTTTGCGGAGCAATCGACTTTGAGTGTGATTATATGTAGAATCTCTTTGAGGATCATTTTCTGAAGATCCGGACACTCCGAGTCTTGCTTCATAAGTGCTCCAACCACACATATGGATCACACTCCTTTTCCACAATATTTCATTTGCAGTTTTTTACAGATAGAAATTGCCTTAAACACCTCTCGCTTTACGATTGGAGTATCACAGTCGGTTTCAATTAAATACTGTAGAATAGAAAGTAGGCTCATATACATAGAATCATTATTGAGATCGACCATCAACCCTTTGCATCCAAGGAGTTCTGCCTGCAGGCTGCACATAAATTCTTTCAAAGAGGGTTCTCCACTCTCTTTGATAGGAAGAATTTTAAAAAATTGATTTACAAGCCCAGATAAATAGTTGCCAACCATTTCTGTTGGAATATCATAGTTGTTTACTGTCTTCATAAGGATAAATCACCCAGGTCTCCGTGATTATAGGAATAATCCTTAATCATGTTTTTAAAATCTCTCTTTGCTGCGGTATACGCATTTGTAATGCGATACAACAGCTCAGCAGGGGAGTACTGGGAAAAATCAGCCGTATTGAGCACATTTTCCAGATTGTCAGCGCGATAGAAATATGGCTTCATCCACTGAACAAGCATACCTTCTGAGACAATATCTACAATTTCATCTATTTCATCCTCTGGAATTGTAGCTATTAGTTCGCGCAGAACATCGTCACCATTTATAAGATCATACTTACATATGCGGTTAAACTGAGCGCAAGCTCTTTTCATATATCCGTCAACAGTACTATTCCGATCATAGTCATCAAATCTAAGAAAATCATACTCAGTTACCTTATCGAGAAAGGCGTCTCTGAACAAATTGTAAGAGATGCTCATAACACACCTCCATTAATGTTCAATCAATTCCACAGATAGACTTTTTTCCAGAGCAGCAATCACCTTGATGGAATCAATAGTCCCATCTGCGATGAGCTGTCTTGCACGAAATGCAACCGACTTTTTCTGGCCGTCAGACAATCCATTAACTGTCTTTTCGATTTCTGCCGGGCTCTTTTCGAACAACTTATCAAAAGAAGCGGAATTCAAAGCATATTTGTAGTACTGCCCCATCCCAAGCCATTCAACAATTGCTGGATCATCAAACAAGAACCAGTTATTTACAAAGAATGTCTTATAAGAATTCTTTGCTGCTTTTAGTTCAGACAGTTCAATTTCCTGTTCATCGCCGAAATCTTCCCAGACAAAACGCTCTCCAGTTTTCTTACTCTTATAAACAAGCGTTCCGTTGAAGCCGTTCTTTACTGTTACATACATGCTTGGGTCGAGAGACTCCTTTACCTTGTATGATTTCTTTTTATCTGAAACGGTTTCGACTGTCTGTTCAACAGCTTCGATTTCAGATGCTTCTGATGCGCCAAAAGTTGCTGCAGTCTTTCGTGCTTTAGTACTTGTAGTAGCCATAATATATAGTCCTTTCATTCATAGTAAGTGGCAGCCCCACAACGGAGCTGCCACAAAAAATATTTAGTTACGCAATTTCGTAACGACCGATGCCCGCATTGCCGCCGGCCAGAACGATGCCCATGCCGTACTTTTCGCCATACAGGTATTCCTGAGTGAAGTCACGGTTCTGAGTGGGGTCGCCAAGCAGGACGGTGGACTGACCTTCATAGACAACCTTGATAGGCTTGTCATCGCCAGCGATAACAGTCAGTACATTGTCGGGGAAGATAAACTCAACAGAGTTTACCTTATGACGCTGAGGAGTCACAACAACAGGAGTTCCATAGAACTTGCCGTAGTAGCCCATGTTGTGCAGTTCGTCCTTAGCACCATCGGACTGAATGGATTCCTTCAGGTTGCGAATTGCCTTCTTGGTACCAATAATGGTGGCAGGCTTGCCGCCGGCAGCAGCTTCGACATGAGCGATCAGGTCAAGCAGTGTATCTTCATCGTATGCACCAGCCGCAGGGAAGTAAGTAGCACCACCAAAGTCATCGGCAGTTGCAGTGCTCCACAGAGCATAAGCATCGTCCAGCAGCTTCTTGCGGAAGGACTCTGCGACCTTGTTAATGAAGTAGTTAAAGTCAACTTGACCGGACAGAACACGGTTCAGCTCCTCATAGATACGCACAACCTTGAAGGAAGTGGGAATAGAGGTTTCGCTGACGCCGCCCAGTCTCTGACGACGGATGCCCTGAGTACCATCAGCAGCATCGGAGACCACAAACAGATCGCAGTCCTCGACTTTAAAGATATTCTTGTCGCCAAGAGCGATGTTACGGAAGTCAATCAGAGCGTTAAAGTATTCGTCGCCCTGGAAACCTTCGACGATGGTCCGAGTCAGAATCTCTTCGACTAGAGTAAACAGACCGGCGCACTTACCGTCGCGGATATCTTTGTAATTTAGAGTAGTGGAGCCGTTATTTGCAGCCACCAGTGCCTGGCGCAGTGTGTCCATAGACTCACTGACACTATACTTGGTAGGAGTGCCATGATAAGCATCAATAGCAACTCTGACAATTTCATTCATATCAGCCATTGTAATTTTCCTCCTTTATCAGATTTTTACTTAAGCTTCAGTGTTGCCAACCTTGACAACATAGTAGGTATAGCGACCTGCGGGTTCGACTGCCATAATGGTGCCAAGACCGGTACCAGCAGCGTCAATCTTGCCACCTTCACCGATACCAACTTTTGCGTTCTTATCGGCAACTACGCCACCAACAAAGCCTTCCTTGGTGACGGAATACATATTGCGGCTGCGAGGAATATAACCACGGCAGATAGAACCTGGTTCGTTAATAAACTCGTCCAGATTCTTTTTGCGCTCATCGTACATAACCTCAACGGTGCCAATGATGGCACAATCAGACAGCTTGCTAGAAGCGGTTGCCAGAACGGCCTTCATCACTTCGCGCTCGCCCTCTTCGTAGCCTTGCAGCTCAACGATGGTGCCGTTTTCAACGGCGATTGCATTGCCTTCAGCGTCATAAACGCGGCAAGAAACCAGATCAGCAGCCACATCGGTGCCACTGAGCAGGTCAGATCTAAACACGGTATAAGCCATAACTTTATCCTCCTTAAAAATTATCGGTTGGGCGGAAATTCAACGAACAATCCGCCGTAAGGCTCGCCTGCGAGCTTGTTCTTTTCAACAGGTAGGCGAGGTGACTTCTGCTTCTGAGCAGAGAAAGTGTGTGCTGTATTGCGTCCACGAATTGCGAAGCACTTGTCCTCAAGCTCCTCAATAGAAAGCTCAGAACAATTACTCTTCAAATCCTCAAAAGCTTCAATGCCATTCAGGTCTGTAAACATAGCAAAAACTGCGTCCTCATCAGCAGTACGCTTGTTGTCAAGCTGTTCCTGCTTATACTGGCGCAGTTCTTCAAGTTCTGTGTTCATATTATTAATTGTGTCGGAGGCGGCATTGTATTTTTCCTCCAACTCGGTTTTTGCGGCTTCAAATTCAGCATTAAGTTCTGAAGCCTTAGCAGATACGGAAGCTTCTACAACAACATCAAACATTGCTTTATAAGACTGCTCGGTGTCGCCCTCATCGAAGTCTACGATGGAGAACTTTTTGCGCTTCTTAGACTCAAAGTCAATCACAACGTTGTCGCCATTCATAGAGTAATGGAAACCATACAGCTTCCAGTCTTCCAGATCATAGCAGAATACTTCCATAGCATCGGAGTCATAGTCGCAATACATATAACGACACATTTCGCCCCATTCGGTTTTCACCTTTTCTGCACACAGTGCGCCAAGCAATTCGTCTCTAAACTGCTCGCCGGACAGTGCAAACTGATCATTAGTGTCCTTGCTGGGGTCGTCCCCAACAGGCTCATCAGGATGATTGTTATTGAAACGTGTATTTAATTCGGCCTCAAGGTCTTCCACAGACATTGCTTCAATATCAAAATCAAGCTGATCTACACTTAGACCAAACTTGGTAAGCAACTCCATCTTCTGTTCCAAGTGCTCTTCTCCTCCTTCCATCAGAATTTGTGGGTGTATGTCAACCTCAAGTGAGGCATTGACCTTTTTAAAATTGTTTTTGAACTCTTCCATCATTTCTGCATATCTTTCCTTGAAAGTATCCAGGCCAAACATGGCGAGACTGGCGGATTCATAACAGGGTTCTGCGGCTTCAAGTAGGCAGAAAGCCAGAAACTCAAATGAGTCAATAACATAGATACCGTCTTCCATGCGACCACTTTTTACGCGGATCTCCATAGACTCATCGGTTATTACATTGTTTTTGATTTTTTCATAGGCTTCTTGGCGTTTCCAAATGAGGGCTTCAATGCATAAATACTCATGTGTGCCACTATCATCTTCGAAGTATTCCCACCAGTATTTAGCGCTTTCGGGAATTACGCCGACTGGTTGAGTAATATTAACGATTCTCGCAGAGCCATCTTTCATTACAACTTCAACGTCATGGCTACCAATCTCGTCGCGCTCTCGGTTGTAGTTGCAAACAATTGGGCAGTTATAGATCGTACTCATACTTCGCTCAAAAGCATCTTTGGAGATGCTTGAACCATTTCGGTTGTTTCCAACATAAGCGACTTTAAGCACTCCTGCATCAAATGAACTATTAACCTCGCACAGTTGCTCGACAGAAGAGCTGTATGTAATTTTCATATGTTCGTGCAATTACATCACCGCCTCTTCGAAAATATAGTTAGAGGTGGGATGTAATTCCCACCTCAGAATGTAAGCGTATCTGACAAAATAAATGAAATCCCAGCATTGGAGATCTCATCTTCGGACGCAAATGTAGCCACATCTTTGTTTTCAAATACCCACATGTGGTTACGCACATCCTCCTTGATCAACGAATATCCCATCGCGACCAGCTTGTCTTTGTCTTCTTCCTTCATTACATAAATGAAACGCATAATTGTTTCCTCCTTTTATTCGTTGTTGTCTCCGTCTCCGGTTTCTCTGGATTGCTCGCCTGAGTCACTCAGTTCACCGATATCTTTTTGAGGAGCACCGGCGTTTTTTGAACTCATTGTGGCGGAACTCATCAATGGCTTAAATCTTGATTTTAGATTAAGCACATTGTCTTCAAGGAAATTCATGCAATCCATTTCTGCCTGAGATACTCCTTGTGAAGCACAATAGTAAGAAATAGTAGGCAACCCGTACTGAGCGGCTTTTAGATATTGTTCTCCAATCTCCTTGCGATTGTATGGACTAGAATCAAGGAATGTAACCTTGAAATTCTTGCCATGTGAGTAACTTTGTATAAAGCGATTAACAACACCTTCAAGACTCTTGACAATGCCATAAGTAATCGCTTGGTCTGCCTTAATTGACAAAAGTAAAGCATTGCTTGAAGCCTTGTCGTTATTGAACAACAGGGTAGAAACACCCGCTGCGGTAAACAAGTTCTGCTCAGCTTCTGCAATCGTATCGCTATCGCCAGCGGTAGATTTGTCAAAACTGATTTTGCTTATTTCCATCGGAGACAGAACAGCGCCAACCTCTTCTGGCAAAACATTGTCCAGATTGCGGTAGAACTCTTTCGCCTTGTCAAGATCCATTTCCCACTCGCCATCAGAATTGATACCAAGCTTCATTACCAGCATGGCATAATTCTCCAGCTCTGTTTTGGTCATCTTGAGTTGCTTATAATCTTCCAGATCATATACTTCTCTGAACATTCCCGCGAATGGTGGAATGGAGTAATTCAAAATGTCCGTATTACACTTCACAGCAAATGAAGTAGGAGAGTCCAACTCCTGCCACTTCATCTTTGTGCGATCCTTCTCATACAGCCTGTACTTCTTCTCAAATTCAGGTGGGTATAACGCTAAATACTCACCATTGGAATCAAAATATGAGAAATCAAACGAAACATTCAAAACATTTCCTTCAACGACTGCAATATCGCAGTAATCGGATGGCAACTGCTGAATAGTAATGTTGTCATTTGTGACCCACATGGTTCCATAGAATGTGTCTTCACGTAAACAAACTGTAATAATCTTTGGGAACTGATTCTTAATATCCATCGCAGAAAGCATATTTAATGTTTTTCTGTATTGCTTTCCAATAGTTGCAGGCTTCACAGTGCTTGTGTCAATTTTGTGCGGAGACAGCACATATGACAAATCGGTCAACCCAGTAAAATACTGGATTAACCGACGAAAATGTGAGCTTGCACCATAAATATAGATAGCAGCATTTCGCAGATTTTTTTGGTTACTATAAGGATTCTGTAGAAATGTTGAAATCTGATCTTTAGTGTATAAATAGAAAGTCGGGTTTCTCGAAGTGCCATTCAGATCTCTGGTAATCAGCCGATTAAGTGCCGCAAACCTATGTGGCAAATGGATCATACCATCAATATTGAAATTAGAACTCGTCGCTGCCGACCCAGAAGTGTTTTCGGTCACTTCAACAATCTTTTTTTCCACTTATCTCACCCGCCTTCCTTGTTTAACTTTTGGTGCTCTAAACATAAACACCTGATCACTCTCAGAAGATGAACCGTTTCTTTTTTTGAGTTTGTTTTCAAGCTGGCAAGCAACCCAATAACTGTAACTCAAGCTGGAATAGCGGTCTTTTCGCACACCCTTTTTGCGGGTAATTTTGACGAAGCCGCTTGTTTCGTCATGTTGTAAGTTAATCAGCTCATTGATCAAAAGAGTGGTATTGATATACGGCATCTGAAGCTGCCATTTATCAGACGCGTCAAGCGATCCATAGCCACGAATGCTCGCAAGACTTGTTTCACCATCATACTCGGATGTAAGCAGTCTTACTCTACCGGCCCTAAATCCATCACGAAGTAAAATTGCACACTCAGAATTAAACTTGTCTGTTGCGTTAATAACCCACAGCGCCTTCTCGGCACCATAAGGGGCACGGGCAGCCCATTCTGTATTGTTACAACAGGAGAGGGCGGGATACACTTCACCAGTATCTGGATCGTTAATATCTCTAACCAAGCTGTCAGCAACACCAAAGCCGACGCCCTTAACGTCAATTACAATATAGTCGCACATATACATTTCGTATAGTTTACGAACACGCAATGCCTGATCAGCAGTATGCGCGCCCTCAGAAGATTCTGTGTATACAAGATTATTTGTATATCGCCCTGCCTTTGTAGGCAGCAACTGATTGATGAAAATAGCAGATGCGTCGTTTTTGTTCTTTGTACTTGCCATCAAAGCCAAGTCAACTGAAAGAATACGCTTTTCGCCATTCTGCTTTGGTGGAATCTTAACCTTTTTGGAGTCTGTTAGTTTGATCGACACATCATCGGGCAGCATAGGGTAAGTAATCTTTCTGTTTTTTGATACGGTGTCAAAATCGAAGAAAGTGCCGTCCAAATCGCCAAACCAGAGGCATTCCATTTCCATACTCCACTTAGTTTCGTTAAACCCGGCCTCAGACATTTCATCCGCGACAGCATTGTTGTCAAGTAACCCTTCTTTGATAGAAAGTTGATATGGCAATCCACAGACGAAATACTTTGTTGCATCGTCCAACATTTTGTCGGTGTAGTCTTTAACCTTTTCGTATGACCAATGACTCTTAAAATATGCACTGGAAAGGTATACTTCTTTATTGCGTTCTTTAAGATGGGCATATCTTGGATTATGAAGATATCCTGGCATACGAGGGGCTGTTAAGAAACGGCGAAGAACAGTTTCGATAGTATCTTTGTTAACCATTCGGAACTCGTCCACCAACAAAATATTAGCACGGTTGCTTCGAGCCGAGTCAGATGCGGTAACAACCTTAATAGACGAGCCGTTTTTAAAATCAACATACGCATTTGTGCTCGAAATGACCAAAGTCTCAATCTCATTTTTCAACAATGGAGAATTTGGCAAGAGCTCAATCTTAATCTTCTCAAGAATATTGATACTCTGACCTCGTGTGCCAGAGGCAATACATATTTTTGTACCGGGGTATAGAATGCATCGAATACAGCAAAAAACAGCAAGAAGCCATGATTTGCCTTGGCCTCTTGCGGCGATGTAACAGAAGAAATGGCAAATATTCATCATGTAAAGCAAGATCTTCTGGAACAATCGCAGATGTACATTTAGATAGTCTTCTGCAAAGCGGTGTGGATTAGCTCTATAAAAAGAAGCCCAAGCATCCACGCCGGCCAGAATCCTACCTTCTCTTGTTTCACTCGCCATTTAACTCACCGTCAAAATCAGTTCCGTTCTCATCGGCTCTGGCAAAAATGTCTTCAAACACCGCTTCCTCTTCTTCGCCCTCATATTCGGGTCGCTCAACACGAAGTCGCGCCATTTCTTCTTCGTACAGACGACTGTATTTATTTTCGATTTTCATCATCTTACAAAGATGGCCGAAGAACCAAACGGAAACATATTTTGCAATTCCATCAACGTCTTTAAGCTGTGGGTCAGGTTCGGCAATGGGCCGAGTGTTTTCAATCTTGCGAATCCACACGCCAAAGGGAGTTGACTCTGCTGCTGCGTCGAGATTCTCTTCCTTCTTTTTTTGGACGGGTTTCAAGTTTGCACTACCAAGCAATGTGTTTAGTGCATTAATAGACTTGTCTGTCGATTTGCCTACAGCGGTGTCACGAGTAATTGTGACTTCCAACATGCAGATCTGCCTAATGATGGCGCACTCACTAACATCCATTGAGTAACGGTCTGTGTCGCCACACCAGTATTTCAAACGCCTCTCCAAATCAATATAAAAGGAAGGAGCGAAACCATCACCCCAGAACTCGACGATTTCGCTCGAAATTGTAATTTCTTCATTATTGTCCGTAATAATTTCGTCTAAAACTACGTCAGACGACCTATGTATCAGTCCATTTTCTTCATCTAATGTATCGTCAAAAGTCTTGCCAACAAACTGGTAAAGGTTCGATTTACTGATATAGCTCAAAACACGTGAGCTTGTCGTACTGCTTTTGTTGAGCATGTTGTAAATCCTATCATTCCAGTAAATATCAAACTTCATGCAGATACGTCGAATTGCGGCTTTCTCGTCGTTGAGTACGGACTTGTAATGTTGATACATTTCTTCAACGCAGTGCCTACAAACAGGAAGATATCCACCATTTTCTCGGTAGATTGGGCTCTGTGAAGCTGGAAAATTTCCTTTTTGCTTCGTATAATCTCTTGGACACCTTGTGCAGTAATACTTTTCCGGTCGATCCTTGATAGGAGTTGCATTACCCGGTTTGGAGCTGGTTATCTTACTCTGTTTGGGCATGACGACTCACCTCAATCTCGGATGATTCCTTCTTTGACCTCACGCTTCAGCAGCTTACCTGCAGTAAAATGAGGAGAGCGATAGGGAGGAATCACAATGCGCTCCTTTGTTTGTGGGCAGAGCCCCTCTCTGGAGGCGCGCTCACGAACATCGAAAGTACCAAAACCACGGAACATAACTGACTCTCCCGCAACAAGGATTTCTTCCAAGGTTCGGATAAAGTCATCCATAATCACACCTGCATCATGCTTTGTGTAGCCTTTCTGTGCAAGGCGCTCAATAAAATCATCTCTCTGTAACATATAAACACCCTTTCGTTTTTCCTTTTGTTATAAGTCCGACAGCTTTGTTGGCTGTGCAGCCTTAATACCGTTTTCGTCAAAATATTGATCAAGTTGTTCTTCCGTTGTTAAATCCTTGTAGATTCGCACCATATCGCTGGAAGTCCAACCAATAATCTCCTGAATTACACCATCTGGCAATCCTGAGCGTGCAAGACTTGTAGTAAAATAATGTCGCATTGCGTGCCAATAAAAATCAACATTGATCAAATTGCCAAATGTGATCGCCCAACTATTTAATGTCTCTGGCTTCATCTGTTTTGAATAATCTTCTTTGAGCGGGAAGAGCCATACACTATCTATTCCTTGCTCTTTGCGCTGCTTCAACCAGCGATCAAGATATGGTTTAAACTTTTTTGCTAAAGTATAACAGTAGATATATTTTCCAAGGCCAAAACCCTTTGTTTTAATAGTCTCACTGGTTTTGTACAGTGCGCCACCACACACAAGATTCTCCTCTTTAAAATCGTCAACCTTAAATCGAACAAGTTCCGATTTTCTGCGCCCAGAAAACATAGCGAGCGCAAGCATACACGCTTTCTCGTAGTGCCCTTTTTCTGTTAGAATGTCTAGCAGATCGTCAAGCTGTGAATCTGACAAGACTGTTTTTTCACGTACTTGCTGATTGACTGGGGACTCAATTTTTCTAACAATAGAACGAAAATCCTTAAACTCTGGCTCGTCATCTAAAATTGCCTCAATAAAATTAGACAAAGAAGAAATCGCAGATTTTATTCTGCGAACTCTCGATGGAGAATTCTCATTTTCGTTAATGAGCCAGTTTTGAAAAGAAACAAGATCTCGTTTGCTTACTTCGGAAAAATTCTTGTTGCCAAGATTTTTCATACAGTACACAAAGAAGATATCGAGATCGTTGTCGTATCCACGTATTGTCCCAGGACTTCGCTGAACAGACTTCAGATAGTCTAAAAAGTCCTTTTTTAAGCGTAAGTTGTCTGGATTGATTTGAGAGACAAGTTCGGGGCTTGTCAGGTCGTTCATTTTTGTTTTTCTTGGCATACAAGCCACCTCCTTGTCTTAAACTTGGGTGCGAAGGCTGGATTCGAACCAGCGTCTACGGCTCATGAGGCCATCAAGGAAACCACTCCTCCACTCCGCAATACAAAAAATAAGCGGGATGGGGTTGTTAGCCCCTCCCGCTCGCTTTAGCTCAATTTGATATCATATGAACACCGAATTCCAGTATGGTCACAAACACAGACCATCTGTTCCGGTTGTCCATAAATTCTTTTACTAACACAGAAATCATCCATACCAAGGAAGCTTCCCGCCATTATAGTCTTCACACCCTGCACCTCATCGATCTTGTTATGGTGTAAGTGTCCTGATAGTACTGCATACAACGGTCTGCGCGCCATAGTTTGTAAGGCTTGCACTTTTGCAGCACTTCCATCGTAGTCTCCATGTATACCACAGTATGTATTATCACGAATATCGATAAGATACATCGTAGAGTCAACCTTGTCACAATCGCCAATTAAAACATTGTCAAATGCTTGTAGCCGTGCTTGTAGATACCACTCAACAAGATCATCAAGACGCTCGTCTTTTAGAGCGCGATCTTTAATATCAATACGAGAATGATTGCCGGCAACGCTCACATATCGAACAACCGTAAAATGTTTGCTTAACTCAGCAAGAAACTCCGCAATCAATTCGGAGACACCAGTAATTTGCTCAATTACATTTTCTTTATTTGTAACAGCAATTGAATTATGAATGTTCCCACTAATTTCGTCGCCATTTGCCCACACAATGCAGTTTTCGCTTCCGTGTATTTTCCCAATTTCAATGATCTGGTCAAGATAACGACACATCATCTCTCTGCAAATATCTGAGTTATACTTATTCCAGTAATTGTCAACGACAGCTCCGTAGTGAATATCATTCAAACTAACCAAAAGATCATTGTCTGATACTATTGGAGTGGCGGGGGAATAGTTCAGTGATGGCAGATTTCCGTTTAGCACAACAGATGTGATGATTTCGTTGAGTTCTTCCTGTCTGGCTCTGTCTCGAACCAATTTATTCAATGCAACTCGCTGATCGTAAAACTTTTGACGCTCCTTTTGGACTTCTACTTTTTTTGCGTCCATCTCGCTTAAGATGTCGTCGGATGTAATTGCTCGTTCAGCATCCATATCCAACAACTCTAAGGTACGACGACTGCCATACATCATACGTCTTGCAACATCTGAGCTGTATTCTTTTCCGTAAACATATGGTGCCAATTCAGAATAATCCTCATCAGCAAGAGTGCCATCGACCAGCTTTCCGTAAATCAGGCGCTTGTGATACGCCAATTCTGTTTCGTGTTGTCTTTTTGAAAGCTTGTCCATTCCAGTCCTCCTTTACGCAGGTCTGCGAAGGTCTTTTAGCAGTCGCATGGCGCTTTTACTCTCTTCCATATAATACTTATGGCGTTTAGACTTCTGCTTAACAGTCCTTCGAATATGGACATCTGGTAGTCTTTTAGAAATGATTTCCTTTTCATTCGCGCTGATAATAATCACAAAATTCTCCCTTTCAATCTGGTTATTCGCCACATAAAATGGCGTTGATACATTATTATACTATAATAGGAATACTGCATTGGGTGCTGTAAAGCCCTTGTTTTCGAGCTTTACAGACACCCTCTATTTAAAAGTTTCTTGAAATGGGGCCGAAGTCAAGCCACCACTTCGCTATGATAATTATCGAGAGCTCTCTGCCGATTGATATCAATGGCACAATCACGACAGTACTTCTGCACATTACTCGTGCGCTTTATTACAACACCACAAGAAGAGCATTCAAAATACGGCTCTCCGCAATATCTCATATACTGATATCCAAGATTGCGGAAATCTGAAATTTGCAAGAGTGGCTCACTGTCATAGTCAAGACACTGTACATTGATGTTAATGTTGTCGACTTTGCGACTAAATCGGACCAAGCCAGCCTCGCGCAGATCGTTTAGCATCAAAGACTGTCGCTTAATCGAGGTTACCACATTTGCCAACTTGAAAATTTCTTTGTCTTGTCGGTTAACCCAATTGTCATTTTTAACACTTACCGCATTAGAATACTTTGCAAGGCAGATTAACGAAAACATTAATCGACGCATCTGCTTGCCGGGCAAGCTGTCACATACTGTAAGCTCTTTTTTTGTGACTGGAATACTATCCAACTCAATGAGAGTTGTCTTGTCTGCGGCCTTTATCTGTCTATCAATGGCGTCCTGCCACTTAACAATGTTAATGGTGGGGTCGCATTTAAGCATAAAATCTTCTAATAGAGAACGAATTTCCTGTTTTTTGTATCCCTCTGCACTGTAGTATTTAGCAACTCTTCCCAACGTCTCAAGTGGCTTTGGGTCAAGCGAACATCTGTTCAAAGCATCAATTGCAAAATCTCTCTCATTCAGCACAATGCTCATTAGCTTTCCCTCCAATCTGCTTTATAGAAAACGAGAAGCGTTCTCCACCGAAAGCAACATCTCCATGCTCACAAATAACGGGGTAGGAAATATAATAGCCATTCTTTCGAAGGAGATTCTCGATGATTTCCTCGCTTGCAAGATCCCAAGCAAATTGCTTAGAACCTTCTTTTTTATAACAAATATCAAGCAAAATGTCGCACAACTGATATCTGTTGGAACAAACTGCCTGACACTCACTCTTAAATTCCTGAATCATCATAGATCGCTGACTGCTCAACATATCTTCGTCCAGTCGCTCTTTTTTAGAATACTGCATATAATCTTGAACACGTCGATCATAAGCGTTATAAAGTCTTAGAATTGCATTGTACTGAGTATCTGTGTACTCTTGACCACTTTGCATAATTGTATAATCAAATTCGCTGTCACTGCGATGTTTAACGATGTATCCATCAAACTCTGCTTCAAACCGCTTGCAGATGCGGTTCATAACACAATCATTCACGCCGACTGGCATCTTCATATGATAGTAACGAATAAACTCTCGCTCTTCTTTGCTGAGCTGGTCGTCGGGCTTATTGAGTAGTTCTTCCATTGTCATTCTGAACTCTCTGATTGCCTTTTTGTTTGTGTTCGATATGTATGTATTGTACTGCTTCATCATGGTGGGATATATATAGCGCATAAAATAAGGCTTCTTATCCGCAATCACACTCAAATTAAACTGTCGTAAAGCATCATCTTCTATGTCGCAGCTTCTATTGGCATTCCTATCATACCATTCTTTTGGCATTGGCTTAGCAATAATACCCTTAGCCTTGTCAATGGCGTTCTGCTGGAAAAGCTGACCACATTTGATGCGGTAGTCCAAAGTTTGGTACTCGACACTCCCTTTTTCAAATTGCGCAATCACATCAAACATAGAGGTAATTCGATTGGTTGTTTTACCTATGTCGTCACCAAAACTGTCAATATTGGATTGGATCATATCGTCCTCTGTGGCAACGCACTTTCTTGCTCTGCGTTGCACACACATAATAGCCGGCAACTCTACAAGATTGTTTACCAACACTCGATTGTCAGTCAGCATAACCATGTCGCCATCGAAATCGCATCCATTCAGGGCGTGCGAAGAAGTGTCCCACGCATTCAATATAGTGCAAGTCTTCATATGCTGGTACCAATACTGCGCATCGTCGGTATTTGCAACCCTCATCAAACGAATATTGTTGTGACAAGTCATGGGCGCTCTAAAACAAGCAAGCTGATCAGCGCCATCGTCGAGCCAGTATTTGTTGTAGATCTGTCCGGCTTTCAACAACCCGGTCACTTCCATTCCAAACATACTCTGGCACAGAGCATAAGGGTCGCCAGAAATAATTGAGTAGTTGCCATGAACTTTGATGACGCCGATTTTTGCGTCTGTGATACGCTTCTTGATTAGGCCGTATATCTTTCTTCGAACAAACGGATCTTCCATCATTCTGCGATCTACCATAATTGCTTTTGCAAAATCTGGATCAACATACTCTATGTTTTCATCTGATAATCCAACACCCTTCAAGAAAAGCACAGCCTTGCGCCAATCAAGTTTAAGAATATCGTGGATTTCGTTGATGGTTGGCGAGATCAGCTCTTCGATCTGTTCGTCTGACAGTTCGTAACTCTGAATAAATTGGTAGTTTAAGTTACGCTCGTTTTCCAACTTCTTTGGACAAGTCTTAGCAACACCAAATGAGTAATCATTCTCTGCACAATTGCGAAGGTAGTCCTCGCAACTGTCGTAACTATCCCAAAGTTTAAGCATGGAGGTGGTAAGGATCAGCTCGACGTTGGTCAGATCCACTTCATTGCCCCAGGCATCTTTGATAATGCGGGTGCCGGCCACCTTGTCTGCAAAGTCAAGGAAGTCGAATGTGAACACCATACCCTTTTCCCAAGAGAAACGAGTGTTAACGCCACTGACAACATAATCAAGATGAAGATCCTCAGACCATCTACTTGCCAGAGAGGGGAGCATTAGACCGAACCCATCTGATGCGTTTAGTTCAATGTCAACGTCACTCATAGGTGTCATTACAGGTTCGCCTGGTGCTTCATCATTGATGTTAATGACATCTGACTTGAAGTGGGTAATACAGTCATTCACCACAGCAATGCCGACCGGCATCGATACAGGGATGGAACCGCTGCACACCAGAGCCTGATATGCTTCAAGCTTAGCAGGAACCAGTTCCTTTTCTTTGTCGCGACCGTTGTCAATTCTGCGGCGCAACTCTGGCGCTAAGCGTTCGCTGACAAAAACAATTGTTGAGTTCTTTATACCGCCGTTTGTACCAAGCAGTCTAACATACTTGATACCATTGATTTTAAACCCTTTGCGTGCCCTCCAATAATCTTTCTCACGGTCAATTACAAGGCACATATAGTCTGGTTTGTACTGAATTTCGTCTAATTTTTCGTATAATTTCTTGATTTTTCTGCGGTTTTGCAAAGAATTTGGCTGTTTTCTGACCATTTTTATCTCATTTTTTATGTTTTTTGCAACCGCATCGCTATTTTCAATGCCATTCAGCATATCTATGAAGCGCAGCATCTGGCTATCGCTTAAGGAAATCACCTCGTCATTTCTCCGAGCTTCAGAAATAGGGAGAGTGAGATTCCATCTCGCCTTGCGTAAGCGTGCGCTATGTATCTTATAAATAAACTTTTGGCAAGACTGTTGTTTAGAAATATTGCCCACCTGCCTCATAAAATAGTGTTGATATGTCAAAAAAATAAATCAGTTATTTGCTTCTGGGACATAAATGTTCCACTCTCCACGGAACTCATAGCGTCCCTCTTCAATCATTTGTTCCACATCGACATCGATCGGTGTGTAATCAGTACATTCACCCATGGTGCGACACTTGTCTCCCCACAAGCACTTATCACATGCAGCCACTTTTGCTCACCTCCTTGATCCAGTTGGTTAGCAAATCGCGCATGCGCTTGCTTGGCACATAAAGCCAGATTTCTTTGCCATCACGGATAGCACTTCTCCATATCCATTGGACCATAATTGAGAGGGCGTAATCGTCTTCAAAAACATCTACGCCATTATCTTGATAAAACAGTTTTTGTCCTACGTTCATAAAAATGTTTACACAGTAGGCTGCAGCGGTTCTATCCTTAAAGTTGTTGGTCGCTTTTTTATTAAATGGAATAAAGCCGTTAGAGTATCCTTTACCACGTAGCTTATATTCTGCATCGGCATATGTGCTCCACATGCGTTCAGCTGAGCCTACCGCACAAATGTTATGGAAAAAGTTGTACACATTGTTTTTTAACTTCCCAATGTCTGACTGTTCTTTACCAAACCAGCTCAGCGACAATGCGAAGTTGTCGTCTCCAATTTGGTTCAGTTTTTTATTGTCGATAATATGTATCATATCATGTAATGTGCGCACATAGTCTGGCACATATCTAGACGTATCACTGAAGCGAAACACGCCGTCGGTTTTGTCGATGCCGATGAACTCATATGGAATATCGTACATCTCCAAAAAGTGGTGCAGGCTTTGTCCATTAAACAAATACGTCAAAATAAACACTTCCTCAAAGGAAGTAATCAGCTCCGGCGGAAGCTGCCAGTAGAAGAATGACTCTTTCTTTTCCCCAACGACCTTAATCAGGTCTCTCGTCCGTAAAACTCGGAACAGATCGCGGTGAAGTTTGCCGGTGTACACATCCTTAACAAGGTGATACACGCCGCTACGAGTTTCTTCGATATAGCCTGCGTCAATCGCCATCTGGATATCTGCAGGATCTTCATCAAGTGTTTCCAGAACATCCACGTTCTCATCGATGATCAATGTGTACCGCTTCTCTTTAACAAGATCGAGCAGTTCTTGTGGATAGAAGCGAAATGCCTGGTGTGTTGTGGCGATATTCTCTCCTCGACTTACCAGATCAATAGTGTGTAATGTTTTAGAGCCGGAGAACTGCGTAATCTTCTGTGGTTCAAAAAACTGTGTCTTCTCACACGATGTTGCAATACGGTTCGCTTCTTCCAGATATGGAGTGATGTAAATGAAGCGCTTCTCTGGGTGTTCGTTCATGTAGGTGATAGCAGCGGAACTCTTACCGGTGCCCATAATAGCGTCACATACTTTTACCAATAGATCACATCTCCCGTCTTCTTGTTGTAAAAGTGTCCGCTGTCTCCGTCCTCAACCCACTCGTACCCGATGCGACCAACTGACCACGCTGCAGAGCCACATGGATCACAAGCTGTTACCTTATTGGGTGAGATATAATCGAAAACGCCGTCAGTGTCGGATTCATCCATTCTGCTAACCACCTTGTAACACACGGGAACACCATAAATGTTACGAATGATGCCGACCACAATTCCGAACTGGTAGCACCCCTCATCTCCTGCAGCAATTTCATCGCCAATGGAGATCGGATGCGACTGTCCGTAACCGAAGTCGTCAAAGTCTCTTCTTGCGACGGCAATACTATCTTCATCTGCCTGCAAGATCCAGTTGTTTTTCATAGTTTTTGCTACCTCTTTTCTGATTTTACTACCACCAGGGTGGTAAAATGAATTTTTCGGCCTTTGATCTCGGCCTTAACTGGGGGTATCCCTTAAAGAGAATCTCTGTCAGACAATAGAGAAAACAAAGAGCTCTTGAGGGACGTTGTATCTAATAGACTGTGGTTATCATATGAGGCAACAAGTGCCTGTTTGTCAAGGTACACTTTGTATCTGTTAGCAGACTGTCTGCTTCTCTCCAATGACGCTGTCTACCAGATACGGAGTTCTACGAGATCCAAGATTGAGCTCCATGTATGCAGCTTCAATCTCTTCACCGGTAATGCCGATGTAGTCCAGTGTCTGAGCCGCTGTACTGTGTCCAAACATCTTTTGGAGAAGTAGTAGCTTTCTCGGATCATTGTTGCTAATCAGCATCTGATGATAAGCAAATGATTTACGCAAGGTGTGTGTCGCTATGTGAGCTTCGATACCTAAGGCTTCACCAACTTCCTTGAGGATACGTTCAACGGAGTTTCGATGCATTGGCTTGTTAGCATTGCCACACCGGTTGCTTTCTCCTCTGAACATATAGTCACTCAGCTTCACACCGGGAGTGTTCTCCAGATACAGCGTGATAGCATCACAGACTGCATCGTTGATTGTGATGTATCGGTTCTTCTGTACCTTCCTTGTGTTCTTGGTTTTCTTTTCCAGAATAGGGAACGTAGTCTTGAACCTGAACTGATCATCGATCAGATGGGAGAACCGGAGTGTCAGCAGGTCACTGACTCTAAGACCAAAGTTGATGCCAACGATGAAGAGCATATTGTCTCTATATCTCTTTCTGGTAAGGAACCAGTCTGAGATTGCATAGATGGTATCGATGTCTTTGATTGGTTCACTGGTGTGTTCGTTGGCAATCTGGTACGATGTGTCTTCGACAGCCGGAGCGATCATACCCTCTCGGAGAAGTCTCCTTGACTGGCTGACTGCTACCGTATCGATTACCTGCTCTTGGTGCATGGCGGTGAAGTCTATCTGTATTACCTTACCCATGCTTCTTTGTTACCTCCTTAACTCTTCGCTGTAAATGTTATTGTTGACCTAATACTATTATACACATTCCTGGAGAAATGTCAAGCATTTTCTTCATAAAAAATTGTTGATTTTAAAAACTGAGTCTTAAGGAGTAAATTTGGGGCTTAGCAACGATGGGGCTTTTTCTTATCCTCAAGAGACAACAGTGTTAACAGCTTGATCTCCACACTCTTTCCGATAAGAAAAAGCTTGAAAACACAAGGCTTTGAGGGTGGTTTCGGATCTGGGAAATTGAGTGTGTATGTGATGTGGCAACTGGTAGAAAATGTAGGGGAGGAAATGAGGGTAAATATGGAAACTATGCCCCTATGTTGCATAGTGCTGAATTGCAACATACACACAATACACAATGACACACCGCCGACCCACTACACAATGAATAGATACCGCTGTAAATATTTTTGTTGACATTGTTTCAAATCGGTGGTATCTTATTTATGCTGATATGTGGCTTGTGACTGCAATCACAAAGTCAAATCTAATATACTAACATATCAGAAAGAAAGGAACACACCATGGAAAAACTGAATAACTATCAAATCTGTTTTGTGACCACCAACGGCAAAACAACCAAATGCACTGGCACGGAAACAATCACGGCGGAAAGTTTAGCGGACGCATATTTGACCGCTAACGAAAGCCATGGCGAAACATCGGACTTTTTCGTTTATCCTCTGGCAACATTCACAGACGGCGAAAGCCAGTATAGACTGGCAGACTATTGCCGTAAACAGTTCTGGAAATGGGAAGTCAGAAACAACAATGCAGTCATGTCCGCTTTGAACCGCTCCACATGGGACAAAGAGGACGAAAGACAAGACGCCGTTACGGAAGTGTGGGAATGTTTGGTAAAAAATCCGAGTGCGACAATGTTTGAAGCATACCACAAAGCTATGAACAAACTTTCTGCAAATCGTGACAAGCTGTTTAGAAAGAATGAATATGAATATAACCCAAACGCATTATTTACAAACCCATTTGTAGAATATGTCGCAATGGCTACATACCCCAAATTAAACGCACTAATCAAAACGGCGAAGGACAAAGCCGACTTGACCGAAAAGCAACTTGAAATACTGGAACTATACGAAAAAGGGATTGCACCTTCCGACATTCAGACACAACTGGACATTGCAAAACGCACCTATTATCAGCATTACTATACAGCAGTTTACAAGATCCTTCGTACCGCCGTTGAACTTGACGGAAACGGCACACCGACCTTCGCAGAAAGCGGACTTGATAGCGCAGATATAGCGGAGGCAGTTCTGGCATACGCAAAGAGGGCGCGCGCAAAACTGGACGACGAAACAACCAAAGAGTACAACACGGAAGTGTGGGCAAAGGCGATTGCAAAGGCGATTGCAAAGGCAGTTACAAAAGCAAAGGCAAAAGCCGACACGGAAACAGAAAATTAAACACAACGCAAGGGAGGACGGCAAAAGCCGTCCTTCTTTTTTTGTCCTTGCCGTCTCCAATGACACACCGCCGACCCACTACATAGTGACGGCAAGTCAAAGCCACGGCAATGACACACCGCCGACCCACTACATAGTGACGGCAAGTCA